TTTATCAGTCATGATCTTCCCTATCTGGGTGGAGGGATTCGAATCCCCGTTCTGATGCACCCAAGGCACCCGCGTTAAGCCAGGCTACGCTACACCCGGCAATCAATTGACTATACTCCCGTTAGGAGCTATGGGCAAGCCGTTTTCGTCTTTCTGCGTCCTCAGGAGCTGGGCCAAGGCCTGCTCGACTGCTCCTGAGTTCTTCAAAAACAGCATATGGCAGTCGAAGTCGTCCAGGTCTTTGTGGTGCTCGTTCTGCCGTATTATCCGTGGTATGGCCATGCTGAGGAGGCACATTGCACTTCCCCAGTCGGCCTCGAGCTTGGACAGCCTGGACCGTATGTCTTTAAGTGCATCAGGCTCGCCTGGTGGCGGCCAGCCCTTAACAGTCCACTTCCGTAGGTGGCCATTCTCGAACTCCAATATTAGCTTCTGCTTGGAGGCCATGTGTTCTCCTTATAGGTTGGGCAGTTTACTGGACCCACGTACCCAGGTGGGCTGGGTGGCACCTATCGAGGGGCAACAGGAAAGTGTAACCACCCAAGAGGTAATGTCTTACAGGGAGAACACCATTATTCCGGCCCTGGTTCTGTGTCTTCAGCCTCTTCGTCATTGTCATCTAGGTTGAATGATTCCGATATGTCTGTAAGTTCGGATAGTACGTCCATAGCCTGTTCAATGAAGTCGTTAGGTGTTGGCGGTTGGGCGGAGGGCTCCTCAGCTGGTTCTGGCTCGTCTTCCCATACTCGTTTGACCACGGGCCAATATCCATTTGCTGGGAATCCGTGTTCATCACGAATGATGTCGGCCTCACGGCCTGTTGACCGTCTTAGCTTAGGGATTAGTGTACCTTGCGGTAGTAGCCAGGCTTCAAGGGCATAGCCTGAGCTGAGGTCATACCTCCTGTTGTTAATCACGTACTCCTTGCCGGTTATGAGGACAGTCTTCCCGATGTTATCCATCTCATCATCGAATGGTTGAGCGGCGAGGAGTGGGAAGAACTTGATCCTGTTGTGTTCGGCGCCATGGGTAATGACCAGTGGTATTGGTACCCCACGGCCTGGATCTATTCTCCATCCTTTGGGAGTGATAATTCCAATGTCCATCCGTCTTCTCCTTCCACATGGAACCTTCCGGCCAGTTCACTCTTTGTCAGTAGCTCAGGACTCTCCTTATGGTGTAATAGCCAGACGATCTTATTACAGCCATCGCACCGGATGCCCAGCAGGCCTCTGTTATTATCCAGCTCGAAGAATTCCGGCTGGCCTGTAGCCATACAGTCACATGGTACAGTATACTCACGGCCATCCTGGTGTCGTTCCTTTGTCAGGTATGGGCAGGTTATGGAGATATCCTCCAGGTCAGTAGGCTCGTTAGACTTGACCTGTTCGTGGAGAGCTGCGAATAGCTGGAGTCGGCCCAGCAGATAGCGTTCCTTCTTGGTGCAGGACTTCTTCCAGAGATACTCGTCATTAACTGATACTCTGTCTAGCAGGCTAGGTATTACTGTGCAGTCCTGAGCCCTCTGGAACGGCTGGTAATTCTTGCACTTTCCGCCTCGGTTCTTCCGGGCGCACTTCAGGTCTTTCCTGCTGAGCAGTATGTCCAGTGGCATCTGCCATCCGTCAGGTCCTGCGGCGGCCATGCATAGCTCTGTGCGGTTGCCACTCTGTAGCCTGAATAGCCTCCGCTGTCGGCACTGACTACAGTCTACGGCCTCACGTGTCCTGGTTACCCTGCGCTTCTGGGCCCATGCCATGTACCTCTTCAGGTCGGATAATGACTGGACCTTCCGGAAGTACTTGGCGAGCTTCTTAAGTGTGTCCCGGCGCTCCTCAGTAGGATTCTTGGACAGCTGGAGCCGCTGCTTTACTACGCCTAGCATGTCGTAGATGGCGTCCCAGTGCCTGCGCTTGAGGAACAGGTCCTGTAGGGCCTTGGTCCTTCGCTGCCGCCAGATGCTGTCCCTGAATCGCCTACGCGGTTGTACCAGCTCATCTCCGTCGTATACAGCAGGGATTTCTCCGGCTATCCGGTCGAACCACACCCAGACTGCAATCCTGAGAGCCTCTTCGTCACCCTTGTTCTGCTCTCTGTACTGGCGGATGAACTGTTTCCGTTCCTTGGTGAAGGCTGACTCCTGTACTAGGTTGCCATCCTTGTCGTACCGGTCGACTAGGCCCCACTTATTGCTAAGCTCCTTATCATGGGCATACATCCCGCGTACTTTCCCGAAGAAGCCTCCAGGCCTTGTTGTACTGATCAGGTCGTTGCCATCAGGTCCTACAGTCCTGGTGGTTAGGCGTGGCCCGAAGAGGTCATTCCAGTTCGAGCATGAGCCTGCCTCACCTATCAGTTGGTAGAAGAACCGTTCTCTCTCGTCTGCTGCCTCGCTGGCTGGGAATACCTGGGGAGTATTGATGAATATGTGCTCCCGCTGGGGAGCTGAGTAGCCTCTGCCACAGTAGGGTGAATTGAGCGCTAGCGTCAGGTATGGGTTGATCACCCTGTCCAGAGCCTGCTCAAACATGACGTATAGCAGTTCCAGCTCCTTGTCATCCTTGACCCTGGCTATAAGAGCATCATATTCGTCTTTGATTTCGGCTAGTTTCGCGTATGCCTCATCCGGCAGGTCGGGCATGTTGGCTGTGAACGTCTTCAGGCCACGTTGCATCACGATCTCGTTGTGATCATGGCCGCTGTAGCCGGCTTCCACGTCTTCGTCGAAGAATGCTCCACCGGGTACAATGGATATGTGGGATGGGTCTACGTCTACCCGTGTGCCCTGAGAAGTGTCATACACCTGGTAGCCGCCATCGGCAGCTGCTGCGGACCCCAGGATGTCAGTAATCTCCGTGCTCGTGGCTTCAGGATAGACCAGCCCTAGCTCCTCCAAGAAGAGCCTGCTGGTGGTGTCAGGCGTGGCCAATGGGTCGGCATCGGCATCATCCTTGTCTGAGCCCCAGTGTTTCCGTTCCACAACCTGTGTGATTTCGTCTACAACTCTGAATAGCTTGTTGTTGACTATGTGCCATTCGTCAGGCTGTGAGACTATATCCCTCAGCGGCCCCGGCAACTCGTCAAGCTTGGATCCAATAGGCTCGACTTGTATTGCGTTGTGTGCCTCCTGTACCAAGCTCATCTCACTTGGCGGTGCTGTGCTCTCCGGGATTTCCTCGTATGACGACCTACGAGCCCGGGGAGACATGAGTCGTTCTAGGTCTTCTCCCGTAACTGGTATATCTTGCCAGCCACGTTTCGTCCAGATGCGCTTGCGTGTGTGTGACATGTTGCCCCTCTTTCTGTTGTCACATGTCAGAATTTGATGTCATCGTCACCGAATAAAGCCTTGAGCTTACGTTTACCTAAGTAACCTACCAAATGGTTGGGCTGAAGCCCCAGGGCTTTAGACAGCTTCCGGAGTGTCTCCTCTCTTACCTCATCGCACTTGCCACGCATGAGGTTGCTAATAGTTGAACGGCTTATGCCTGCTTTCCGGCTCAACTGTGAACAGTTAAGCCCGGCATCTTGCATGGCTCGACGTAGACTGAAAGTTTTCATGGTATAGAGGCTGCCCATTAGTAGTGCCTTCTGTTGGGAAGGAGCGGGAGAGGCTGTAGAGTTATGACGCCGAGATGACTTGTCCTTACCCTACAGCCCCTCCCACAATGGAGAAGCAGTTGTGAGCTAGATGGGGTCGTCGTCAACGCCATCCGGGAACTCCGGTGCATCCGGGTCTGGGTCGTTGTCGACCTCTTCCGGTGCCCTGTCGCTGGCTTCTGTGGTGGTCCGGTCCTCGATGATGCGAGGCGGGTCCTCCTCGTCCAGCCTGCGATAGTAGTTCGTCACGGAGTCGGACATTGCCTTATGCTGGTCATCGTCGATGATTTTCATGTCCTCGTGCATGGTGCGGAGCATCCGCTCTGCCACGCGCTCTGGCGGTGAATCCAGGAACTGGATCTCGCCCATGTAGCACTTGGCATTGGCGTACATCTGCTGCTGGCCCTCGGAGTTGGTTCCGACGCCTGGAGCTAGGGTTGCACGCCCCCGCACGAATACCTGCCGGCCTGGCCTGAGATACTCAAAGAGTTTCTGGCCACGCTGGGTTTCCGGCAAGATGACCTGCCAGACTTCCCTGGGTCTACGGCCCGTGGTTCTATCCGGGGCCTTGGTTTTGTCCTCGACGAACATGGAGAACCTGATGAACGGCGCCTTGACAGTTTTGCCCTGCCGCTTGCGCCAGTCCCAGGTTATCCGGGGTTTCATCCCCTTGTTGCCGATAACGCCTACAAGTTCAATATCCATTTCGTCCTCCTTTGGTTGGTGGGATCACCCCACTCAACACTCTCTGGATTTCATCGAGTACATCAGAAAAACAAATAACTATCAGGCCTCACCTGCTTGTTTCTTCTCCTTCCTCTTGCGTTTCCACCGGATGGTAGCAACCATTGCGATTACCATCCACCAGGCTAACACCACAAGTATGTAGGTCAGGGTTGAATGCTGGCGTGGTTTCGTGCCGCCCTCGGTGGCAATATATCCCATGAATAGGGCGGTGATAACACCGAGTGTTAGGTATAGGGTTGCTAATTCATGCATAGCTGTCTCCTGGTCCTGGTATCACTCGTGGTTCTTCCTCCTCTACCACGCCATCTACGCCATCCTCTGCTATCCTGGCTACCAACATCATGGCTGGGTCCGCGTTTGAGATTGCTAGGACTCCCAGTACGATGGCTGCCCAGATCCATAGTGGGAACTCTGTTCCTGTCAGTATCAGGCCGATTGGTATGCCGAGGAAGAATATCCATGCGGCTGTAGTCAGCTGACCTGTGTCGTACCGATGAGGGCCGTCCCTCTTGATTCCGAGCAGGCGGCCAAATACCAGAAGTACGCCTCTGGTGAAGTTGGAGCACTTCCGGACAAGCTTTCGGAGTAGCCTCTTCATCCCGTTGCCTTATCATCCTTGGCAGGTTTACTGTCGGGTTTTGGGTTAGCAACCCCCGAGTCCTCGACAGTTTCGGCCTCAGGTTTCTTCACTCCAGCGACACTCTGTTCCTGCGTTTCGGGTTTCAGCTTTGCGAAGCTGAATATACCGGCTGGAACTGCGGCCAGCGTGATACAGATTAGCAGTGCTACGAATAGGATTGACGTGCCTAACCAGGCTAAGCCAGATCCTACTGCCTTCACGGCGGTGTTGGTCCCATTGGTGGCTTTGCGTGCAGCGCCGGAGGTTACCCTCCAGATGCCACTGAAGAGACGCTTCATTTGGGCTATCAGTTTGCTCATACTACCTCCTTTAGCTTGAGCTATTAACTATCCACCTAAACCTTCTTGGCCCGGGGGATAGATGGTGATAGGTCTGCATTACTGGGAAGGCCCAGAACTGCGACTACACCCTCCTTCTTATCCTTGGTGAAGGTAAGACCGTACCTGGATGCAATGTCCGGCTTTTTGAGTAGCTGCCGGATGGCAATACCCTTGGTCCTATTAGTTGGGTAGCCTGCTAGTGTTAGAGCCTCTTCTACTGGTTCCGTGACGCTGGCCTTGTGGATGCCCCTGTCTTGCATATCCTTGCGGATGGTTGAGCATATCTTGGGCAGCAATGGCGTTACTGGGTATCTACCTGAGCCTTGTGTCAGTTCTGCAGTCATTTGCCAGACTGAATGCTGGCGGCCGGCACCTTCGGCAATGCAGTTGGCCATACCGTTATCCTGGAGCCTCTTCAGCCGTACAAGTAGTGCTGGCCTATTCCTCCCAAGGGCTTTACTCGCATCGGCTGGGGTAAATGGCCTAGCGCCAAACCTGCCAGTGAGGGCGTTGGCAAGCTGGTCCTCGCTAAGCCTTGGGGAATAGTGAGACTGTGAGTGTTTATGTTTCCTGGCTGGTTTCTTCCTAGCCTTGGCCTTAGGCTGAATATGGGGCTTGACCGTCCTCTTCCTATCGGCTAGTACGTCAGTCACGTCGCTCAGGAACCTATCAACGGCTTCTCCAATCCGTTTATCGTAGAACTCCTTTGCAACATACTCTTTACCGTCGATAATGATTGTGTCTTTCATGACTTCTCCTTTGAAAGTCAGGGATATAGCCGGCTCTTCAGCAGGCTGTCACAGTTATGGTCATCGCGTGTAGTTTAAAGAGTGCTCTCTCACCCACACATATCTGTGGTTCCGTGCGGGCCGTTTACTTCTCCGGTTCGATGGGTTCGTCGCACTCATAATGGTCCAGGATATCTGGACGAAACTTACTTAACTTCTCCTCCTCACACTTGCTACAAGCATAGGTTAGGAAGATATTGTATCCATCATATAGTGGGTGCGGGTATTCGCCAGACCCGCAAGAACATTCATTTAGCATCCTGGCTCCCTTTGATGGCATGCAGCAGGTCGTCACGGGTGCTCCACTCTGTCTCACAGTCGTCGCATTCGAATCTGCTGTCCCCTGTGGTAAAGCTCTCACATAGAGTACCGCATACATCCATACCATCATCCTTGAGGACTGTTATGGGGTAGTGGTTCTCGCGGCCCTCAATGTAGAAGAGCTGGTCCGAGCCACACTCGGGACATTTAGGGTCCTTGAAATTACTCATAGTGTTTCCCTCTGTAGATACATTTGCGTAAGTTGCCAGTTCGGCCAAGAAGTGGTTCAAGGTCCACACCACTGGGCCCTTCAATTACCACATACTTCACTCCTTCAATGCAGAGGCCAGACATTCTGGGTGTTGCAGTTCCCCATATATGTCTTACAGGGTTTTCTTGTTTATTTTGGGCGCCAGCAGGTAGAGTAAACCAGACCACTGGTGCTACCAGTAGTCCAATTAGCAGGCCGGCTATCAGGTGACGTTTCATTTCTTTCTCCTGGTCTTGAACTTGAGAGTATGCAAGGTCTATTACTTCGCGGTTTTGGTAAACAGGCTCCCCTACTCTTCGTATCCGTCAGCTATCTTGTATATAGCCTGGGCTAAGGGAGTCATGTTCTCGATGTCTGCTGTACTCAGGACATCCCAGGGCATGCTCCAATACTGCGATGGTTTGCTGCTCCAGCGGCCTATCCATGAGGGACCCATGATTCTACCGGGGCAGCGGTAGATGTCATACATGACTCCTTCGACAGTCAGGTTTTGTATGAATTCGCAGCCCGGACAGTCATGTATGTATTTAGCTGACATTACAGTCCTCCTCTCCATAATAGTGATTGACGAATCATTAGTATTTATGCCTGTTGCGGATGGCCACGATTCTCTTGACCTTTTCGGCTTCTTCGTGCTGCTCTTGCCAGGTCATGTCATGCTCACCAGCATGGTACTGCTGAGCCAGATTAGCCCTGACGCTATCGTATAACAGCCGGCTCCTGCCGCCACCGCCCCATTCGGTTGAGTGGTTCTCATACCTCTTCAGCTGTCCAGCTTTGAGGTCGTTCCGTTTGGCCTGGAGGTTCTCCTGGAGGTCGCTGACCTGGTCCGGGTCCTTTAGGTCATAGACCTCGCCGTCAGCGTACAACATTGACGGATCGGACGGGAGTGCCTTATTGCTGGCCTCATCTTCCGGGTCTCGGTCCTCTGCCTCGTCCTGGTTCTCGAGGATGTCTTCTGCTGCCTCAGCGTCCATGACTTTATCCTTTCTTCAGCTTCGGTACCTCGAAATCGTCTAAGATCCTACCCTCATAGTCACCTTCACAGGCTGCCAACAGGTTCGCGTAATTCTTGTTGACTCTATTAATCTTTATCTGTAGGTCTCGCATACCTTCGGGTGTCGGTACCATTGAATTCACTGCACTAACTGCTTGGCTGGCCATCATGAAATCGAGACCGCCAGCACGCAGGGTGGTAATTACCTCCCAGGTGTTGTGCAGATTCATTGCGAATAGTACGACTACTACGGTAGCGAGCCACAGGAATATATTAAATGAGCCTCCGAATATTGCGAGTCCTATGGGCAGGCCGAAGATGAAGATGAAGAAGGCTACGACCAGCCGTGGGACCTGGAAGAGGCCATCCATAGTTGTTAGACCGGTCAGGGCTGCAAGGATTGCAACAACAGCCGTCGTGGCCTTAGAGACCCAGAATGTGAGCCTCCTTGTACCACGACCGAACCAATTGAGGAGCCTCCTCATGCGGTAGCTCCGGCTGCTGTGACGCCGCCTGCGACGGCTTCCTCGGCTTCGACCTCTTTGACTTCCTTGCCGTGTTTGTCCAGAAGTTTCTTGGCCTCGCACTTAGCGAACCACTTCTTGACAGCATAGAGGCCGATTCCGAGACCCATGCCAGTAGGAATGGCCACGATGAAGACTATTATTAGTTTCAAGAGGACCATGCCAGTGGCAATTAGAATAAATCCGAGGGTTTCCATTATAGCAATTCTCCTTTCACTGAGACCGCTTTCTGTTCATCAACGATCTCGTTGTATTTCCTGCGCCATCGTGGTGCTAGGACTTTCTTGGTGAAGATAACGCCGATTGACAGCCCAATGCTGGTCAGAACGTTGTAGATCATCATACCGACGCCTGTTACGGCAGTAGTGACGCCTATCCATGCTCCACATATCAGGATGGTGGTGACCAGTACATCGAATGGACCTAGGAACGCAGAGCAGATGAGGAGCCTTGGGCTCCATGTCTTGCCGAACCAGGTGGATATGAGTGGTACGTAGTGGCTTATCAGGTAGACCACGGCAAATGCCGAACCGAATGCAATGAGTAGTAATCCAACAATACTCATTCTATCCTCCTTCCTGTTGAATCAACCCGTATACATTTACCTTCTGCTACTACCTGCCTGTGCCAGGCACCCATTGTTAAGTTGTCTACCTCATCTATGCTACCATCTGGATTAAGGTTGTAACGGATTCCATCTATCTCGATGAAGTTAGGAACACCGTCACGGGTGAAATAGTAGCAGGCTGCACTGATAGCAGATTTACGTGCAGCGTGGTGATGCCCAACTATGAGCACCAGGCTACCTAGTATGAACCAGATGGTGATGGCAAGTAGTAGCTTTCCTAGTCCGCTCATCCTACGTGGCGGCGGCGGCGTATCATATAGATATGTGACCTCGGCGACGATGTCGATGTCATGTTCAGCTACATACTCGGGTGTCTCAAGCTTAGCTATCTTGATGCGTGGCTGACATGCTAGTCCGTCACGCTGCTGGGCGTCAAAGGCATACCGTTTTGGGTGCTTGACTATGTCCTTTAGTGTCTTTTCTGTCACCTCCGGTGGTGCTGAGACGACTTTGGGGTGCATATCGATTCCATCATAGATCTTCAGGAACCGAATAGCAGTCTTTCTGGGCTTCTTCTTCCAGAACATTAGTCTTCCTCTCTCTTAGCCTCCTTGAGTTTCTCGAGCTGGCTGCGGATTACCTCCTGTGCAGCCTCTGTGGTGTATGCATTCTCCTCACGGTCGGCGTGCCTCCGGAGGTACATCTGCTTGAAATCAATTACTCTATCTTCTTTTAAGCCTACCTCTTTGGCTCTGGCCTTGAGGACAGTATCATCTGGGGTCTTCAGTTCCAGTGTGGTGATGGACTCCGGCCGCTGGATGAGTGTCTGGTTCACAACCAGGTTGCTGCCAGACTCTACAATTCTTAGCTTGCCGGCATTACTGTCCAGGAATGTATCCAGAGCATAGGCCACCTCATATTTGATGGTCTCCCAGATGTCCCAGTCCATCGTATTATCTGCTTTAATGGCACCCTTCTTCTTGTAGAAGTCGAGCACATCAAAGACAGCGATGTCTGGGTCGTCTCTGAATGGAGCTATGGTGCAGCTCTTACCTGAGCACTGGGTGCCCTTGACATGAATGATGGTCATGGTTACTCCTGGTTACGGTCGGCACCACTCGTCGAACGAGTAGATTTCGCAGCCGCCGCAGAAGCTGTCTTCATAGGCGCTGCTGGGTTTACCACAACTCGGACAGTCCATGATCTGTGGGTACATGGCTACGACCTCTTGGCTATGGCTTCCAGCACGTTGGCTCGCTCCCTCAGCTCAGTAGCAGCATCGAAGAGAGCCTTCCTGTTCATGGAGGGTTGTGCAGCCTCGAGCTGCTCATCCAGCTCTTCAGCCAGCTTCTCACCCTTCTTCACATTGGCCAGAAAACCATAGGCCATATTGTGAGCACGCTCGTACTGGTCCTTGCAGAAGGATCCTGTGGCCTTGGCACCGGTGGTGCAGCCCTTGCCTGTGGCTTTAGCAGCCACAGCGGTTCCCCTGGCGGTGGCCTTAGCAGCCGTCTTCAGGCTACCAGCTGTGGCGTTGAGAGCCCGCTTCCACCATGCAGGCTTACGCACTGCAGCAGCGGTCTCAATTTCCTTGAGCATACGGCGCTTCGTGGCTTCATTCCTGTCGATCTTGATCTTGTGTCGTGACATTGTCATTCCTTTCTGTCATTCAGCGGGTTTATAATCCCCGCCAGTGACCTTATTGAGAGCCTGGGTATAATCCTGTAGGCTCATATCCTTGGGAAGGCGGCTTGGCATCCTATGATGTATAGCGACCTCCTGCTGTGTCTTTGCCGGGCGGGTCAGTATCTTCAGCTGGCCCCGCTTATTGATGATGGCGCCGATTCTGCTGGCATTGAAATTGTGCAGCTTGCCAGTGTCTTTGCAGTACTCTGTGAACTGCTCAATCTTGACAGTTGTGGCTCTCCACTCCTTGTCTGACCACTGTTCAGCCATAGTTTTGGTGCCATCTTTCCTACCGTCAGTCCGGGCATAGCCGTCCCAAGCATATGAGGTGATGTCCTGGTGGCTGCCCTCGAGGTAGATGCTATCTATTGGGCTGCCTCTTGGTACGAAGTCTTTCTGTCCTTCGAGTCTTAATGAGCCGCACATTATTGTTCCTCCTCTATGAAGTAGAGCATATAACAATGCTTAACTTACATATAACTTTGACGAAAATGTACAACTTTTGGTACATACTCCGATAGCGGTTGAATTAACTACTGATTATTACAGGTAGAATGTATTCCCTGACAGATACTTTTGGTACCTGGAATAGCTACTTTGGGCACTCTGTCGGGGAGATTTGGGAGAAGAGAATCCTAGGCGGCCTCGGAGCGGAATTTCCGGACTGCCTGGGATACCCCAGATATCTTTACAGGCGACAGCGGAGCGATGTCAGACATATGCTCCTTGGCAGGCTCGACCACCAGCTGCAGCTTGTCGCCGTCGATAACGGCGAGCAGCTTGAGGCAGAACTGGCGGCCTCTGTGCTTGAAGCTCCCGGTACGAATACGGACGATGTCTCCAGTCTCCTGGTGACGGGCATGGTAGGCGAATGTGTCGATGACAGCCAGGGTGGCGTCCTTCGACAGTTCGTTGACCTCGACTTCACCGTTCCAGAGGTACGTGGGGTGCTCCAGCGGCTCATCCGAGTGGATGTAGGATGCTGGCAGCTTACTATACAATGGAAGCACGTTGCCATTGGTTAGGATGATGTCGGTCAGTTTGCTGTTGCACATTTGCAACTCCTCTCTGCCCCTCTCTGGGGCATCTATTATTACAACCAGCCCATTCTAAGCCAGGTGTTGACTGCTTCTTGAAGTATGGCAGGAGTGCGGAATATACCCCTTGCCATAGCTATCTGGTCAGTCTCTTCACCATCTGGGATAACTCCCTTGATGTCTCGGAGGCGGATACTGGCAGCTGAAGCGTGAGCACTACGGTTGAGCCACTGGCACTTCCTATTGCCCTGTGCTCGGCCAGCAAGGTCTTTAAGGTCCCTGCTTAGTATGTTTAGCCTTATTACTAGGCTACCTATCTCTGGCCAGTTCATGTCCTTGATCGGTTTCATAGGAAGCTCCACCTCTTGGTGTAGGGGTTATATACCATGCCAGCGTGCTCATCATCTGTCAGGGCTTCGGGTGCCTTCCCCAGGGGTTCCAGCAGTCTTATCTTGATGCTATGGAACATATTGTCTTCCGGGATTGCGAAGCATACTGGGTCGGCCTCGTTCGTGGAACCACGGAAGTATCTGCCCTTAGTGTTAGCGCTGTGGCTGGTGATGCGGATTGTCCGTTGGGGCATCAAGTATCCTACGGTCTCCCCGTCCTCGTCACTGAGTGCTAGCGTGTCGTGGGTCGCGTTGCGGAAGTCCTGGTTCAGGACCTCAAGTATCTTCTCCATCTGGCTCCTCCTGTGAACATTCAGCTATCCTGTCCCGGACGGCCTGTTCAATGAAGCCGAGGGCAAACACAGGACCGCCCTCGAAGTTCTCATTAACTTCCTTGGCCAGGGCCACCATTCTGCTAATGAAGACCTGGAATAGCTCCATGTCCTGGAAGTATGAGTTATCTGGATGCTTCATGACTCCTCCTTTATCATGGTGGCCTTGGTAGCTACTAGACAGTCTATGCTGTCCCATTTGCCGACTGCTACTATATCTGTTGGTTCAATGCGGAACTTGACCACTTTGTTTGTAGGAAATGTATCTGTACATCGATACCGACACCGATTCTGACACGGATACAGACACGGACAGCGACACTGACACGGACGGGGACAACCCTTAGGCTCTTCTAGGAAGAAGTGGAACCCCTGATGAACTTCTCTAGTCAGTATTTCTCCTGATACTAGAACTGCTGAGGCCCTGCTAGATTCGTTGGGGCCTGGTTCCCATTGGTATGGGCTAATCTGTGATGTATTGTCGGTATTCAGTAGTTTATAGGCTATTATTGGCCTCTTCCTACGTCGAAGGTTCCTCTTCAGTCTGGCTGAGTCTCTTGTAAGCTTTAGACACATTGGTTCCTCCTTGCAGGAAATACTGGATAGTTTTTCTCAGAATACCCTCGGCCTGCAGATGATGGCCATGGTCTCTTCTTTGGTGAAGTTCTCAGCTGCCAGAGCATTGAATAGCCTGGCATAGTTCTTGGCCTGTGTTTTGGCCATCTCCTCGGAAAGCTCGATCCTGCTGGCGGCGTCGTGGAGAAGCCTGATGTACTTCTCTAGGACTGCCTTAACGTCTGGGCCCAGGTCCTCGATTATCTCTCCGGCCACGCCGAAAACACCCTTCATGTCATCTCTGTGCTCTTCGTACTCCTTACGGAACTTTTCGGTAGCAGTCTCTTCTTCTTCCTCCTCAGTCTCTTGAAGTGCGACGTCGCATGGTTCTATCCACTTAGCCAGCTCCTGGCACGTGTTAGTCCTGCAGACAAGTCTCAGGGCTGCGCTCCTCGTACTCCTTACGGATGGATATGCCAGTTTACGTAGGCTAGCTGCGTCTTCGGGATTGTCCTTCTTCAGTTCCTCGTAACACTTGTCACATAGCATTGTTCTTTCCTCTCTGCGCTCTTGCGCATCTTCTTGGCTGTTTTCCAGTTATGCCTGCTCCTTGAGCAGGGCACATATGGAAATGGTTACAAACCCATTGGTCATCTCCCGATGGGGAGCTGCTACAATACCGGCATTAACCAGTGTTTGTAGGATTCCTTCATTCTCTGAGTAGTTCTTGATGGCAACTTCGTTCTCTCCGAGGTCTGGCACCCACACAGTGGCAATTGCTATTGGCTCCGGCCAGCCCTCATCGAAGGTCACGAGCTGGATGGCAGGGCTGCCATCTCGGTACTGATCAAATACCACTTCGGCCTCGCCCTTGTGGTACTTGATGTCACACTGGATTCGCATTACTTCCTCTCTCCTCTCGGTGTTGTGCCTTGAGCATGGCGGTAAGTTTGTCGTTTTGTGCGGCCCTGGCTGCGGCCCAGGATGTGTCACTGAATGCGTCACCGGCTGTGGCCCAGGCTGTGGTCCTGGATACGTCCCTGGCTGTGGCCCAGGATGCGGCCCTGGATGCGGCGGTGGCTGCGGCCCAGGATACGTCCCTGGCTCTGGCTCTGGCTGCGTCCCTGGTTGGGTTCCCGGTTGCCTCCCAGGCTGCGATCCTGGCTACGGCCAATTCTTCGTTCGTGGCCTTGCAACGCAGCCACTTGTCTTTTGTGTTAATCGCCGCAATGCTGCGGGGGTCCGGTCCATCGTCGTCCCACAAATCCAATTGCAGCGCCCGTCGAGCACACCACACCACAAACCAATGCAGGGTCTGCGTTGCGTCGATGCGCCACACCTCCTTGCGGTGGCTTGCAACCAGTTTATTGTCGCCTTCAACGATGTCGCCATACGCGTACACGCGACGCACTATGCCGCTCTCTGCATGGTCCAATGCGTCAATCGGTTGCCTGCTCATATGCAGCCCCTGTGCGTCCATTATCAATTCCTTGTCCCACACCTCCAGTCCCCCGGATTCGGGACTGGTAGCACCTCTCGTGGTGCCATTGTTGCGCAGGAAGTGCCAGCCATATATGCGAGTCATGGCGCCACCTTTGACAGTTTTGGCTTAGACATTTGGTCCTCCTCCATTGTGATATCTCGTAGGCTAGGGCTATGTATTTCCTTACTCATATTCTGAGAGTATGGCCTGGGCTGCATCCTTGATGTCATGGTCATCTGCGCAGCGTCTAGCCATTGTTTGCGAGGTATCGCGCAAGTGCTGTCATAACATCCAAGATGTCTTTAGGCGTATTGCGCAAGCCAACACCAGTGTAACACTTCATTCCATGTTCTCCCTGTAGTATGGCAGAAACATCCTTTAGTTGCTGAACTTAGCGCACTCCTTGTGTGCCAGCTTGACCAGTTCTTTGACCTCGGGATCATGGTAGTGACCCTCATTGATGACAAATGTGGCTGTTCCATCGTTCCAGACATGAGCCTTGTTCGGATGTACCACTGCGGAGTACTTGGACTCACATAGTGCTACACCATGCTCATAGTTGTCCAGACCGATGATGCCATTGCTGGAGCAGCCACCTGACCAGATGACTATCAGTGCCAGCGCCAGGCCGGCGATGATTCCTACCAAGATTGTGTTTTTCATTTTGTCCTCCTAAGATTTGATGACTCTGACTAGTCGGTAGCCAGGGCATCCAGTCCGCGAATGTCAACCTCATAGGCCACGGCCTTGAAGCTTACATTGAACCTCCTGGCAGCATCGAGCATGGCCCACTTGAGCGGGCACGCACCGAAGATGACTTTGCACATGGCAGAGTCAGCAGCCAGAACCATCCGTCGTTTGTACGCATCTCGTTTCATACTACTTTCCTTTCCACTCATCTCTGAGTTTGGTTAGCAGTCTGCCCAAATGATTTTGGTGTGGCTTATCGGCACAGCGGTCACACTTGCAGTGACCCCAGAAGTTGTCATGCCAGTTATTCCACTCTGTTATCTCTTCAGTGGTCTCCATGAGCTTCTTATGCCAGGACGTACCAGGTGCGAACTTGTGGCGGAGCGCGAATTCCATGACTTCAAGCTTCATTCCATCCCAACCAGTGCGAAGTATGACTTTCCTGCCAAGTCTCTTGGCCTGGCCTGGAGTGGCAGCCTCAGCTATCTCCCTCCGGCCGGCCAAATCGTCACGTTCACACTTCATGGCCTGGAAGAAGTGCTCCACAGTATGGAATTTAACTCCTCTGTCCTGGATCGGCGTATCCATAGGCAAGAAGTTAGAGAACCAGTTCTTTACGAACTTCATCGTCTCCTCCCTACTTTCCTTTCCACTCATCTCTGAGTTTGGTTACCAGCCTCCCTGTACCCAGGAGACCGGCACATAAGCGCGTTCGCGCTTACACCTAAAGACGATAACCTGAGCACCCTCGGTCTGTATTGCCTTCTCTTCGGCACTCCACTGATTGTAGGCTAGGCAATCCAGTTCCAGGTTTTCCTCCCACTTCATGGTACCGAAGTTGTAGTACTCGCCTTCACACTTGACTGCATAGAGTTTGAACATTGCTTCCTCCTAAACCAGCACTTCCTGTTTATGGTTGCATTTCCTACACTGACATTTCAGCAAGGCTGTTGTACCGGGGTAGTGTTCGTCCTCAACCGGCAACACACGATACTCTTGTAGTGTAAGCAGGCCACAGTTGTCACAAGAACTGATAAGCACGTCACGGTCCTGCATCTCCTCCACCTCGTACATACAGTATTCTCTGTAGTACTCCACCTCAGTGTCGGTTAGCTCCACACGCTGCTTTACAATGGTGACATCTGGTTTAGTTCCTTCCCCATCCGCCGGACACACATTGTAGATATTATACAGTTTACCCATGAAACCATCCTTTCAGTTGTTTTACCTAGATTCTGTCTATCTCCTACCAGTACCAATACTGGTACTGTACCAATGCTGTACCGATACCGTACCAATGCTAATACTGCACCAGTACTCTACCAGTACCACACCAGCACCAGTACTAATACTATACCAAACCAGTACCAGGCAGTTGGATACATTTTGCCTGTTCTCCCACATGAGAAGAGCAGAATGTAATGATTTTAGTGGTTTACCTTCAAGAGTGTAGTGCGCGCTCCGGGGAAAGCAGTATAGGCCCCACGGGCCCACTACCTTCCTGGAGTTGCCGATAAACACGACTATTCCGCACACTTACATATACTCTTGAAGGCATTAAGGGCCTAAAGGCCCTATACAGTTAACAGTTATAACAGTATATACAGGTAAGCCCTTACGGGCTACAGTATTACTGTATAATACCGTGAACAGTAAGACGTACCAGTACGTATATAGTATATGATTTGATGTTTGACCGAGCGTAGCGAGGGAGTCGACTACCATTTGAAGCAGGCGAAGCGTGATTAGCAGGGTATTTCAGGCGCAGACGGGGCTGGTGCGAAGCGTGATACCGAATATAGTTAGACATTACGGTCGAAGACGGTGACCGTACCGAACGGAGTCTCCAATTTGTCGAAGGGGTACTTGAAGCTTATTCGGTCTGGCGCCGCGCACACTAACCAGCAATCAGTCAAGACATACATTAGTGCCCCCAAGGGGGCTCCCCTCCCTTTGGTCGGGGGGGGGCTAGTTCCGGTATTTGTTCCGGAAAGCTCCCCTCTCATCGATGGCATGGATCATCTCATCTTCAGACAGGTTGCACCTGTCCGACATGAAGGTGTACTCCATCTCCATGGGCTCGTACTCCTTGGGTATGGGAGTGCCCCAGGTGTTGCCATCGGCCTCTGCCCTGGCTTTGCAGCCGGCAGCATACCTAGTCAGCCTGTCCAGCTCCTGCTCCCAGATAGCATGGGGCTGCCTGTTGTTGCGGATCCTTACCACCTCCATGGAGATAGCGTAGTAATACCAGGAGCTTATCTCCTTCCTGGCCAGCTTGTGGTCCAGGCTGCGGAACAGCATCTTGGCCTTGGCATCCGACATGCGGCTCTCGCCGTTGTCAACGAGCCAGGCAAGCACGTGCTGCCAGTATCTCTTGGCCTGGGCCCAGTGGAAGTTCCACTCCTGCTTCGCTTCCTCCTTGTCAGCCTCAGTCTTGAAGTACTCCTCAGGCTGGTTCTTCCGCCACTCAGCCCTATCGGTAGCAGCCTCCGTGTCCAGGATTATCTGGGGCAGATGCTCCAGGTAGTACTCCATGTAGCCGACCTCAGCCTGGAGCTTCTTGGCCTTGTTCCAGAGCTTCTTGCACTCTACCTTGGCCTCAATCATGAAGTGGTCGGGCATTCCGTCCTCGAGGTCCACCTCGATGGCAGCAGAAGCAGCCTGAGCCGCAGCGAAGGCCTCATCGGCCTTGTCCTGGGCTTCTACGATTCTAGCGGGCAGCTCGCGCATATCCCTGTGCATCCAGTAGAGGCGGGTCTCCTGGTCCCTGAGGTACCAAGAGATGTCCTGGGGCGGGAGCATATCCGCACAGAGTTCCGTGCCGAAGAGCGGTTGTAGGAAGTCAGCCAGCTCCTGGATGGTGGTGCGGTCCTCCCACCAGGGAGTTGCGTAGTTGATGGCCACTTCGTCGTAGTTGAGTACGACATTCGGGTCCTTGAATTCCTTCATCCTCGATTCCTTCCTGACCTTGTTAGGCCTGTTGAATTTCTCTGCAGTTCCAGTGTCCCATTCCACCAATGCCTTGTTGGACATCTTCGACATTATTTACCTCCATTTCAGCTCTGGTCCACAGACCACGGCTTGGCCTTCTCGGGTTCTACCACCTTGGTAGGTTTGATCTTGGCGACCTTCTCCTTGGCCTTGGTGGTACTTTCGATCACCACGTCCTTGGCCTTATGGAACCCAGCCTTGATTTTGTTGGCGGTCCACTTGGCGCCATCTTCGATGCGGTCATCGAGCATCTTGCCTCTGCCGATCTTCTTCTCCACCGCATCTACGGCACCAAATGCCGAGTCTACAGCGGCCCCGGCCTTGATTAGGCCCTTGCCGACCTTGTGCAGCAGTTTTGTTTTCTTGGACATTACACATCCTCCTTCTCTGCCTCAGCGCACTGATAGCAGAACTGTGCCAAGGTTGTCTCCATGGCAGCTTGTTTGGTTGGTCGGTCCCGATAAGGCACAATCTCCTTATCCTTCTCCGGCTCCGGTGTAGCCGAATACTTGTTGATCACCATGGTCAGGTAATCCATGGTTGCTCCTTCCTGCCCTTGCGGGCTTCAATAGCACAGCAGGGTGTCGAACCCTGTAGGGATGTGTAGTCCCTAGCACCTGCCTGCACTCGTCATACTACCTGGCCTTCGCTTCAGCCAGACGGGCCTTGGCCACCCGCACTTTCCTGTCGGCCATGGCTACGTGTGCTGCTGCAGCCTTGTGGTTGTCCCAGTTGCTGGCTTCCTGCACCATGTGCTTGGCCTCGTTCTGGGCCCTTACCAGAGCCTGCTCGGCCCTCTTGATTGCCTGTGCCACTCTCATGGCGATCTTGATAGCCTTCATGACCATCTCCTTCCTGCCCGTTAGGGCGGTTAGTGGCACGGGTAGGATTCGAACCTACCTTTGAGCCATGTGCACTTCAGGGAATTAAACCCTTGGTGCCGTGCCATAGATAGGGCAGTTTTAGGTCTTGCCCAGAGGACCGGCTTGGTGGGATACGGTTGGTTGGGTACTACCAGGTCGGCTTGGGGCAGATGCTGTCGATCTTGGCGTCGATAGCCTCTTCCTTGCGCCTCAACATCAGCTCGATCTTGTTGAGGACGATTGTGGTGTCATTGACCAGAGGAGTAGGATTGCCTTCCCTCTCTTCCTTGGTCAGCGTTGCCAGCACACTGGCAATGGCTTTCTCTACTGCGGTAGTCATGTTGACCCCTTCCTGCCCGTTAGGGCGGTTATAGGAGCACAAGGAATTGCACCTTGCTGCAGAGGCTTAGTACCCCACTCCTGTCGGCTGTTGAGACTAGAGGGTCTTCATGGTTACTTGTCTAGGTCGTCCAGGCGGCTAATGTGCTTTGCGATCTTCTTGAGGGCCCTCCCGGTCATCTGTGCCATGATCTCCTGGTAGTTCTCGGCAGTTACGGGCTGCCAAGTGTTGCGTTCCAGGATGACCGCTTCGAGGCCTTTGGCCTGTTCTGCTGCCTGCTGCTCTTCGTCAGAGCACTTGCAGAGCGGAGTTACCTCCATGACCTTGACCTTGCAGCCGGTCATGTCGTGGATGCCGTCGAGAGCGGTCTGGGCGTCTTTCGCCAGCAGGGTTACCCACCCATGCAGTGGTGCCAGCAATGCAATCTTGAACTTCTTCATGCCTTCCTCCTTTGCCCGTTAGGGCTTTGTTTACCAAATCCGTTGCAGGATTTTTCTTGGTTTGCCTTGCATATCCATCCATCTATGCTGCCCATGTATACCAGGCACATGGGCATGATAGAGGGGTGGATTTATGACTAGCGTAGTAGTGTGTACATCGTAGGTCAGTGTTTATTAATTAACCTATCTGTGTATGTGTACACTGTGCTGTGCATCTTCGGTTACACAACACCTACTAGAGGCTAGTCATAGATCGAGTACTCTGGTGTGCGGTACTGAGCACCGTACTAGGCAGTGTCCCTGGACCACTGCTGTTCCTATGTGCTGTTCCCCTCACACCAGCTGGGGTAGGATAGCTGTCGTTCATGCGCCCACTACTACGCATTACTGACCCAGCTATATGGGATATAACCACCAGTCAGTATGGCAGTACATATCTAACTGTTCCTTCTCAGGGACGGATATACATATATCTCCTACTTATTTCAGAGCTTAATGTATATCTACAGTGATATGTAGTATCTGATATACAGCACTGATGGTAGTACACCTATCACATATAGTGATATGACGCTGATGTACACCACAGGTTGAATTACACAACCTTTCAGTGATGCCAGACTGGTGAGTGTATCAGAGTAGAAGAAGTAGTAATCCACAGGTTTTAAATCCTACTGGTACTGACTCTGCTGTTCAGTACCATGTAATTATCTCTTCTCAGTAGGCTCGGGGAGTGGATATCTCCTCGCTGAGAGAGCTGTCAGAATACTGTCTGACACAGTGCTGCAGACCATCCGCAGCGTGTTCAGTCAATCATCCATCCAGGGTGGATGAAGACAGAACTCGGTCCCACGAGACCACCCCGTGGGCTCCGAACGCAGGTTGTGGCCCCTACCACCACCCACACATACTAGGTATTCACTCGGAATGTTCATTTTGGGTTCCATATGGACTCCAAATCAATATCCAATACAAATATCTGTATTCATTTCCATATACAGGATTTCACATTGCGAAATATGAAATATATTTTTTCTCAAAATCTACCCCATATGGCCTTGACTTCTCCGGACCCGCCGAAACACACCCCACTGAAGGCCCCATTCCGGCTATACTGCATAATTTATGATACAATCAGGGTATACAACCTCTACACCTAATAGGAGATATCTATATGCCTGAAGATACTGATTTCCCCCTGGCAGATTCTGAGATCACCAGGGTCCTTATACTAGAAGATTCCGAACCTGATTTCCACAAGACCCGTGACATGCTCACGGAGGTGTATGGCCGATTCTTCAAGGCGGACTGGGTCAGTACCTACTCCGCTGCCAAGATCGCCCTTGCCACAAAACAGTATGATGCCTGCCTCGTAGATAACCGACTCTCCCGACAAAACGGGGATAACCTCATGGAAGAAGCCTCCAGAAATGGATGGAAGGTGCCCCTAATCGTGATGACAGGCAATGAACATCAGCCAATTGATACACAGCTCCTCAGGGCTGGGGCGGCTGATTATCTCCATAAGCCCAGGCTGACCAGCTATGATCTGGAGAGGTCCATCAGGTATGCAGTACAACAGAAGTCATACCCGCCCTCGGCTCCTATAAATGGCAGGGCCACCAAGGCTATCCCCATAGGGGCAGTGATCACCATTGTGGCACTCTGTGTGGGTGCCGCAGTCTGGGCCAGCAAGGCCCACTCCGACCTCAGGGAGTATGTCGTTGAGAAGGATCATTTCGCCACTGAAGAGGCCAAGAAGGATGTCGAGGATAAGTATGTCCAGCAGAAGGTCTACAACAAGGATATCACAGAGATCAAGGGTGCCCTCAAGTCCCAGAAGTCCAAGGTTGATAACACCAGCGACAAGGTAAATAAGATACACGAGATCCTCCTCCACAGCCGCAGGATCAAGGTCCGCAGACCTACCGCCATAAATCATTCTGTAGACCCATAGAAAGACCTTTACAGGTACGCAAATTTCTGATACAAAGAGTATTACCGGAGGAAGTATGCTTCCACAGAAGGATCAGGTTATGCTGAATTTGTCCGCGTTCCGCAAAAACCTCAGGCAATTAATGGATCCCAAGATACTCAGTAGATTGGCTGAGTTCCTGGAGAAGACCGGCTATGAGGATAGCTCAATGATTGAGAGGTTCGATTGGTTCTGTCATAACTCCACAGATGGAGTGGACTGTAAATATGCTGTAGCGGCCAAGGAGTTCTTCCTCCAGAACCAGGCAGCCGATGCTGCAGCTGTAATATGCTGGCTATACCATAACTGGGCCAGGACCTACGAAACCAAGGAGTAAGAAATGAAACCTGTAAACGAATGGATCATTGCCTCACCCATCACTGCAGAGGATGAAGTATCGGAAGGCGGTATTTTAATTGCCAAAAAACCGGGTAGTGAGGACATCAAGAAGGCTAAGGTTACGCAGATTTCAGAGGATATATCCTACATTATGAACAAGGATGAGGACCAGCCCAGGGAGCTGCCCTACAAGGTTGGCGATACTGTGGTCTACTACGGCAAGGTTGGTATCAACTTCAGTATAAGGGGCGAGAAGTTCCTCTTCCTGAAGTATGATGGTATGTTGGCGGTGGAATGATGAGACATATCAGAATAGATCCTAAAGAATTCCCCATCAAGCCTAGTGAGGGCTGGTGGGTCGTGCATCCCAATACGCCCAACTGTGAGTTCAGGGTGCCCTCCGGAGCCGTTACGGTCTGTAAAGAAGACTTCTGTGCAGTATTTAAGAAGAATACCGTCTATGATGTTGTCGCTCAGGACAAATATAACGGTTGGGTGACCGTCGCTGGTGGCGGCCACCTGTACGCTATGCCAGAGTATGTCTTTGCCAGATATTTCGATGCAGAGGCCTTCGTGGTTGGCATCGGGCCGGTAGATCCGGATCAGGCCAGGCCCTTTGACTACCAGCCTACCCTTCCCCGCAAGCCGAAGCAAATGGAGATAGAGGAGTTCAAAGATGGCTAATAATGATCTAACTGCTCTCTGTCATAATATCCTCAAGACTGCAATAGACACAGATATGCATGTCATGGCGGTCCTGCCGAGGAGAATTGGCAAGACTGATCTGCTGGTCGAGATTGCGAACGAGAAAGCAGCTGCTGGCCAGCACCTACTGATACTCGCACCGGTGAAAGCCATCTGGGAAGAGGTCAAGGGACGCATGGACCCTACCGACAATGTATTCTTCGCATCTACTGCTGAGGCGATAAGAGCACGTGAGTTCGATTGTATTCTTGTCGAGGAGTTCGCATCTGTTAGAGAAGATGCTCTTGGGCTGATATTCAGTGCTATGGGTGATACCCAGAAAATACTCTTCTCCTCGCCCAAGATATATGACCATGAAGAGCCTCCGCTGGCCAAGAAACTGTGGGATATCTATCCTGCTGTTAAGTTCCAGGCAGGCAGCCTGTATCTTGAAGATGGTTTGGATAAAGTTCACGAGGCGAAGACCTACTATACTGATGACCAGTATCAGACCGAGCTAGAAGGAAATTGGGTGGCTAAGTAATGGGTGGCAGTGGATCAGGTACTCCCAAGGCAGCTCTCCTGAAGTTGGATGGCACTCAGGTAGATGCTCTGGGCAATGTGTCCAAGACAGACTTCTTTAACTTTCTCGAGCTGCCCAGGCAACAGCTGGCCAAGCTGGAGAAGACCATGACTCCGGAGCAGGCCCTCAAATTCCGTAATCATATCGTGAGGATGAAGGTCGGTACCTCGGCCGCTATACCCATGCTCTGTGGTGGGAAGAAATGCCCCAACAAGTCATGCCCGTTCCATGATGGGCAAGATTATCCAATATCAGACCCCTGTCCTGTGGAGGCAAATCTTATCTCCACCTGGCTTCAGAGCTATGTGGAGGACCTGCAGGTGGATGTCGAGAGCCGGACTGAGATGGTTCTTGTTAATAAGCTAGTAGAATGCGATATAATTGACTATAGAGCTAATAATGGTCTCTCGACGGATGAGGAGGCATGGAATCTGCTCCGCCTGGACGTCACTGAGGGTGACAAGGCTACCTCCGAGACCCTGAACCCACACCCCATACTAGAGGTGAAGGACAAGGTCCAGAAGGTTAGGGCGCAGATTCTAGAGAGCTTGGCGGCTACCAGGAAAGAGAAATACAAGAGAGCTGCTGCTCTTAAGCGCCGTGAGGATGGCGATGTTGGCCAGCACTTCGCTTACTTGAAGGAAGCTATAGGTGCTATGGCCAAGAGGAAGGGCGTTTCCATAGAAGACATCAAGGCTGACGCTGAAAAGCTAGCTGACGAGTCAATCGAAGAGGCCGACTGGGAAGCCAAGTAGGTGACTCTGTGTGCCCACACAAGATCCTAACATATCGGAATTACTAGATGATATTCTAGAGGCCCCTGGCCGACCTATCTGGGAGCAGTACAGGAATCGCTGGTTCCGCGAGATAGATAAGAGCCTAATGCATCTGTATTCTCCTGAGCAGCTCATCCGGGCCGCCAGGACCCAGGAAGAGCTATTCTTCGTCCGGAACTATCTGGAAGAGACTGTCAAGGAGACTAGTGGGCAGCGCTGGTGGCAGTTCTACCATAAGCGCAGACTAGAGCTGGGCCACCTACCTAGCTACTATGGTCCTGACCAGTGGGGAGTCCCCATTAACCCTGTAGAGTACACCAGGGGCAGTGGGAGAGGCCTCCAGGCCAAGAGTGTTAACCGTAGTCTCTTCGGAGGCGTTGTCAGCTTCGGTCAGGCCACTGGCCGTGCTCCACTATTTGAAGGGCTGGCAGATGTCTCAGTGATGAAGGCCCTCCAGCGACCTGGTGTGGTGGACCCACTTATATTCGACCTCGAAACCACAGGTCTCCTGGGTAGAGATTCTCGTATTCTTACTGTTGGCATGCATCAGCGTGGCCAGGTCTCCGAGTTCTTTGGGCACCTGGACCCTACCAAGAGATATGATCCTTATATTGAGGAAACCATCATCCCGAAGTATCGGCAGGCCCTGGCAGTCTCCGGACAGACCACTCTTACCGAGAAGCAAGTAGTCAAGAAGTTTATCAAACAGCTCACCCCGGGTCGCACTGTAATGGGGTACAACATAAAGCAGTTTGATATCCCAATACTCATGGAGCAGGCCTCTCGACATGGGCTGCAGGATGAGCTACATAGAGCCCTCAAGCAGACTCACCTTCTGGATGTCGCTGAGCATACCCAAGCTTTTCTGTCCAATACCATAGGCAGGAAGGTAGTGGGCTGGCAAGCTGGTATGTTCGAAGACCTCAGGCTGAAACCTAGAGGCTGGCAGCTGGCTGCTGTGGCCGAGACACTAGGCTTCAAGGGAGCAGCGATAGGTGCCCATGGTGCTGGTTTTGATGTGCAAATGACAGAGTTTATCTGGGATAAACTTAAAGACCACAAAGCCGCCAGACAGACTTTCCTGCAGAACTTCGATGTCTTCCAGGCAGCCGTACATCGTGGTACGGGTCAGAAGTTGCAGCTAATTGACGAGGGTATGCGGTTTCAGGATTATGCCTCTAAGATGCTGGCTAGCGAGGCAGAGTACGCCAGACCATTTCATGAGCATCTGGGTAAGTTCTATCCCGAGATTAAATCTAATAGATCGTTTGTAGATATCAGGAGATTCAAACCTACCTGGGGTGGAGCGCTCAAGGGTGCCGGTGTTGTGGCTGGCCTAGGGCTAGTAGGGCTGGCCATCTCCTCCAGGGATGAGGACTATAAGCTCATAGAGGGTATGCGGGACGGAGGTATGGCACAGCGTACCCGTAGGCAACTCACGGACTTCGGGTCTGGCTACAGAGGTATTACACAGCCAACTATTGAGAAGGAGATGCTGGAGGATAGGCTGCTAACTGCTAAAGAGTACCGCAAGTTGGTACGCAAGGCAGTGCGGGCTCAAGAGATGGACAAGTCTATGCTGATGCTTAGTGGGCCTGATGCCTTCAAGGTGCTATCACGTGAAATTTTCTGGCGAGACTATAAGAATCTTGCTAAGGTTAATGCCGCCTTTACAGAGAGAGAATCTATAGGTGCCTTTGGTTCCTATTATCCTGCCAAGGACGAGCTAAACATCGGCGGTATCCTCGATCCCAGTGAAGTTATTATAGGTTCCCATATAACCAGCAAGGCAGGAGTTTATGGGACCAGAGAATTGATGAAGTACATCTCTCCAATCAAGGTTCGAGAGACGACACTGCATGAAGGTCTTCATGCTCTCTGGGATTTGGATATCGACCCAGAAGATAAGGCTACTTTCATCCGAGAAGCCCAGAGGCAGCTGCTGAGCGGCAGGATGACCTCTAAGGAAGATATAGCTCACCTGGCCGCCAAGGCACCAGTCTACAACCGCAATATCCGAATAGCCCAACAGACTGTCCGAGAAGACCCGGATAACCCTTATGTGGAATGGGTAGCCAACGAGATGTTTGCTCACCGAGGCGCCCTACAGGTATACAATATAGGAACATACACACTTCCACAGAATCCGGAACTGGAGTCTGTAGTTGAAAAGTATACACGCTGGGTCCCACCGCACCTCCGGCGTACTGCTGTCGGCCTATACCAGGTAGCTGACTACCATAAGATTGCTACCGAGGAAATCTCTAAAGAAACCCTCCAGCAGGCGATGGACGAGTGGCAAGATATCCGACACCCTGGACGTTTCACATTTAATAGGATTCAGGGTATGCACCCCGGGTCTGAAGGTACGGGCGCCCAGGCCATGCGAGCACACTCAGACTTCGGTTCTGGCTATAGGGGGCCCAACCCATGGCTACAACCTGAGTGGCACCAGCGTAAAGAGGTACCTAAGTACACACGTTTCGCTCCAAGTAAGCTAGGGGCAAGCGAGAGGGAAATCTACAAGTATCTTACCGAGGAGCAGCGAGAAACTGAGATGCTGACAGCAGCCTCCATGGCTGGTGTGGCGGGCCACAGATTCTTTGAGGCAGCTCAGTATGCGCGTGGTGAGGTAGAGGATGTCGAAAGATTTGTGCATGACCCAGAGTTGGGCATGGCAGGGTTTATTGATGTTCTCTATCCAGGCGGCATACCAGGCGACATCAAGACAGTCAGTGCTAGACGGCTACAGCATATCAGAGAGCGTGGAGCCTTTAAGAAGCATGAGGCTCAGTTGCGGTTTTACATGCATGCTCTCGGCCAAGAGAAGGGCTATCTAGAATACATCAGCCGTGAAGACCCTTCCGAGAGGGCGATGATAGAAGTCCCATTCGATGAGGCTAAGTTCCAAGCTGATGTAGAGAAGCTTGAGCGCGTGAAGGCCAAGGTGATGGCTGATCTAGAAGCTGGTCGTCTGGCCGAAGAAGATATACAGTATGGTGCTTCTATAGAGACTATGGAAAGAGAGTCTGCCCGGGAGCGGGCTCAACTTGAAGAGGAAGTTAAAGATCTACCAGGCCTCTGGCGAACCTATCAAGAAGAGCTAGCATACTACAATGAGGTTTATGCTCGACGCTTCCCAAGGCGCAACAGAGCCTATAAGCCTATAAATGGTCTTCATCCTGGCTCAGAAGGCATGGGGGCTCAGTCTGTGCGGTCTCACTCTGAGTTCGGTAGCGGCTGGGATCCTTTAAGACAGATAGCCAGAAAAATATTCAAGGACCTTCCGGCAGAAGAGGCCTATAAGAAACTCCTCAGTAGTAGAAGATTTGCTTCTGCCCTTCAGAAGGGAACGGAGGTCAAAAAACTTGGCCATGGGCAATCTGGAATGGCCCATCTGTTTGAGTCTGAGGTTGAAGGTCACGCCTTCAAGTATGTCCTGAAGGAAAGTAGAGAATTTCCTAAAGCACTGAAGTTTCTGAAGCAGAGGTCTGTAGGTTCCATCAGGAAGGAATACGATGTTCTGCGAGAAATTTCTGGAGAGATCACCCCAACGGCGTATGGCCTGAAAGATGATCGCTTATTTATGGAGTACATGCCCGGTACTCCTATCTACGAACTGAGGAAGATGGGAATATCCGTTCCTAAGAAGCATATCGAATCCGAGATGAGAAAGCAGATGTCGGGTGTGGTCGGCAAGGGGTGGATGAATATCGACCCCAATATGGCCAACATCCTTTACAGTCCCGAAAGCGGACATGTATCTTGGATTGATTTCGGAATGGCTTCTAGAGCAGCTGGCGTCCAGTCGCCTGTGGCTACAATGGAAGCGTCCATGGCATACCACTGGGGAAAGATGGAGGAGCATCTGGCCAGAGCCAAATCTGCTGGGCTCAAACAAGATGTACATGTTGTACTTGACACTATAGGTGGTGGGCCGAATAAAGCCTTGCAGCCTATAGATGGCATCCACCCCGGCTCAGAAGATCTCGGCGCTCAATCTATTAGAGCCCATTCTGAGTTTGGTTCTGGCTGGATGCCTAGATTCTTGGGCAAGATATTCAGGAGACCCTCTAGGCCACTGATAGGTAAATTCTCCAGCGAGGAGGAGTTTGTTCGCGTTGTCCGAGAACGCCGAGCAGCGCATGCTGCTCAAAGGCCGGTTTTACAACCTCTATCAGCGCCACTAGGGGGCGAATTAGCGGGATTCAAGGGCGAGCAGCATTTTGCTAATATGGTCAGGGTGCGGCAGGATAACGCGTTTAAGCTACGTCAGGCAGAGCGTGAAATGAAGAAAGCTGAAGACAGAGCTAAATTACTAGCTGGTGGTGGGGAGCATGAAGACTTCTTCAAGATGATGGAACAGTGGCGCTTTGAAGAGGAGCAGCTGCTAAAAATACGTCTTGTAGAGGGTGTCCCACGGCCTGGCATTGTAGCTGAAGCCCCAGTAAATTGGATAGAGGACCTGAAGCCTGATGTAGAAGAAGCTGTGAATATGTTAATTGGCCGCAAGAAGGATACCGTTAAACTACATGGAATAAATCCCAGTTCAGAGCACTCGATAGGCGGCCAAATGGTCAAAAGCTTTTCTGAGTTTGGCTCTGGTTATAATCCTAGCACGGAAAGCCCACTATGGGATCAAAATCTAGAGAGCCACCAAATAAGCCGTCGGGAGCTAACGAAGAAAGCTTATAAGGCCTGGAATGAATATCAGGCAAGACGCAAGCGTAAGGCTTCAGAATATTTAGTGAATTGGCGGGCTCAGAAGCGCCAGCGCTACGATGACTACATACTGAAGCGCAATAAGAGATTCTATAACGACAGCCAGGCTGCTGTGGGCATCGGTCTGAGGGCTTCACGTGGAGCCGGGCATAGACATGAGAAGTTTGCCTCGACAGGAGTATAAAATCATACTATAATTTAAAGTGTATCACTCTGTAAGGAGGTATTTATGGCATTTTTTAAACCTTCTTGGTTTGCTGGTGTTCCGAGTAGCTTGGGTATGGGCCGAGGTGTCGGCGCTGGCGCAGTTAGAGGAGGCGTGGGCGGTCTGGGATACTCCATAATAGGTGGTGCTTTAATGAGTGGTGATCAAAGCCAACTAGCAGGTACAGGCTTTGGCGCCGCAACCGGTGCACTAATGGGAAGTAGATGGGGCCGTCGTGGATTTGCATTTCTGGGCAGTAAGATGCGTAGTAATGCTGCGGCAGGGGGCTGGTTTGGTAGGACTGGGCCTCTAATAGAGGGGATGCGAGAGGTAGGAGGAAGAGGCTTTACTCGTCGTGGCTTGACAACAGCCCTTACTGCGGCTGGGGGAATAGGCGCTTCAGGACTAATCGGCTCAACAATATTAGAGTCCAACCGACCCTACTAATTAGGAGATCAACAACATGCCAGGATTTTTCGCAAGAGGCTTAATAGGTAGAGGTTTCGCTGGTGCCGCTGCAGGTGGAGCCATGGGGGCAGTTGGCGACTGGGGAGATTATGGTGGTATAGCAGGCGGAGCGCTGGGCGGCGCAGCAGCTGGTATGCTTTTGGGCCCTGCTGCAAGAGGAATTGGCGCACTGGGTCGCGGACATGGAATCAAAAGTATCGCAGGTGCTCTGGGCACAGGGGCTAACCGACTCGCTGGGGCGGGCGGACGTATGATGGACTGGGGCGCTGGAAGAATAATGAGTAATCAAGGTAAATTAGGGGGGCTAGGATCTGCTGCTATTGTGGGTGGCGGACACCTACAGGCCGGTGCGCGTGGAGCTAATGCCTTGATTGGTCGTAATTTTATGAGTATTAACAAATGGGGTGCAGGAAGTTTCGCAGCTCTGGGTATGGGATCTGGCGCCTATATCGGAAACTCCATACTCGGATCCAATCGTAGCTATTAAGAACCACTCCATCCAGGTCTAGTATAGTATGGCAGATTTTTCCAATCCGTATCTCAACTGGTTTACCGGACAACCAGATCGACCGCCTCCCGGGGCTGACCTGGGAACGCGTGCAAGATATCGTGCTCACCAATGGGGTCGGGCACAATTCGCCAAGAGTTATGCCAGGGGCGGAATGGCGGCTACAATATTTGCTCCTAACCGTAAGGAAATGTTGATAAACCCATGGCGGCACAAACATGCTGCAGGCAGCCCGAAATATATCAGGCGCCTTACAGAGCTTCAGAGGATGCACAAGGGAGACACTGGCATTGCCAAGGCCTTGAAAGAAGCTCGGAAGATGGGCGGAGGAGGTTTTGCCGGAGCCGGTGCTATCAAGTATGCTCTCGGAGGAGCTTTTGTAACCTCTGCTATATTTGCCACCCTAGGCGCTATGGAGGCGGGTGCTGGCCAGGAAGGTGTTGAGGCCGCTCGAGGTGCCACTATAGGTATTGCAGACTTTATAGGCTGGGAAGTAGGCAGCAAAGCTGGTATGGGTATTGGTGCAGCCATAGGTAGTGCTATACCAATTGTGGGCACAGCCATAGGTGCAGGCGTAGGATACCTGGCTGGTGGTATGGCGGGAGCGATAGCCGGTGGTAGTATGACAGAAGCCCTAACCAGGATTCCCGACAGGCTAGTAGAGCGTGAACAGAGCAAGCGTCGCCTCAACTGGGGCGTACAAAGCCCAGCCTTCAACACCCAACGGGCCCACACCATGAGACAGCAATCTCTGTCCATGATGAATCGCGGCACCATGTCTGCCCGGTCCCTCCTGGGCCGGGAAGCTATGTTCGTACATAGGTAATATTATGGAAGATGCATGCACGGATCTGCGGAAGTTTAAGCTACCCTTCGTCCTGGATGAGGTCGAAGATCAATGCCACGACTGTGTCCGTAAACAGCTTAAGAAATATGAGAAGTTTGTCGATGAGCATGGCAAGGCTGCTCGTGGTAAGTTTCTAGTTCCCTGTACAGGGATACCCAGGAACCAACTAGACCCAAATATGAGAACTGCCTTTACGGATGAGGCATGGGCGGAGCTGGAAGCAGTAGCTGATATTGTGAAGTGGGCTGCGCGGTACCTTAAGCTTCCGACAGACGATCCATGGATAGCCAGATGGTACCAGGGACGCATTTTGCGCTGTACCTCCAGGCGTAAAGTCCTCCGGACTGCTCGACGTACTGGCAAAACCGACCTGATCTGCATTGAGATATGTTACTACCTATTTACCGAACCCAATATCAAGATAGTGGTAGCGGGTCCACAAAAATCCCATACTGAAGAAATTATCACCAGAGTCCGGGCGTTTATCCATAGCAATCCAGAGTTAGCTAATATGGTAGTGCGTGATGTATCTGCGCCATACTATGAGATCAAGCTTACCAATGGTGCAAGACTCCGTGGTTTTGCTGCCGGCACCAAGGGCAAATCTGAGGGTGTCTCTATCCGAGGACAGGATGCTGACAGATTGTACCTGGAGGAGATGGACTATATTGACGAGAAGGCTATTACTGGCGCTGTCATCCCGCTGTTGCAGACATCTCCTGATACTGCACTGGTAGGATTCTCAACTCCATCTGGCTTTCAGACACCATACTATAAGTTCTGTACTGGAAACCCACACTATAAGGAGTACCATCATAACTACAAGGTGCTGCCCCACTGGAAGAATGTGGAGATGGAACGCTCCTCTTTCACTGAGGAGGACTGGACCCATGAGTACTTGGCAGAGTGGGGTTCTTCGGAAGCGGGCGTCTATAAACCTGAGTATATCGATACGGCTCTTACGGACTACCAGTACGGCGAACACAAGAGGTCATCTACATGGAGGTACTGTATTGGCACTGACTGGAACGAGCAGCATGGTACGGAGATAGTAGTCGTAGGGCATAATACTTTCACTGGCAAATTCCAGATAGTAGATGCAGTGCTGGTGCCTAAGACTGAGTTCACACAGCTCACTGGTGTGCAAAAGCTTCTGGAAATGAATAGGAAGTGGCGACCGTCGTTTGTGTATATTGATGCCGGAGGCGGGAGTACTAACTATGAGCTATTGAGACAGACTGCTTACAAAGAGCGCAGGAAGGGCGGGGACTTACAGACTGCTAAGTTACTGGATATACTGAAGAAATATGACTCCGGGGCATCTCTGCAGGTGCGTGACCCTATCACCCATGAGAAGATCAAGAAGCCAGCCAAACCGTTCATGGTCAGTGCTTCCGTGAGGGCTTTTGAGCAGGAGAGAATTATTATTTCCTCTCATGACCATGTCTTGGAGAAGCAGCTACGAAACTATATTGTAGAGCGTGTTACGCCCACTAAGGTACAGGTTTTTGGCCTCCGTGAACCTAAGGTTCTGGATCACCGGCTAGATGCACTCAACCTAGCTCTGGTGGCATTCCACCTGGAGTTCGATGACCTACATGCCTCTAAGTTTATCACTACAGTAATAGCGGTTCCAGATCCACGTACTGTTCAGAGGCCAGAGTCTCTACAGGACCGGGAGAACCGAATAGCTGACCAGCAACAGGCTAGACCAGAGATCCATCGTCCAGAAGATCGCCGTATGGAAGAAATCCCAGCTAACAGTAGGCAATCATACATGATGCCTGGTAGAATTAGTAGTGCTGCTGATGTGGCCAAGACCAATCGGGTTGGCTGGGAAAGCGATATGGAAGCACAACGTAAAGCTGAATGGTTGCAAAGAAAGCGTCGCCGCGCTAATGTACATAAACAACGACCTTCGCGTACCAATATCTAGGAGGATTTCATGGGCCTAGCAATCTACTACAAGGAAGATGACCAGTTTGTCGAGATGTCATCGGACCAGGATCTCTCCACTCCGCTGACCACAGTACATGATGGCAAGCCAGGAGATACCATAACTGTCTGTTTATATTTGAGAAATGCTGATGTAAGTAAGTGGTTCTCCAATCTACGTATCAAGCCCATAGATCTGGTGGATGCTAGCCCGTATGGCGATGTAGCTTATGATGAGACAGGCTGGGGCGTTAAGCTCAATGCAGGTGGGGAAGAACCCACTGCAGGTGAATGGGAGGACATAGATTGGGGCAATGAAATTGATATGGAGAGTGTTGGCAGCGACAGCGGTGCAGACACAACCACATACTTCCCCTTCTGGTATCTAATTACCTGTCCGCCCAACACTGACGCCAAGGTCAAGACTGACATCGTGCTCAACGTGAGCTATACCGAAAATGCCGTGGTGCCATAATGAATGAAGCCGAACTTCGCAGGATGCTATCGCCCAGAGACCACTCTATACTGGATGCTACTAGTGCAACTAAGTGGGTGCCTCCGGAGCCAGCTGATGTTCTGCGACCATATATAAGAGAGGAAGACAAGACAAAGGACCGTACTACTCTGGCTTTTCGTCAGGACAAAGCGAAGGAAGTCTTTGATGGTTACGGCAAGATTATTGAAGAGTGCAAACAGCTTGAGGACGAGATTAGTGACCGTTGCAAGAATGTTAAGATTACTCTGAACCCAGATAACCAGTTACGCATCATTGAGGCTGTCAAGCGTGTGTTCGGTGGTGATGGTCGGGAAATCACATTCCAGATGTACCAGACATGCGTATCTGAGATGGCCAAGATAGCCAACAGCAATATACCCAATCCGGAGGACCTGTAGCTATGATGACCTTTACTCCACTAAATGACCAGGCCTATGAGGTAGCTCAGGTACAAATCGGCTATTGTAAGCTATTCCCTCTAATCATGGAGGACTTCTTGACCAGGAAAGATGCCATTGAGATGATGAAGCCCAGTAACCTGCCCACGCATACAAATCCAGGCCAGGCTGTAACCACAACAGGCGGGCCTGCGGCACAATCTGGTTCGACTGTCGCGCCAGGTCAAGGAAAGGTGCTGACAAAGTATAATGGATCTTTCCCCAGGAGCGCTTCTCGTCTGTTGGCCAAGCAGAAGGAAGCTATCAAGGAAGGTGGGGGCAAGGCTACCAAAGCCGCTCTCGGTGCTGTAGGCGAACTATAATGTCATTTACTCAGGATGAATATATACCTGTTGAGACCTCTTCTGAGGCTGCTTTCAAGGCCACACCCGATTGGACCAAGGGTAAGGCCGAGACAGGCGAGTTTGGTGTATATGTAAATCCTGACAATACGTTTGCGCAGCAGGATTATGCAATAATTATCAAGACTTTTGAGCTAGATGCTGCCAACTGGACGCGCGAAGACTATGCCAAGGCGTATCACTATCGTGATGTGTACTCTACTAGGAACTTTGCAGAGCGCACCAGGCTGCAGATGCGGTACTATCCTGGTATGCACCAGGTAACTGGAGCAGCACCTGAGACTGATCCCTTCTACACAGAAGCTAAGAAGAAGAGTGAGAAGAGGCTAGATTACTGGGATACAGCCATGGATAGCCCAGATGCTTTCATGAGTGGGCTCCGCCAGAGCCAGGAAGACTTTGACTACACCAAGATATTTGGCTCAGATGTGTCTGCTAAGACTAGAGCTGAAAATATAGGCAGGCTGCTTACCGAGTGTGTGCCCTGTTTTGACAGGCTTCTAGACCCGGGTAACTTGCTGCCTGACGGTGACTTGCTGGAAATCCATGCTCTCAATATTAAGGTACGTACCGATATCCTGGATAAGGTAAAGTCTCTGTTCAAGGACCCTGGTGCATTTGTAGATATTTGTGAGCTGCTCAATCTTCTCAAGCACCTGTGTCCTCAGGATCTCCTGGCCATTTTGGCTCTGCTCACACAATATCTGGCCAAGCTCAATCTGGATGTTAAATTCAATATTGACTTCATTATACAATTGGTAGGCCCCATACTGAGTCCATTCCTGGATGCTCTGTCAGCCTGGCTTGACAAGTGGGTACAGCTCATCTTGGGTCCTATTATCTGTGTCATTGACCATATCAATGAGACTATCCTTATAGCTCAGAGTGCTCGTATACCGCTAGCTCAAGTCGGGGGTAATATCGATCTGGATGTAGGTGTGGCTGGGCCTGGGCATGTTAATATCGCTAATCCTATGGGTATAGGCGGTACAGCAGGTCTGGGCGACCCAGAGAAAGGTATTATAGAGCCTGGTGCTCTGGATCCAAAGGCTGGTGTCTGGGGTAACTGGGAAGCAGAAGTCTTTAGAACACCTGACTCGCAAAAATACAACCCCACTATCCCTGACTATCCGTTGGAGGAAACAGAGCTAGCTGCTCTGGAGATTGATGAGGAGTGGGACCCAGCCCTGACCGAAGAAGAGCGCAGAGAGCGTGATGAGCGGTGGAAGGAAATGCGTGCCCAGGAACGAGCCAAGAGACAGTATATACCTCCTCCGCTCAGGTATGAGCAGCATGACGGCACCCGCTGGAGTAAGGACGATATACCTAACTCTGAGAAGTATATGGTAGGTGGTGAGTTTGAGGCGGGCTACCACCCACCTGAGAAGCAGGCCAAACCTATTCCGGCTACAGAATACTACGTCACCTCACCTATTGTGGCCTCCATTGTACACTTACGTAATATACTACAGGGCGCAGTGCAGTATGTCAGGGACTGGTTCACCTATGTCACCCAAATGGTTCATGATTTGCTCGGCACCGATCTGGGGTGGATGACCAAGAAGGCCGATACCACAATGCTCAAATCGAGACTGATACAGCTAATTATGCTAGTCAAGGCTATGATTAAGGCTGTGTCTGAGAATGGTCTCGAGTGTGGAACCCACACAAATTTCAATCCGAGTCAAATGAAATTTATACTTGAGGGCGAGTTAAACCGCCACTCTGCCACACAATTTGAGGTGCAGGATGACGGGACCGTAGCGGTTATCCCCCCAGGTCGGCAAGCTGGTCCTGATGTGCAAGATCACACTCCGACGCTGGAGACTACACCTAGCGGTGTTGAGCAGGTTCCGGAAGCAGTGGTCCCGGGTACAGTACCAGGAGAAACTATTAGTGCTCCAAAGAAGCCTGCTGACAAGCAAAAGTTTGTGGAATCAGGTACAATTATCAAAGATTGCTTTAAGAACGTCGCTCAGGACGAGCTAGAGCAGGTTCGTAGCTGGATAGCCGACTTCGAGAAGAGAGGCAGCACGAATGGCTAAGGCATCTACCACAGCTAAAACTATAGTGCCCAAGAATGATGGCTTTGGTAAGGGGCCAAAGGGAACGACTAAGCGAGCTATTATACCCAGGGTCATCCCAGCACCCACCAAGGTATACACAAATAATATTGGCAGGTCTCGCGCCCCATCATTGCGCTGGGAGGCTCCAGAATGGGATCTGGCAGAATGTGGGCGTATCATAGATACCGAATCCTATGTTCGCAGAGCATTCCGCAATAAGAAGAACCTGTTCCTGAAGGAGGGCTACGAGTTTGTTGGAACCAAGCCCGAGAGGGTGCGTTATGTCAAGAGACGCTTCCAGCAAATGGAAACAGCTACCGGAACTCCGTTCCCGGTCCTGATCAGCCAGACTATCTGGGCATTAATACGTACCTCGAATGCCTTCTGGGTGAAGGTGCGCAAGGAGCCGGCATCTGGCGGTCGTGTCAGAACTACACCTGACGGCAAGAAGCTACAGCCTGTAGCGGGTTACTTCTTAATGGCTCCGGAGACTGTCAGATTCAAGAGAGACGAATACGGTAGGCTTAAGAAGTACCAGCAGGAGGTCTACGGCAAGACCGCTAAGGAGTTCAGCCCTGATGACGTGGTACACTTCTACTATGACAAGCGGGAGGGCTACTCTGTGGGTACCCCTGTTCTGGCCTCAGTTAAGGATGATATCCGCGCTCTGCGCCGTATTGAAGAGAATATAGAGCTTCTGGTCTACCAGCATCTTTTCCCATTATTCCACTACAAGGTTGGTACAGAGAATAACCCTGCTGCTGTGAACCCCGATGGTAAAGATGAAGTCCAAGAGATACAGTTGAAGGTGGCCCAAATGCCTACAGATGGTTGCTGGGTTACACCGGAGCGGCACGAAATCATTCCACTGGCTACCAAGGCCGGCCCCGTAGCAGTTGAGAAGGTAATAGCTCACTTCAAGCAGAGGATATTTACTGGTCTTGGCAATAGCTCGGTGGATATGGGTGAGGGTGGTACAGCCAACCGGTGTTTTGATAACCAGACCCAAATTCTTACAGATTCTGGTTGGAAAAATTATTGGGACTATAGGGATGGTGACAAGGTTGGTACTATTAATCCTGAAACCCAACAATTAGAATTTCAGAAGCCAGTTGATGGTTTGCTTACTTATGATTATGAGGGGGAACTTTATAAGATTAGTAATCGTCATGTTGATCTTGTCGTGACGCCAAATCACAAATTATATTTTGGGAGAATTGGCTGGAAAGATAAAATTACTTGGGAGTTAAGAGAAGTTCAAGATATTGACGTAAAGAAGTTTTGTTTATTAGCTTCTCCATCAGAAGTAGAAGGGACAGAACAGTCTACATTTGATCTTCCTCAAGTAGATTATAGCCCTAATATAACCAATCATGACAACCTTGGTCCATTTAATAATATAGACATGGATGATTGGCTTGAGTTTTTAGGGTATTTTATATCCGAGGGAACTTTAGCCAAACAAGATAATAAATGGGCTATCTCTATCTCTCAAAGCAATAAGACTAATCCTGAAAAAGTAATCAAGATTAGAACAGTACTTGAGAGATTGCCGTTTAGGTTTAATGAGTATATAAACGATTCTGATTCTTGCTCTAGGTTCTGGATAAATTGTAAATCGCTTTGGACATATTTGGCAGAGAATGTTGGTACTTATAGCGATAACAAAAAGATTCCAAGAGAATTTCTAAACCTACCAGCAAAACAACTTTGGTTACTTCTTGTGGCTTTGGTTTCAGGAGATGGATCTTATGATTCTAGGCCAGGTCGTAAGGGTTTTTCATATAGCTCAAGTAGTAAAGAGCTGTTAGATGGTATACAAGAACTAACATCAAGGTTGGGTCTTCGGTCTTCATTAGGACCAGCCCATAAGGGCGTTGGCAGGATTAATATCCATCCAAAGACAGTGGTCGAAGTAAGAGATCATCAAATCAAAAAGGTTTTTTACAGAGACAAGGTATGGGCTTTTGAGGTCCCGAATCATGTATTAGTTGTTAGAAGAAATGGAAAGATCAGCATTCAGGGGAACTCTACTGCCCAGACCATGTCACGCAACCTCATCGACGACACCAAGGCTGATCAGAAAGAATTTGCCTCACAGTTCGAGTCATTCATAATACGCGAACTCATGTTGGAGAGTACCTTCTCGGATGGCTCGCTCTTCGACGAAGAGAACAAGGTATACCTCAAGTTCAAGGAGATTGACTTCGAGGCCCGCCAGGCTAAAGAGAATCACTTTGTGGATATCTTCCTGAAGAACGCCATCACCCATCCAGAGATGCGTATCGAGCTAGGCTACGAGCCATTTGAGGGTGAGGGTTGGCCGACCTCCAATAGCAAGGGTCGTATGTTCGTGAAGGGTGATGGAGATTGGGCTATGACTCAATATGGGCTGATCGAGAGAGACAAGGTTATACTCCAGTCCCTCGACGAGCCAGGAACTGCAACATCCCAGTCCGAAGCAGTCTCCAGAACGGCACAAAACAAAACCAAGTCTGCTGGCGGCAACTCTGTTACTAATAAGAACAAGCCTGCTAACCAGCATGGCACCAGAGCCAGTGCCAAGGTCAACAAGGACAACTTCGGCCTGCGAAATGCCGTTCCTACACTAGATTACATATTCAGCCAGCAGCCGCCTCTTCAGACAGCTTACGATATCCTCAGAAATGATATCGATATCCAGATCCGGAACCGTGGTGCCCGCACCAAGGAACTCCAGGTTATGGTAGACGCAGCCTTCGGCAAGGCAGCAGAACGCCTCAGCTTACTGGCCCGCCAAGCCTATAGACAGGGTATACGAGACATAAATGTCGAAATATGGCAAGTAAATGCCGGGAGAGCTGACGAGAAGATCAACGACCACATCACCAGATATATGATGAAACTCAGGAAAGAGGTCATTCAGAGCTTAGATCGGTATACTATGAAATCTCCAGGCCTGAAGGCTGAGGATGCCATATTCGCCGGCCTGATGCTACAGGCCCTGCGCCACAGAACAGCCATGATAGACAACAGTGAGATTATGAGGGCCTACAACTATGGCAAGGCCAGTGGATACCGGGTTTTGGACTTCGAAGAGCTGGTTTCTCACCGTCACGGAAGTGAACCTTGCGAAATCTGTGATAAACATCCTTTGAATTACAAAAACTCAGATGCTATAATCTACGAAGAACTGCCACCTTTACACCCCCATTGTACCTGCACGGTCGAATTGGGTGTCGGTGGCTAAGGAGTGTAACAGTATGACAATCAATCTTACGTTCACTGACTACTTTAGGCTGACCAAGCCTACAGAGCAACAGGTCGATGAATGGACGGATTTTCTCAGTGCGGCCCCTCTATCTAAGGCTCTGCGTATCCGCATGGAGGCTAGCCATGCTGGGGTATTAAATCGGAATAGGCGTTTCTATATCCCATCGCGCATGGCTGAAGGAGTAGGCACCTTCAGGGTAGGCGAAAAGCCCACCAAGATCCTTAAGCACCACGATCTAGAATCGGATCCAGTAGGTGTAGTTCGTAGCGCCAGGTTCGTCCCGACTATACCTGAAGAGCTACAGGATAACCCTGACATCCAGTCCCTTATGAGCAGTAGTGCTCCCATGAAGGACCAGTTGAAGGCTGCCAGAAACCTTATGCGTGCTGGTATCACGGAGAAGGAAGAGTGGCGAGGACTTGGTTACATCGAGCTGTATGCTGACATTTATGACAAGGAAACCATTGAGCAGGTCAGAGATGGCCGCTTTGACGCCGTATCCACACATTTCCGCTCCCCAGGCGCCGCACACTGCCTGATCTGTGGCCAAAACTGGGCCGCCGATGGCTTCTGCGAGCACGATATGGGGGAAATGTACGAGGATGATGCAGAGGATGGTCATAAGTTCCCCGCCCTGGCCATCCCTGGCGTACACCAATACCTAGAGACTAGCTTCGTAGCTCTGGAGGGCGACACTCTAGTGGCTGTCCAGATTATGGATGAGGCTAACGCTGACAATAATAAGGTAGTAACTGTACTTAATAAACAAGAGGAAGTATTTGATATTCTTACGGATACTGTCTTCGAGTTTAAGGATTACCACAACAAGGAGGACGATATGGCAAAATCAGCTAAAGACGAAATCGTTCTTTCTGATGCTGAGAAGAAGGTCTTTGAGACCCTCAAGAAGCTCCGCAAGGAAGCAGAGGAGAAGGTCTTGGCTGACTTTGCGCAGAAGATCGCAGCTCTCAAGGGCGACGCCGAGTTCTTCCCATTCCAGGAAGAGGCTGAGCTGGATGAGGAAACAGCGATTCAGTATGCTCTGGAAGACCTGGAAACAGCAGATCAGAAAGTAAATGCTGATGAAGTAGCAGACAATATGCAGGTTGAGCTTAAGGCTATGTTAGATGAAGGGCTTATTACGCAGGAAGAGTTTGACGCAGCTGACGCCAGACTTACTGCCAAGCAGCGTAAGGGTCTAGCCGGCTCAACATTCTGTGGCCCGGATCGTTCCTTCCCAGTCCCGGATTGTGCACATGTAACAGCAGCCAGACGACTTATCGGCCGCTATAAGGGTCCTGGCGATAAGTCTAGGATTCTTGCATGTGTGGCACGTAAGGCGAAGGCCCTGGGCTGTGGAGGGTCCAAGAACAACGATTCTGCAGATAGTGCGCCTGATACTTCACCAGCCGACAGCAACACTTCACCATGTGCAGAGGACCAGCTGAAAGACCTCAACAATGAGGATCTCCGCACTCTATTCCACTCAGCTGAGCTAGAACTCATCAGCCGCGACCTGAAGGTCCAGCGTGACTGCAGCGACTGTGCTGTACACCAAGAGAAGGCTGAAACAGCTGAGGCAGCAGCCACAGAGGCCAAGCAGGAGCTTGAAAGCCTGCAGGATACTCTCCAGGTTCTCCGTGGAGAGCTGCAGAGAGCATACGAGGACTACCGTGCACAGGTAGACTCCTATGTGGAGCTTGGCGCGTCTCTCTACAAAGCCAGAGCCGATAATTTGGCCTTAGTAGGCGTCCTGAATGGCAAATTCGAGGATATCGAGAAAGCTCAGGAGGCCCTCAAGGATGCAGACCTCGACAAGCAGGAAGCTGCCATCACAGATGGCTTTGATCTGCAAGTCATTGTAAATAAACTGAATGATGGGATGTCTCGTGAGCCAGACGGCTCTGTGGATAACCCGACAGTCAACACAGACAAGAACAATACACAGCTGCCAGAGGGTCTCTCTGCTCCAGCCGTGGAAGCTATCAACAATATCAAAGAGTTGATCGCCGATGGGCAAATTTCCGATGCACAGAAGATTTATGATAGAATGAAGGCATTGGATATGTTTACCGACGAATTGACTTTTGAAAGCCTTTCAGCGGAATCAGATAGTGCCGCTGAGTAGATGTACTAGGAGGTAACCAACTATGGCAATCGACAGAGGATATAATCCCAATCACAAATTCTGGGATCGCATGGGCCGTGTTACTCCCAACGTGGAGTACTCCCACTCTGAGCGTCCTCACTTTGAAAGCTTCGCTGCTCCCTGGCTGCCTGTACAGCGGTACGACTATGAATATGAGTACTACATTGTCATCTCCGCAGGTAAGGTAGTGGCGGAAGATCGAAGAGGACACCTCGTCCCAGCAGGTCTGCGCAAGGCCTGGAACAAAGCAAGTGGAACGACTATTCTCACCTATACGGCTACAGACGCCGCAGAGAACGTCATCGACCTCACCACAGGTGTAGCAGTGGCAGGCGCTGTTAGCTACACTGAAGAGCAGGTCTCTGACGCTCTCAAAGAACGCGGCCTGATCCGTGAAGGCGAGAGAGCCATGGACTTCATTTCGAAGCCTATCGGCGTGTCGTCCTATAACTACTGGAAAGCAGCTGGGCCAGATCATTTCAACCCAGGCGAGCTTTACCAGCACAACTTCCGCCCACAGGCTCTTACAGCCGTAACCTGTGACTACTGCATCACTGTTCCAGTGGTACCAGCAGAGGAAGCTACAGAAACAATGGCTAATGACAACACGGGTGGAGCGGCAGCGCTGCTTCAGAACCAGCTGGATGGTACGACACCTCGTGCCGGTGGATGGTTCAGCTCAACGCAGATCACTGAAATCGTGAAGTACTCCAACGACGTATCTGCAGGCGACAACGTAGTTTGCTACCTGTTCGCCAAGTTCCCGCTGGCAGCCATCACGATGGATACACCACTCACTCCATCCGTATCGGGTCTGACCAAGAAAGTTGGCTCCGTGACAGCTATCTCAGCTGCTGGAGACTACTTCCTGGACACAGAGCTGGGTCTCCTGTTCCTGTATGAGGCTGGCGGCAACGCTATCCCATCCCCATGGACAACTGGCGCAACTATCACGTATTACAACTACGAGGATGCTGTAGCGTCGGCAGGCAACACTTACATGTGTGCCACAGGAAATCTCTCGTTCGGTGACTTCCTCACCTACGACGAGTCCAGTAACCTGGTCAAGGCCTCACTGGATATCGGTACTGCAGAAGGTTATAACTCTTCGTTTGCTGTCTACAGTGCTGACCCAAACTACGGTACGGGCGCAGATGCAGACATCTCCGCACAGCTTGAGCAGGCAATTCAGAATCACCAGAATGGTATCGTAGGTCAGATCATTGGTGTCAATGAGTATCCACGAGACTACCTGGAGAAGGTAAAAACAGCATACGCAGGCCAGACTGCAGCAAATATGCGTACACCTGGTTCTGCAACCGGTGGGCGAAGTGATCAACTCACATATGCGGGCGGCGCAGAGCGAATGGTCATAGTCAACCTTATCGGTCGATAACCTAAGTCGGAGGAAAAACCAATGAGTAAGAAATTTGATTCAGCCAAGGCCTTCGGCGACGAATACAAACTGTATAGGGACACCTGGTTCAACTTCGGGTTCAACGTTCCTACGCAGTCCAAGGTGGAGTTCAGGGATCTCCTGGCAACTCCCCAGGCAGCGATTTGGATGCCGAAGGTTATTGAAGAGATCGTGCGTGAGCCGGTAGAGCCGATGCTCATCATCCCGTCTCTTCTAGATCGTATCGCCTACACCCCAGCGGCCAGAATTACGTTCCCGGCAATGGGCGCCATGGTAGCTTTCGACCTTGCAGAAGGTCAGACCTATCCAGAACAGAGCCTGAACGTAGCACCTGGTTCCGTGACCATCAACGTTGGTAAGACGGGTATTATGTTTAAGATTACTGAGGAAATGCAGAAGTACTCCCAGTATGACATCATGAACATGCACGTCAGAGCCGGCCGTCGTGGTCTGGACCGTCATAAGGAGAAGAAGGGTATGGACTTCATCTCTGGGATGGGCGTATCACTGTTCGACAACAAGAACCCAACGGAATCTATGTATGGGACCTGCACAGGGCGCTCCATGACAGGTGCTGGCAACGGCTCCTGCCGCATGGAAGACCTTCTGAAGGGGTATTCCCATATCATGATGCAGGGCTATACTCCTGATACTATTCTGCTTCACCCACTGGCATGGTCCATGTGGATGATTGATCCGTTCCTGCAGACTATCGCTAAGAATACAGGCAACGGTCAGTGGTTCCAGCGCCATAACATGGCGAAACAGGGTCTCCCATGGAACTCTGCGAACCAGAGCAAGATGGGTATGCAGGGTGGCTATGGTCAGTACACACCGCCGGAGAATGCGGCTGGTGCGACAGCATCTGATCCGGAGAATGCGAATCAGATCGACCAGAACCTCAACAGCCCAGCAGTGATTCCGAACTACTTCCCGTACCCGCTGCGTGTGCTGGTAAGTCCATTCGTTCCGTTCAACGAGGACAACCACACATGCGACATCATGATCTTCGACTCGGCAAACCTCGGTGCGCTGGTTGTGGATGAGGATGTCAGCACGGATCAGTGGGAAGATATGAATGCGGATATCATGAAGGTGAAACTGAAAGAGCGTTATGCATTTGCAGTGTACGAAGATGGTCTCGCCGTCGGCGTGATGCGAAACGTACCTATCAAGGCAAACGAAATCGCACTTCCAGTACACCCAACGATTTCTTCTGCTGGTTCTCTGGATGAGCTGGACGTAACGACAGCTATCAGCGGTCTATAAGCGTCGGTCTCATCATCGTAGCTCGAAAGGGGAGTAGGAGTGAACATGCTCCTTCTCCCCTTTTGTTTGATAGAGGTCTCTAGCCAAGGAGTATGATATGAGACTCGCCAGATTGAAGCTGATAGGAATGGCACCATTTTGGATTCTTAACCCTATCAAGCTTCATCCGGGCAACCGGATTAGTCCGCTTCTCGACATCGATAAGCTCACTCCCACACAGAAAGATATTATCGATAAGAGTATATTAGCTCGTGAGGTAATCCTGCTGTCTGGGGATGCCTCCCAGGAGGTAATACCAGGTACTACAGACCAGATAATCATGTTTGATGGGAATACAGTAGACACCGAAGATATACCTGAGGAACAGGATACAATACCTGAAATCATATCGGTGACTACCATAAGCCCTGAAGATTTAGAGGAACAGGCTGTAGAGGAAGATGGCTGGGTTATTGAGAAGAAATTCTATGACGAGGCCGATATCCTCTTAGACAAGCACCACAGTACCATCATCAAGTACATTAAGGCGCTGCCGCAGGAAGACGACAACCTGACACTACTACATGCCTGTGAAGAAGTAGAGCGAGAAGGCAAGAAGCGTTCTAGTGTCTTGAATGCTATTGAGACAGCTATATCGGAGTACTAGAATGGAAAAAGCAGAGCTACTACAACTCAGGGAGAAGATGAGCAGGCCACCCACAGAAGAAGAGTGGGCTAAGATTAAGAAGAATCTTGAGTTCTCGGTAGAGACTGGCAAGGTAACCATTTCAGAAGGCTTTGAGTTTATACAGTACCTGCGGCGAGAAGCTAGGCGCCAGCAGGCTGCCCAGGCAGCCGAACAGCTTGAAATACAGGCTCGGGCGGTACAGGACTTACCCTATGTACCCTCTAATGCCAAGGAGCTAGAGCTGGCAGAAAGCTTTGAGATTATTGAGGAAGATTAACTATGGCGACAACTCCACAAGTCGTTAGTGTGTATCCAGCTCCAGATGCTACAGGTATACCTATTGGTGACCAAGTCAGAGTGGTATTCGACCAGGAGATGGATCTCGACTCCATTAATGAGGGTACTTTAGTTTTAACTGGTCCGGATGACGCTCCGGTATTTGGGCCTATAGATGTTACACCACTAGATGTTCCGGGCTTTGATGATGAGGATATTCTGTCCTCACCATATTTCAAGGGCTATGTCAAGGCAACTATTTCATTTTCCAGAGAAGACGCTTCTGGTGCTCCTGTAGATGATAGCGTTAAGGACTATACCGGTGCCGGAAACCTGTGGCGTACAGTTGCTATCCTGACTCCGGACAAACCACTTAAGCCTAATGTACAATACATGGCCATTATCCTGGGTGACGAGAAGCCTGCTGATGACTTCGATACGGGTGTCCGTACTAGGACTGTATTCGACACCCAACGCTCTCCTGCTGGCCCAGACTACCTAACCTTCCATGGTGGATATACTGGTGACAATACTAGAGAGTATGTTGTGGAGATTACGGCAGGCGGTCCCACTGGTGATGCAGAGTATATGTGGTGGAACAAGAATGATCCGCTTACAACCTATAATGGTATTACCAGCACAGGGGCTAGAGAATTAGAGGATGGTATCTATATCACCTGCCACCATGACGGCAGTTTCACCGTAGGAGACACCTTCGAATGCAAGGTGATACCGTCTGTAGTATTACCCAATACCTACCGCTGGAGTTTCTTTGCAGGCAGTGGCGCCATCCTGACTCCACCGTCAGATTCTCCTACTTCAGGGATTGAGAGTGTTCTAAGTAACGTAATAGGAGAGTCGGTAACTGCCTCCTCATTTAGCGTCTCTGAGGTAGACCCGCCTGATATGGAATATGGTGTAGCCATAAGTACCGACCCGTATAATGGCGAAATCATTGAAGTTACTTTCTCAGACCCACCAGCTACGGCAACTCTAGCCAATGCAATAGATGTATGGTCGGAGCCGGCTAATGGTGACGAAGATGCCTTCCTGGCAACAGGTGAGCTAGACTTTGTATCCACGCTAGCGGGCAGTGTCCTGACAATCCAATTGGACCCAGGGCAGCTGTACGAGAATAATATAGTTCGCTTAAAGCTCGATAAGGATATAGCTGACTTAAACGGAAACGCTTTGGGCTCGGATTATGAATCTTACTTTACAACACCTTATACACCACTATACTCGAGCCTAAGGCGTATCCGTCTTGACCTGGGTCCGCTTCTGGTGGATGTACCTGATGAGACCATTATGCTGGCTATCCTAGAGGCCAGCCTTCAGGCTGATGCCATCAGATTCAAGACCATTACCCAAGCTACCTTCTTTAATCAAGCTCGCAGACAGTACACCACATGCCTGGCAGAGTTCATACTGGTTAGAGCCCTTCTGGGCGACAGCAGTCTGGCGGATAGGATGTCCAAGACCCTGGGAGACCTCAGTGTGTCCAGAGCTGGTGGACCAGGCAATTTACGTAATATTCTAGCACAGCTAGAAGACTGTGCAGCCAGCTGGGAAGTATCTGTCCAGTCTGGCGGCGAGATACATCCTGCCGGTAGCCTGAAACCGCAGTACTCGGTCAAGGGTGCTTTGGCAGAGGATTTCATATTTGTAAATAGACAATGGGAGCCCACATCAGGCGTGGGCGTGCATAGCAGTCAGTCGGCTGCCAACAGCTCACGATATGCCTCAGGCCGCAGAGATCTGAGGACATTTAGGAAACGTAGAGAGTCGAGTTATGACCGCGAGTATGACTAATCCATATGGTACCGCCCGCAGCGGCGGTATCGAGCTGGACCTCCGGGAGGAGCTGAGCCAGTTATTGTATGGATCGGCAGGCGAAATAGCCAAGGGGAAGGTAGGTCTGCTGAGGAAGATGCGGGAAGGCAGTGATGGTGAGCTATTGAGGTGTCCGTGTCGAAGCAGGATCACGGATGAACCCGACAGAGACAGCTTTTGCCGGTACTGTCATGGGCATGGATACTTTTGGGATGAGTACAAAATAGTGTATTATAAGAATAATGAGTCATTCCAAGATGGAGGTAAGGGATTATTCTACCTCGAGTACAATGTGGATGTCTCATCAAGCGACTTTATAGTCGAAGTCGTGTTAGATAATGAAGGCCGGCCCGCACAGCCGGTGGAGCGCAGTGCAGTTTACGAGATTGTGAGCGCTGACCAGTTTAGGGCCGATAGAGGAAGGGTAGAATTTTGGCAAGTCACGGCGCAGTATAGACGCGAGTGGAGTGTATGGTATGGTGTCAAAAACAGACAATATAACAGCTATTCCAGATCTAGGAGGGGCTGTTAGGCTTTCTGAAGCAGACGCTGCTCTGGCTATCAATAGATATATCCAGAACATCGGTGCTGTAGATACTGCCACACACCCAGGAGCCAATCTTCTGGGCTTCTACGAGCTTGTCCAGGAAGCTGTCGCTTCCAGGCAGGCCTCCGAGCATGTACCAGATGACAAGAGGCTGCTGGTTCTGGCGGATGACCCGCCTGAGTCCGTTGACACAGAGGCTATCACCTTCTTCATGAGGGCCCGAGCGCCAGGACAGTTTAATAAGGGCCCTGCGGGTACTGGAAGAGTGCGAGAAGTAGTAGCCCATGTAAGAAGTATACAACAGCACCCCGAACATCCAAGTGAGAAGCTGGTGACCATGGGGCGCTTCTATGATAACTGGGTTGTATTTAATATATACGCCCGAGACGACTACACAGCTTTTAAGCGTGTCTTATGGTTTGAGAACGTGATGGATAGCTACCGATGGTATTTCGGACTGCACAGGATTAAGACTATTGAAGAGGGCGTTGGAGACAGAGCGAGAGTAACCATTGGCGAGCTGCCACTAACTAAATATCCTATTACCTTCATGGTAAGGACTGAAGATACGTATCAGTTCGGCTCTCAGGAGCTTAAGCGTCTGGCGCTGAACGTAAATGTATCAACTAACATTGAGGAGGGTTAATAATGACCGACACAAGCGTGCAGTATGAAAATCTCGCTGGTGTGATCGTTTACAAGAACGACGGCAACCTCGCCCCCGAGGCTACAGCTGTTGCCCCAAGGGCTATGATCGTAGGTACATCGGGGAAGGGGCAAGGCCACCTAACATACCTGGTCCCCTCTACCACACAGGCTAAGTCTGAGTTTGGCAATGACGGTACACTACTTCGCGGTATGTGGGAAGTCAAAGCTGCAGGCGCAGACGAAATCGCCATGTACCGTATTGGTTCCAAGCCCGCCATTCTGGAGGGTGTAGGTAACTCTGCAGGTGGTGCAGGCGGTTACAAGATTGAGACTGTCGAGCAAGACGCAGATGCTGGTGGTAACTACGCTATGTATTACGACGACAGTACCGACCGCCTGGTAGTGAAGCGCAACACGGACGACGTCATTGTTTTCGATAATGACGAGACCAGCCCCATCGAGAGATACGAGGTAATCGTTAGCGGTTATCGTCACTCTGGTGGCGGACCGGACATTGGCTCAGCAAGTGCCTTTATCAACCTCGAAGACGTGGACCCGAGCACATATGCAGGGACTTCCTTCACAGCTGGGGATGATGGCCTGGGTATGTCCAGAATGGAGATGTACGAGGAGCTTTACGTAGCATACGAGAACATCAAGCAAACAGACTTCGACGTGATCGTACCAATGGATGTCTACCTAGATGACTACAATGTAGTTAATCAGGGACACTACCTGGGTGCTATTACGCCTGAGTCTCCATCCGCCAACACATACCCGACCAAGGGCCGCTATCGTCCAGGTCAGGATGTCGATGCTCTGGGTAGGCTCTTCGTAGAAGAGTATGAGGGCGAGTACTACTTCTGGTGGTGGTTCAATGACGGTTCTGGCGTATTTGCCTCGGCTGATATATGGCCGACGGATGCTCCAGGTTCTGCAACAGCCACAACCAAGATTGACGGCACAACTCTGACTGGAGATGACTTCCACGAGGTCAACTTCGCTTATCAGCTGGGCCGCTTCCTGTATGAGTACTCCACCAATGTCGTGGATGCGACGGGTGTTATTGGCGTTCTGCCACCAGCTTCCAACTCCCTCGTAGACAAGGCACGTTGGGTGGGCCGCGAGCCCACATGGACGCTCGATACGGCGTCTGGCCTCTATCACATCGCCTCTGCCAATGATAACGGCAGTGGTCTGGTTGGTAATAAGTTTATGGCTGGCAAGTATGAGCATCGCTCAGGTGCCTTCGGCGGTGGCTTCATCGCTACAGAAGGTAAATTCATGGACTCCGGAGCCGAGATCGAAGACGATAACGAGATTCCGGTAGACCTCGGTAAATACTTCTCTGTTGTGGTGGATTACCCACTGCTCAGAAACAGTTTTAGCTCAACCGCCTATCCGGCAAGCTTCGCAGCCTCATACGGCGGGTTCTATATCAACATGTCGCCAGCTAGCGCACCCACAAACAAGCGGGTAGCTAACTCGACACTGATCTTCCGTCTCGGTCTCCAGGCTCTGGATGATATGGCCGGTGCCGGGTACACCTGCCTCCGCCAGAAGACAACTGGTCTGGTAGTAGCAGATGCTCCCACAGCCGCCCTGCCAACCAGTGACTGGAACCGCCTGTCCACAGTACGTATTGTGAAGGCCGTCATTGACGGAGTACGTGCTGCAGTCGATCCGTTCCTGGGCGAGGGTATGTCGGATGCCACAAGGGCCTCTATGCAGACATCTGTAGAGAAGGTTCTCTTGGCAGCCAAGACAGCTCGTTACCTCCAGGACTACCGTCCATTCGAGATTATCCAGACACCTCAGATGGAGGTTCAGGGTAAAGCTGATATCAATCTGACTCTGATCCCAGCTTTCGAGCTGCGTCAGGTCACAGTAACGGTTTCGGTTTCGAAATCAGGCTAACTAGGGAGGTCGAGATAGACTATGGCAGTACAACAGAGCGAATTCACCAGAGGGTATAATAGCTTCTCTGGGATCGACATCAAGGCCACATTCGGGACCAAGGTGATCGGTACCCTACAGGGAATCAGCTATTCTATCTCTCGAGAGAAAGCGCCCATCTATACAATGGGATCTGCGGACCCACGTGCCTTCGCAAGAGGCAAGCGTGGCATCGCAGGGTCACTGGTATTCATCCAGTTCGACGAAGACCCATTGATGTGGGAGCTTGCGAACCGAGCACCAGGAGAAGAAGCAAGACGCCTCTACTTCCTGTCCGATGTAGACGACCTGCGTCCAGAGTACAGTCAGGAAATCGTTGTCGGAGAGACAAGTGTAGCGGCAGATCCTGAAGGTATCAACGTCCCGGGTGCTACAGCACAACAGCAGGAGAGTGAGATAACATCGGCAGGTTCTGATCAGAAGCCAGCGATTCCATGGTACGCTGACCAGATTCCACCATTCGATATCGTACTAGCAGCTGCAAATGAGTACGGCGCACTAGCCATCATGAAGATTCTAGGCGTCGAGCTGATGAACTCCGGCTACGGGGTATCAGTTGACGATATTGTCTCCGAGCACAGTTTCACATATATTGCTCACGGTATGCTTCCTTGGCAGTCCCAGGGTCAGCACGTAGCAATGCAGGGTATTAACCCATCGTAATCTGTGTTCAATCTGCCCATAAACCGGGTCAGGACTAAGCCTGACCCGGTTCTCCCATCTCCTGAAGGTCTAAAATATGGTTTATTCTAGTATAGTCGCCAAGCGCCCCATGCCCAGCGAGGACGCCCTTGCACGACACTATGTGTATAAGCCACCCCCGCCGCCACATCCGGATAGCCCTATGGCCAAGAAGGCCCAGAATAGCAAGAATCCTGCTGTCGTATCAGATTACGCCAAATTCTATGGGACATATAGTGGCGCTGACATCAAGGTAGTAGTTCACTATCCCCATGACCCTATAGACGACAAGCTGTTGCTGGACGAGATGTGGGCGATAGAGAAAGAGGCCATAAAGGCAGAAATTTGGTATGAAAACAATCGGGAGATCTTGACCACCAAACAGCTTGCCGACTATATACAAGCTCAGCAGGTAAGAAATAGTGAATTGAGTGAACTGGATGCAATCCTGCAAAACATCCGGAATTTACCTACATCCAAGACACTGGGAGACATTCAGACTATCTCTATAGGCAGTTTTAGGGATAAAGCTCCAGTCCGACCCTTGGGGGCTGTGTATCCGCGTGCATATACCAGAGGGCCTCGTACTATCTCAGGTAGTATGGTATTTACTATCTTCCATGAACACGTATTCGCAGACATTATGCGGCTTAAACTTAGACAGTTTAGTACTGGCTCTAGTGACTTCGACAATCAGCTTTACACCACCATGCTGGCCGACCAGATGCCTCCCATTGATATCAGCCTGGTTTTCGCTAATGAGTATGGTGCTATTTCTCATATGGGCCTGTGGGGGGTAGAGTTCTTCCAGGAAGGCCAGACCTTCTCTATAGAAGACATCTACTCAGAGAACGTGGTACAGTATGTGGCAAGAGACCTAGACCCCATGAGGCTTGTGGAAACCCGAGCCATCGACGGTCATGGGGTAAGCAAGAGCTGGAATAAGACAGCATCTGATCTTATGAAGGAGCAGATGTTTTCAGCTCATATCAGACGTAGGAATCCATTTATTTAATGGCACTCAGGAACCATAAAGGCGAGCTTATTACTCCTCCATTCGTAGGGGAGACAACGTATGAGTACGATTACTTCTCTGGGTCACAGATCAATGTGATGTTCGGAGATGTAGTCATAGACTCAGCTGTCGCTGTAAGCTTTAATGCGGTTCAGCAGAAGACACCTGTATGGGGATACGCCAGCCAGTACTATTCATTTGTAGGAGAAGGCAAGGTTGTGGTACAAGGAGCTATCATGTTGGCCTTCAAGGAATCCGGATATCTCAGCTATCCGATGATACGCTACCAGAACCTCAAACTTGGTGGAGAGTGGACTACTCCCCGCTACACCCTGAATAAGGAAGGCCGTCTGACTAAAGGATATAGGGTAGGAGACACACCTGGCACATTCCTTTCAGCTGCTCGTGAAGCTGAGAAACATAAGACTATGAAGGCCAATGTGGAGCAGTCCATGGAATGGGCTGCTGCTAAGGATAAGAAGAATGCCCAGCAGGCATACAATCAATTCTTTAGAGATCTCGGTAACTTACCAGACGATAGGTTCGAGCAGTGGGCGGAAGTATTTGAGGATGCCATATGGTATGGCAGTGATACTGCCAACCCCCTGCTCAGGGAGCGGCTCTTTAGTAAAAACCTCCCTGAGGACCAGCTGTTGGCCACTGAGGATGCTCTTTCGCACCGCAGAGCAGACCAGTACCCACCTATAGACATTTGGATCGTGTACGGCGACACCAGCAAGCCGTCTGCCAATCATACAGTCAAGAAACTCATGGATGTCTCCTTCACGGGGCAATCTCAGTCAATAGAAGTCTCAGGGGAGCCCATCCTAGAAGAGTTCCAATTCATAGCAAGAAATATCGTTTAACCAAGGAGTTACAACATGACTAAACAGAAACGCAAAGTGGCGGTAGGGCCACGAGAGCAGGAACTCGCCCGTAAGGCCGAGAAGATGATGAAGGCTGGCAAGAAGTCTTTCAGTGAGGTCTATGGCGACGACAAGCCCTTTGACATGGGTGCGGACAAGGCTGCTATGAGTGCAGCTGGATTCGGCGGCGGTGCCGGTATGCTCACGGCCGAGCAGGTAGCTGATGCGGAAGCTAATAACGCTCCGCCTGCAGCAGTCCCTGAGGTTCCCCCAGCGGCCCCAGAGACCGCTACAGCCGTCCCACAGATGCCGGAGGCTTCAGAGGTCGCACCAGCGACTACATCTCCCCAGGAGCCGCCTGAGGACTTCCCAGAGGACCCTGTGGAGAGAGTCAAGGCTATCTGTGAGAGGCTGAAGCAAATCAATCCCAATGCTCCAGGTCCACAGGCAATAATGGAGTGGAAGCGTATGCATGGGGACGTATTCCTGCTAAACATCGAGAATCATGTGTTTATTTACCGTTATCTGAAGCGCCAGGAGTGGATTCAGATCAACGCAAACCCGCGATTCAACGAGATGCAGGAGCATCAGGTCGAAGAAATGATCTTTGATAAGTGTGTCCTGTGGCCTGGGATGGATCCTGTACAGCGAGCGGCACTACCCGCTGGTGCTATGGGGATGGTTGTCCAGCAGGTCCGTCTCCAGAGTCTATTCCTGGAGCCAGGGTTCGTCGCCCAGATGACTATCAAGATGTAGCCGATGGATGGTCTCACGCGGGCCCTGGAGGCAATCCAGAAGAAATCCGAAGACCTGTATGCCTTCGAAGTAGAGGGTGTAGAGGTTATCTTCCGTCTGCCATCTATAAAGCAGGCCAGCCAATATGCCTTGCTTCTGGATATGGCCCCCAAGGTTAGCCTGAAAAGTGCTATATATGATAGTATCTTCGAGCAGATAGTCGAGAATGAGTGGCAAACTGAGAAGAATTTCAATCAGTTACCGGCAGGCATCTCAGAGACCACTGCCAGGCTTGCACTGTTTTTGTCAGGTGTAGATGTTGATTCTCAAGATTATACCGAAGAGCTATACAAGACCTACCGGAAACAGCTGAATGTTACTGCCGATTACATGAAGCGTGTAATCTGCATTGTATTTGCTGGATATACATTCGAATCTCTGGACAGCCTCAACTATCAACAGCTAGTCTATAACTTCATCCAAGCCGAGAAAGTCCTGTTAGATCGCGGTATAATAGAAGAAGAACATGCATTTCAGAAGCCTGAGGATGAGGTGGAGAAGCCATATCTGGTAGAAGATGTGCTTAGGCAAGATACCGAAGCATATCAAGAGTTTGATAGGCCGGCCGACGAAGATCCTGAGGGTAGAGCACGTATGCAGAAGATTAGAGAAGAAGCTATCCAGCGTGCCAGACAGCAAGAGCTGGAATTTAAGCGCAAAATGTATCGCCGAGGCAGGTGAAATTATTGCCAGCTGATCCGATAACAGCCTTCGGGCCACAGCCCCCACAACCAAGCGAGACACTATCCCCGCTAGCTAAACTGGGATTCGCTAGTGCAGGTATAATGGCGTCTGGATTTATACCTTACGGTGGCGGGAGACTGTGGGATGTTTACCTACAGGGAATTAGAACAGCCGAGACAGCCTTCCCTGCAGCTATACTCAGAACCTTCCGTATCTCTGAGTTCCTATCGCCCCTAGAAACCTGGTCTAGAATAGATCTGCCAGAGGCCCAGCTGAAGGCTGCAGGCCAGTACGGAGGATATCTCCGAAATATCTTTGGTACAGGTGGCGGTCTGACGATGGAGCGTACCGGTGCGATATTTGGTGATGTAACGCGCGAGAGTAAAGCTATCGGGATGGGGCTGCAGATCACTGCAGGCACTCAGAAGGGTTCTGCCATTGCCGACTACTACGCACGGCTTAGCAAGACCAAACTAGGAGAATATCAGTCACTCAATGAGGCTCTATTAAGAAGCGAATATGAGATGCTAGATCTCCCGATAGACTACAAGGAGTGGCTGGATGAGATGGCTCCTTCGGAGAGACGTCGCAAGCTGATATTGGGAGCCAAGTTCCGCGAGAAGATTAGGATTTTTGGTAAAGATATACAGCTCAGTGAGAAGATGCAGCGCCGAGTGGCTAAGGGTGAAATACTTGGGAAGCTGATGCGTGCCAAGGCGGCTACTACGGCGGGCCGTCTTAACATGCTACTCTCGAAGCCGTTCGAGGTGTTTCCTATCCTAAATCGTATACCTGTGGTCAGCAGCATGAAGGTCCAGCCTGGCTCTGCTATGCAGATGGCCGGCCGGTATATGATGAAAGGTTTAGGACTGGCCGCTGCGTATAAGGGTCTAGAATATTACGATTATTTGAGGGCGGAAGGTAGTGCTTGGGCACCAGCCCTTGGTACTGCCGGTGGTGCCGCAGCTGGCGCCTTTCTGTTCAAGCGACCAGGACAAATGTTTAGACCTGCTGGTCTGGCTATTGGGGCGGCAACCGGTCTCTATACGGCCCTAGCCCCTAGATTTGATGAAGGTCTATTCTACGGCGTCGCTTCTATGTTTACTGATTTGAACCTTGCACGGGCAAGAGCATCAGAAGCTTTGGGTCTATCAGAATCATTGCGAGAACAGGAAGCTGTGACACCTGGGCTGGTATCCCTTAAGACTGCCGTAGGGTTCGGTGGCGTAGGTATGCTGGCGGGGGGCCTGGCCGGCTATGGTGGTTTATTGGGTGCAGCAGTTCGGCAACGCCACGCAGCAGGCCCCGAGCGTGCCTTCGCAGATATTACTGAAGATCTGCGTAAAGAACATGTTGATAAGATAGCTGACGCCGTATGGGAGTCTAAGCTGGGTAAAGCTGTCAAGAAACTACCCGGGGGTAGATTGCTTGCTAAGGCTAGGCACCCAATGGCTCTAGGGTTTCTAGGTGGAGTGGCAGCCTGGGGCGCCCTTAGCACTGGCATGGGACTGCTTTCTGGCAATCTAATGGCGGCTATACCTGGACTCAACTTGCTGGGTACTACTGAGACTTCCGAGGAGCTGGAGGCAATTTACTCTGGTGAGAAGGAAGTGCCCATCAGGAAGGGTAGGTGGTGGGAGTTCGGGAGGTGCTTGGCGAATTCCTCAATGATTCCAATGTGTTATGCCGGAACATTTAAGGAAGCCCATGAAGTTCGTATTGGTGATGTCTTAATAGGCAGAGATGGCGAAGAGGCTAAGGTCGTCAATATATTTACAAGAAAGTTTTCTGGTAATATTATCAAATTCAAAACAAGAGCTAGTTGGATTACAGAGACCAAGCTAACAGGGAATCATAAGGTTCCGGTTCTTAGAGGAGAAGAAATTGTTGAAGTAGAAGCGAAAGGGCTTCGAGTAAACGACAGAGTAGAGATACCTATCCCACAGCTAAAGGAAACATCAACTGAGCTTATTTCTGAAGATTTGATAAAGACTGGTCTTTTCTTAATCTGTGAAGATATTCTTCTCCCCGCACAGAAGAATTGGTATAGTGGCAAGGTTCAAAGATCTAGGGGGGCTTCAATCCCTAGAGTTGTAACATTAACACCAGAACTAGGCCGTCTATTCGGTTACTTCTTAGCAGAAGGCAATATTTCTTATAAGAATGATATTCCCCACATGATAGAAACTGTTCACGCTAAATCAGAACGATGGATAGTTGATGATGTTGTCTCTATATCTGAGAAAGAATTTGGCATTACACCAACAGTAAGGTTTAAGAAAGGCAAGAAGAAAACAAACGAAGGCTGTTGGGTCGTAAGGATCTGCAGTTCTTTGCTTGCCAGAATGTTCTTTGAGCTGTTTTATAATAGCGAGCGCCAACAAGACAAAATATTTCCACAAGTATTTATGTCTGCACCAAAAGCTTTTAAAGAACAATTGGTTGAGGGTTATCGGCGTGGAGATGGACATCTAGATCAAAGAACCTGTGTTATCTCTTCTTGTAGACGAGGGCTTCTTGATGCAATATTCTCTATATTGTTAAACTTAGGAGAATATCCTTATCTTTGTAAGTTTGAGAAGAATGATTATAGGGGGAGGCATAGGATCAAGTGGACTCCAGGTAGGATTCCATATTTCTATAAAGTTTGTAATTCTAAACTTTACTCTGTTATTTGCGCGATAGAAACAGAAGATTATGATGATATTGTCTATGACTTCGAAGTAGATCACCCGGATCATCTATTCCAGGCGGGTACATTCTTGGTGCACAATTCTACTCCTTACGAGGGTGGCCGCATAGAATACTACCGCCCTCACTTCATGGAGAGGTTGCGGACCAGAGCATTCCAGAAGGGCATGTATGGTACTGAAGAAGAGAAGTGGGAACACGACCCATGGCTCCATCCATTAAAGGCCCTGTTCGGGTCAGACGAGTGGAAGTACCACTACGAAAGAAAATATCAGTATGAGCGGCCGGCCCCGCTTGCAGGCACTTACGGTAAAGATGTACCATTTTTCGGTCCTCTTGTTGCGGCAACAGTGGGCAAAGCTCTCAAGCCTCGCAAGCTAATACGTCCTGAGGAATGGATGCTAGATGAGGGAGAGTATGTACATCGACCGGATGTCCGCAAGGAAACCGAGCCAGCGTATGAGCTTGGGGGCTTGCGTCCTGGAGCGCCGGTAGTACCCGAAGAAGGTAGCCAGTTGTTCAACGAGCTTATGTACCGCAGACGTGAGGCTGTAGGTCTTGTCGGTTTTGCTGAGGGAGCTATTGAGCATGCCATGACGGGTAGGGAGGAGTTCTTCCAGAACCTACAAACATTAGGCGTCATGGGCAAGGAGACCGGATCTGAGTACTGGCTATGGAGCCATCTCAATGTGGGTGGTGCGCTAGGTGCATGCTTACCTGCCGGAGAGAAGGTTTTTACTCCGGATGGCCTGAAGAACATCGAGGATATTCAAGTAGGTGATGCTGTTTATGATCACCGTATGAAGACAAAGCAAGTACTTAATGTTTTTGAAAGGATCTGCGGCTCCGACGAACAGATGATTACTATCAATACCAGGGTTGGTAATAAGACGGTAAGAGTTACGGGGAATCACCCTGTTGCTGTTTATAAACGTATTCCCTGTAGAGATAGTCATGCCAGACCATGCACCCCACATAGCCCTAAGAAACATTGCAGTGTTTGTGGATTGTGTGACACAGAGATTGCGTGGCAATGGGTTCGAGCTGATGCTATTGAGCCAAATGATTTTGTGGTAATGCCGCTGCCCGGTGGTATTACTTCCGAAGATATATCTATAGATTTTGGTCCCTACGCTGCTTCTACAGCAACGGTGACAGACGACTATATCTATTCTAGGGCCACTAAACATTTTGCCAAAGCTATAGAAGCACTAGAGAATAATCCCCTTATGTCTCGGAAAGATTTAAGAGAAATCGTTCCCGATCAATATGCGAAGGAAGCATTAAATTCATACCGGAAAAAGCACTCTCCCAAAAGAACTCCACGTAAGGTTGTATTCGGTCGTGATCTTGCTTGGTTTGTGGGGTGGTGGATTGCTGAGGGTAGTGCTGACCCACAGGCTGGAGATATTACTTTTACTCTTGCTTTAGAAGAGCTGGATATAGCTCATATTTTGGGCGAAATATACACAGCCAGATTTGGATTTAGCTATAACATATCTACGAAACCCGAACAAGGAAGTTGTGCTTTAAGGCTACACAATATTCCTTTAGCACGATGGCTTAAGCAATTCGGCACCGATGCCGGCACTAAGAAATTGGCGTGGCTTATTGATCTGCCCATCTCTTTATTGCCTAAGCTAATTGCTGGTTTAATTGGTGGCGATGGGTGGAGTAATAAAGAGAAATACTCAGGAGGGTTTACTAGTAAGTCTAATCGGCTAGTGCGAGATCTTTGGATTGTCCTGGCAAGACTTGGTGTATTTGCCACAGTGACAGATGACTACTTGGAAATTCCCAAACCTAACAATCAATATCCGCAGGGCGAACAACGCAAGCCAACTCTTAGATCCTATCTTAAGTTTAGCAAAGACCAACATGATAGATATTGCCGCATTATTCTCGACAATGATTGGGAAGAAAGTTTCGAACACTCTAATGGTAGGCAGTTTACTCAGGATGGGTTTTTATATTACTCAGTTAGAAATGTAAAAGCCGAGCCTGCCACGGGAGTTAAAGTTTTTGATATAGAAGTTGAAGAGTCTCATTGTTTTGTTGGGGATTATTTACTTCTGCACAACTCGGAGCCAGTGAGACGTTTTATTCCGCGCACCAGAAGCTATCTTGAGACCTATAACCCTCTAAAGAATACCATGCCGTCCTGGATGCCCGAAGACTACTTCTTAGATCTGAAGTATGGCAATCCATTCCAGAAGATCAAGGAAGCTGAAATCAGACTGCCGGGTCCTGGGTACGAGGCTCTGCATCCTGAGGTAGCTGGGGTCCACCCAGAGGAGTATCCACTCGTCCACCGCCTTAAAATCCTGGGCGATGTGGCTATGTGGTCAGACGAATATAAGTGGACGCTACAGAAGGCTAAGCGAAACTTTGGTAGGCTATCGGATCAAGATAAGCAGCTAGTCAGAACTGTTGAGGAACAGGTCAAGTCCAGGAAGCAGCGCCGCAAGATAACTGAGTATCGCTTCAGACCAGAGCTACTAGGCACCAGGGATATCACCGTCACAGAGGTCTTAGATCCACGTCGTATCAAGGCAGCAGAATTCGGCGACATGGTTATCGAGCTGCAGGGCGTGGGCGCCATCACCAACATGCAGAAGGCAATGGACTTCGCCACTGAGCACTTTGAGGGGCAGAAGATTACTATCAAGGCTCCTCAGATGGAGTCCCGCCGCTATGATGTGACCAAGCGCGGCAGCCGCATGAAGGCTGTAGCCATGATGGGCGACCAGGACTACGGGCAAGTCCTGGCGGAGCAGAAGTATGCCGAGGCCAAGGAGCTACGCGATGAATTCGAGCAGCTAAGATTTACTCCTGCTGAGCGTTTGGCTGGACGCATGAGCGAGACTATCTTGCATGGTATTGAGACCCCTATGGAGTATCTAACGCCTATGTCTCCGGCATCCAAGCTTATCAGACAACGATCAGCCATTGAGGAGTACATAGCTTCAGAGGCTATTGGCACCCAGGCAGCATTTTGGAATCGTCCTGTGGAGAACTTTCTACAGCCAGCAGCCGACATGGCACTACACGCTATAGGTTTCAACAGAATTCCTGAACAAATTCGCCAACGTCGTGACATTAATGAATATTTCGATATGCTGGATTGGGTGAAGGCAGAGCGTGCAGAACGTATTGCGCGCCACAATAATAGGTGGTCAGATGTGAGGGAGGAACAGGAACTCCAGCAGCGGACCATGTTCGGGCTGGACGTCTTCGGGTCACCAGTGGCTGCTATGAGGGCCTTGCCGCGCAGAGAGCGTGACTTCTTTGCTGCTTTCACAGGTGCCAGATCACCAGAAGAGCGCGAGGAGATACTGTCCCTGATACCTGAGAATGAACAACGGCTGTATATGTCCAAGTGGTTACAACAGGAAGCAGGAGCTGCTAGAGCTAAGGAGCAGGCGGGTATAGCCACCAAGGAAGATGAGCAGACACTAATTACGACTGCTCTTATGCGCAAGACCGAAGGCTTCGGGGCCACACCGGAGATGGAAGAGCAGTGGCGAGCCGAGACAGATGGAAAGATCCCATTTGATGAATGGATACGCGAACTTAAGGCTAAGGAATACTTCAAAACCCACTCCTTGCCAGGCGCAGACTGGCTAGGGTGGTGTGTTCCTCCGAAACAAGATATCTTAACATCAGATGGTAGAATTCTCCATGCAAGTGACGTAAAATTAGATCAGTCTTTAACTACCTTGCAAGGAGAAAACCAAGTGAAACAAGTTTTTGAGAGACAGACAAATGAAGATATTATAATTGTTAAAACTCATCACAACAGTGTTTATTGTATGGCAGCAACAGAGAATCATATTGTGCTTGGGATTCAGACTGAACGATGCAAATACAATTTAAAGCCTGAATCTGTATGCACGCATGCAACAACAATGTGGAAATGTAATTTCTGTACTACAAAGCATTATGAATCTTATTCTGCTAAATGGATGCCTATAGGTAAACTTACAACAAATACGTACTTGCCTATTCCTTTACTAAAACATACTGATGAAGATCCAGTAATAGATATTGGTAAGCTTAATTGTTTTCCAAACAATACTCTGATACTTGATGATACTTTACGTCCGAAGACAGGAAGAATTAAACCAATCAATAGATTTATCAAATTAGATGAAGCTACTTGTTGGTTAATTGGCTATTACTTAGCAGGAGGGAACACATGGGCTGTTGGAGACAGAATGAGAGGAGTACAGTTTACAGCGCATATAGATGAAGTCCCAATTCTAGAATTAGCTCAAAAAATCATTAAAGATAAATTTGGATTAGATAGCATCATCAGATTTAAGAAGAAGCCTAAGAGTGAAAGCGCATATTTAGTAGTAGCAAATAGTATTTTCGGTTGGCTTATTAATCATTGGGTAGGTAGATATTGTGATCAAAAATATTCTCCTTCTTGGTTAGAGAATATTACTCAGAAGAGCCAAGCAGCTTTATTAGATGGCCTTAATACAGGGGATGCTTCTAAAGATGAGCGGGGGAGACTTATTCTTGCTAATAGACAATTATGCTATATGGCCAAACGGCTATATGAGGCACAAGGTATTCCTGCTAGTTTGCATGGGCCAAAGAAGAGAAATGGTAAAGCCCAATATGCAGTAGAGTCACTTAGCTCTTCTCTTTCAGCTATAGTAGGTGAAAACTTTATAGCTTATCGAGTAGAGACCATTGAAAGATCCCAATACGAAGGCACGGTGCTCGATTTTGAAGTTGAAGACCAGCACATGTATTGTTCTCCAATTGGAATCTATCATAATAGTCCATCAGTTGATATGGAGGATGTTAAGCTTCAGTATGTGCAGATGGCCGGACTCGACCATCATGAGTTCGATCTTTGGGGTGCTCGGAAGCGAGCCCTAGCTAGAAAACCGTATATTAATGAAGACCTTATACGAGATATGCAAGCCCGTGCTGAGCTAGAAGATGTTATGATACACAAGCTGAATGCTGAAACACTAGCCAAGGTCCATGGAGGTAGTGGCAGCAGGGTGATGCGGTGTGGTCTGGCTACTAAAGGACCGGATGAGTATGATATTGAAATCGTTGACTCTAGAGATGAATTAGTGCGAGAAACCCACAAGAGGATGGGAGTTAGGTAATGCCAGATAACAATTATCAAGAACGTTCACCACTCTGGGGGTTTACTGCAGGTGCAGCTCTGCTGGGAGGTGCTGGCGTAGGTTTGTACCGGGCCCATCCCGCTCTCAGGGGTCTTTTCACTACAATGCCCAGAGATATTGCTGGCGAAGTAGCGGCAAGAGTACCTGGTATGGGTGGGTTCAACCTGCAACGCACCATCAAGAGCACGGTGGACACATCAGATCTGGCTATTCACGAGCTATCCAAGATTGGCCCAGGCGGCAAGGTGCTGCAGCATGATATAGCCGCTGCCGCCTATGAAGCTATTATGGCAGGTGGCCGTTATAGTGAAGAGGAAGCTTACACAGCTTTCCAAAATATCATGGGCCAGTCTACATACAAGAAGGCTTATGGGCAAGCTGCTGCTGAGATTCAGGATTTGCTGGGTGATGCTGATGTCTTTGCTGGGCGCCTGCGGTCTCTAACAGCAGATCCCACTCTAGGCGGACGCACTCCATGGGCGGCCAGAGCGGAGGCAGCCATATCACCGGGCGAGTTTGTGGGCACGACCATTGACAGACCAGTAAAACCTATTCAAGACTTTCCCAAAGCCGTGGCCATACAGGAGAGGCTGGATGAAGCTATGCGCAAAGCTGGCGGGGAGATAGACTGGCGTGGTGTGGAGATGGTCCGGGAAGCACTAGGTGGCGGTAAGTTTGCTGAAGTTCCTGTACTAAGAGCGGCTATCGGAAGAGAAGCTATAAATATTCCGCTAGAGGGTGCAGGGATGGCCTATGGCGGACAGCGACTCACAGCCAGATATAGAACCCGGCGTGCCTATGGTGAGACAGGAGCTATACGCAACTATGCTGATGAGTACGTAGATCTTCTGGCCAACGCCATATCCAGACAGAAGACCACTACAGGTGTTAAGAACACAGTAATTGAGATAAATCATCGAATCATAGAAGCTCTTCATGACCGGGACGCATCACACAGAGCAATGGCAGTTTGGTCCTTGCCTGAAGCAGTGCTGCCTTCTGGAGGCAGGGCTAGAGCACGGATGTTGGGCCAGCAAGCAGTGTATGCAGGCAAAATGACTGAAGAATTACGCGGAAAGATGGTGGAGGAAGCTGCAGCAGGCGGACGGCAGTTGTGGCCTGTTGGCGGTCCGGATCCCGTAGCCAGAGGTGTATTTATGGCAGGCGTGCACGAGCGTATGACACCTGCCGAAGAGCTATATGGCCCACTAGGCCGTTTAGTGGGTACTGAACAACAACCTTTCCAGTTTATTAGGGGAGAGTGGGGTGTCACGGCGGAAGCTAAGGCTAAGGCCACACCATTCGCTGGTACTTTTGGCGAATACTATAGCCGGTTAGAACGCAAGATTCAGGGCCCAGCCTATCAGAGAATGGTACACGGTGGACATGCGGCTACGGCAGCCGAGGCTTATACTGCTCCTCAGCTAGTAACGTTCTATGCCAAGACTGCTAACGAGAAGCAGGCCCTACAGAGAGGAATGGTCGAAGGAAACTTTCTCGCTGAGGAACTGAACAAGAGAATGTTCCTGGAAGAGGGACTTATCGCAGAGCAAGCAGCCGATATGATGGAGTATGAGCGTGTTGTAGCAAAGAAGATAAACCTACGAGAAGGCCTCAGGGTGAATGAAGAGATACTGGCTAAGCTTAAGGGTGCTCGCATCGGAGAAGTGCGAGAATTCGCTACTCCTATAGGACAAGAAGGGTTTATAGGAGTTGAGCGCCACACTGGCGCACCGCTATGGGCAGAGGCTCAAGCAGGCGGGGAAGCTGCTGAAGTTATTGCAGCCGAACTTACGGACGATCATGCCGCTACGGTGTACGTACGCGAACGGCACCGCATAGGTCGAGATAAGTGGTGGAAATTTTTCAGTGAAGATATTAAGTTCATGGGTAGGGCTCAAACGCAGAAAGAATTAGCTGGCATGCTCGGGGTAGCCGGCGCACCTACAGAGATAGGCGGACAGGCCGTGCAGGCTATGTGGTCTGGCAAGCTGGTCCAACGTAACCTAATGGCCCAGCTGACTCAGCAGATGGAGGCTATGTCTCTCATAACCGCTGGCAAGATAGATGCCGGCACACTGGCTGGAAGCGAGGCTGTGGCCCGAAGCTTTTTAGAGGATCCAGCTCGTATCATGGGAGTCAGTAGCCTGAACGCAGCAACTGCTGACCGTGCTGTATTCGATCTGCAGCGGCGTATGACAAGAACAGCCAAGCGTTTTGGGTTTACTGCTGAAGAGATGGGCCTCACTTTCGGTCTGATGGATCAGGGTGTAGCAGATAGCCTCGGCATTGGTCAGGCAGTGGCAGACTCCACTGGTGTGATGGGGCTTATGAAGGGTCGTCTGGGTGATCTAGCAGCTGAAGGTGGTGCAGGTGGCATGGCTACAATTGAGCAAGCTGGCATGCGCTTGTTAGCCATGAAGGGTGCGGAGGGCCAAGCATTGGCAGCAGAGCTGGGTACTCGAGCCTATGGCAAAACTGACTTAGTAGCAGCTAATCGTATGATGGGCACTGTGCTGGGTGAAGAAGGCCTTGTCGAACGATGGACTGGGGATATACCTACTGCTGAGAAAACACTGGCACAGATGACCCAAGAAGACTTGCGGAGAGCACAAGGAAGGTATGTCCCGTTAGGCCAGGATATAGAAGCTTTAGGGGGCGCCAAGCGGCTATATGTGCCAGGTTTTGAGGAAGCCCCAGAGCTTATGCAGCAGTTCCGTGCTCAGGGCGGCCGTATGATTGATACGGATGTTATGCAGGAACTACAAAATTTACGCTATCAGCTAGCTAGAGGGGCGGCTACAGAAGAAATTGAGGCCGCAGCTGCCTCATTACGGAGCAAGGTTGTAGCTGCCACAGAGCGCCAGGCAACCATTGCTAAAGGCAAGCTGTTGGGAACCAGGTATCTGACAGGTGTCCGACAAACTGCGGAACAGACAGCCCAAGCTGCTGGAGCTTTCCGTGTCTCCCCACGCACCGCCCAGAGAATGATGGATGAGTTGCTGGAGAATGCCAAGACGGATGACCAGCGAGAGCTATTGAAGTTCCAGAAAGAAATGTTGCTAAAGAAGAATCAGGCTGTGGTTGCGGGTGTCTGGCGCCACCCTCTCACCGGACCAGAGAGTTTCCAATTCGCGCGGTTTCAGGTAGACCGGAATCTAGCAGACGAGCTAATAGCCTCACCATACCAAGAGGGGTCATTGACTATTGGTGGCGTACAACGCCAAGTAGATATATCTCCCATGGTAGGTATGAAAGGTGATTTTGATAAAGATGCGTTTTCTATAGCTGCTATATCAGACAGAGACACCTTTAACAGACTAACCCGCAAGATGGATAGTGAAATTGCTGAAGGATATACCAGCTATTTATTCAATCATTATGCTATGAAAGATCTGATCAAGAGCCAGGCAGCAAAGCTTGGAGGGGTTAAGGGTATCGCTGAAATGACAAGACGTGAGGCTATGATGCAGGGAGCTGCGAACCTCACAACAGCCAAAATAGCCACCCCGCAGGTTAATATAGCTTTACAGAAAGCCAAACTGGGCCTACAGTACGCAGCTCCAGAGAAGTATCGTCCAATGGCTGAATTGTTCTGGCACCTAGAAGAAGCCGCTATTGGTGGTAAGCACGGAGCCTACCAGAGTCAGATGTATCAAGATATTGCCCATGCTATACAGCAACAAGATGCAAGTGGGATGGAGAGTGTGCTGAAGAGAATAATGGGCGAAGAAGATCGTGTAGTATCTGGTAGCATCACTAATCCTGTGACCGGTCGGGAGGGTGCTAGAACACTGAAATTCAGCCCCAGACAGGCTGCGGAAGACATCATAAGTGGTGTACGTGCAGTTGGTGCAGATGTAGACGTTGCTGTCAAGGAAGCACAGTTGGCCAAAGGCCGCGTGCCAGATGACTTAAATACCTTAATACACATGTATTACAAGCGTCGTACGGGTTCCCTCGATGTGGCACAAGCAGTCATGCAGCGACAAGCTTACGGGCAGCCGAGCCTCACCGAAAATGCCACCAGGGCCTTGCGTATGGCTAAGACTAGAACTTCAGCTGTCTTCGGGGCTTTGCGCCATGCCAGAGCCCCACTGATGATAGGGGCTAGTCTGGCGGCCGGCGTAATGCTAGCAGCCCCATCAGTATCTGGTTCGCTGTCGGCACCGAAAGAGGGAGCAGCTGGTGGCAGGAACCTGGGGGACGACTATATTGGTCCTGCAGCCGGACAGGGTATGAGTCCTCCAACAGCAAGGATAATGCAGTCGCCTAAGGTGTACGACATGAGTGGAATGAGATCCGCATCTCGTGCTAGTATTAGAATACCTACACCTGATGCGAACCAGATGGGCCAGAATTTCATGAGACAAGCTGGAGACTTAGGCGGTCGGACCCGGATTAGAACAGTAGACAACCGAGAGGCCTTGAGTCCGCAACGTCTGGCTAATAGAATCCATGAGAGGTTGTAGCAAGAAATGCCTAGAAAAACCTCAGATGAGTTACCTGTACTAGATGAACATGGAGACCCAATCTCTGATGAGATGGAGCTACCGGACCCTCTAGGTCAGTCAATCCCTGTGCCTAAAGAGCTGCTGGAGTTAGAGTTCCAGGAAGCACGGGCAAGGACTATCAGACCTACGGCTGCTCTCCAGGAACAGGAGTTTCTCTCCGAGCTAGGATACCGTGAATTTGCTGACGACTTCCTGATGCTCAATGATATCACGCTGTCTGATGTGCCAATGAATGCCATCCAGATCGAGTCCCACAATGATGTATTCGTAGCCGAAACGCTTAGATCAGAGTCCCCGGTAGTGGCCACCAAAGGCCTACAAGACATGGTGCTTACTATAACACTAGTTTTCCCAGAGGGTCCTGCGCAATCAGTAAAGCTTCATCGTTTGATAGCTGAGCTTACTCACAATCCACTAGTATATGTGTTTAACGGTAAGGTGCGTAAATCACTTGGTGTTTCTAGCCCAGCTATAAATACGATATTTGTTCTTGAGACCGGCACCTTATCTAATTCAGCTACTCCTGGCCAGCTGATACTGACGCTGACACTACATCACTTTAACTTCAAACCATTTAGTAATCATTTCTGGTACAATACTACGTTTCCAAATGTCTCGAAACGCCGACCTACTCCAGAACGTGAGTTGCTACTGGGGGACCTGACCTCCTATGAAGCATCGGCCCACTCTTTGGATTATGAAGCTGAGAAGATGGTCAATGATATTCGCGAAGGTCTTCTGCCATTACGTGGCGAGGAACCTAATGTACCAGTAAATTTCCCTGGAGCTTCTGATGCATGGATGTATTATGCAGACCATATGCAGAAGAATACTCCAGGTGTCGGTACAACTAATAGCGATATTGTAGGTTTCACTCTACAGATGCTGGAGCATCACAATCCTCCAGACAAGACCCAAAAACTTGGCCGAGGTGTGGTAGCCGATGTGTTGAAGGAACAGGACGGATTCCCTTCAGCGGCAGCAATATACAACGCCACCAATGCACCATTGGTCGAGACTGACTCCCAGGGGCAAATAACGACTGCCACCCAGCAGGCTGCCAAGCAGGCATCTGTACCAGGACAAGAGGTGCCAGTATTCTTAAAGCGCAGTAAGCGCTCGTGGCAATCGGCCAGAGAAGAACTATGGAAGTGGGACAGGGAACCCTGGAGGAAGAGAGGTAAGCTTGAGTTAGGGAAACAGCTAAGCCCACACTTGGCAGATAAAGAGACTGGCGAGACCGTTCATTATGAGCATAAAGAGAAATGCAATATCATGTTCTACGAGACCCTGCATCGTGCTGGGTATCAGGTTCCAATTCAGGCACGAGCGAAGGGTAAGGGTTTCGGCTACTTCGGGTGCAGGCAGACTGTTAGAGCTGCACAGCATAATGCGAGGTGGCTGCTGCGTCTGACAGGCCAGTCAGCTAAGAATATACAGAAAGTAATTGATGCCGGAATTCCTGTTGGCATTGTGTGGTCTAAGCACGTTATGTTGCTGACTAGAGTACATCATATAGGCTATGCTGCTGACAAGACTATTATATCCATATACTGTCAGGCAGTTGACCAGAAGTCCAAACGTGCCGGACCGCCTAAAACACGTTTAGCATCTAATACGAAAAGTGGAATCGAAATATTCCAGGCTCTGCCTATAGGTGTGAGACCTAAGCTTGCCAAGCGTACACAGCATATGGATGTCTCCAAGGGCCCTAATGAGAAGAAGCCCGAGCAGACCAAGCAACAAGAGCAGAAGAAGCCTAGGCCCCAACCCACTGAGGGTACTGCGGCCAAGTCTGAGGCTATCCCGGGCAAGCCCACTGAATTACCTAAGGATGTGCGCAGTCAGCAGGCACGAAACAAATGGATTGCTTCTTATAATGCCAAGGGTTGGTATTACTATTCCGAGGATCCTAAGTTACGGAATATATTTGCCAAGGATGTACAGCTATACGTATCTAGCAATCCAGATGATTACCGAGATTCTGTGTTTGCCAAGAACATGGTACTCTCCGGACTCTCCGTGACTTTCGGTCATAGGATAGTACCGATAAAGTTATTGAGTCAGGATACATATACCTGGCAGTTCCTGGGAGCCGGCAATAAGACCGGTACTTTGTCGTTCACATTTACAGGTGTAGAAGGCAGGGAGGGAGCTGACGCCCTTAAGAAGATGATATTTCGCGCGAGGGAAAATGCTCGCAGGTTCAATGCTATGATACCCTACGCTGGCTCTATGCGAGTAGAGTCAAGCCATCCTGTCACAGATGAGACCAATAATATTTTGGCCCTTCTGAGCATACGAGATATCGTTGTCACAGATGTACAGGAATCAAGCGTGGAAGGTTCGGTGGACCAACACCAAATGAATGTTAGCTTCATCACCCAGGATTTCGCTGAAGAACGTCTTGATAGATACATACCTACAGATATAAGTGCTAAGCGACAAATTGTTTCTGGCATTATGAAGTTCTTGAAGTCTGAGAAGCCCAAGAAGCTATCTAACGATCCACAGGATGATGATCGCCGCAATATAATACCTAAACCTAGCATCATCGAGCCACGGCTCTACGAGGTAGCGCATGAGAATCAGGTCAAGCAGGAACAAGGGTACTGGGTGGCAGGTCATGGCAGGCCATGGAAAGTAAAGGATCCATATTTCCCTGGTTGGCTGGCAGAAGCAGTGATTCAGGCCGCAGATATATGTCAGAAAACACAGAATGAGATGCCGCCAGTTGTCTGGAAAACTGCTCCTGATAGCAACGAGACTTGGGAGACAGCATATCGCACCTGGGGAGCAGAAGGGGTATTATTTGGACAAGTTAAGAATATTCCTAATGAGGACAAGCCTAGTACTGCAATAGTCAAGAAGGGCCCTGCTGCTCAAGCGGAAATGATGGCTGAACTAGACTCACCACGCTCTCACTATACTAGGGTCAAACATGACCGTGTAGGTACATGGAACGATATGTATAATGGGAAGTTTAGTACCAATGGTGCCTGGGCCACCAACCGTGAGCATGCAAGAGTGTTTAACAAGTGGCTGAACAGTATGGAGCGCGTAATCAGACAGGTACAGTCACATGTTTTAGATGAGAGGTTCGATAATTACTTTCCAGGTATCAGACAGCAGAGGCTAGAAGCCACAGCGTTAGCGGTGGGTGAATGTTACGCAGATATGAACCTGCCGGAGGTGCCCCTTGTTTCTGAAGGCACAGACTCACAGCAACGCTTGCCTGCCATACCGCTTCCGCCTGAGTTCTATATATATGATGACTCCAAAGAAGATTCAGTGGTATCCGCTCTAACCGATGTGAATAACATGGAAACCTTCTTACGCCGTCACGTCCGCAATGAGGTTGCATCTATCCAGCGATATCTTCATGACACCATGCTGGGTGGCTCGTATCTGTCATACAACTTACCTCGCATACTCGAGAGCAGGAAGATATATCTGGAGAAATTTGCTGGAGTAGATCGTGCAGCCGGTGAGATAACCTTTTTAGACTACGAACAGATGATGCAGGAAGGTACTAATGCATGGGAGCCCGTATATTACCGTCCAGATGACCCGGACTACCAGGCCAAAGGGCCTGCAGCATGGTTCAAAACTGTCAGTACGGGGCTTAAAGCTACTGACTACACCACAGCGCAGTTCAACTTTATGCAAAATCTGACACATATGAGTGAATATGTTCAGTCAGGCCGCCCACTTGAATGGCACAGTAGTGACGTAATGCCAGAGCCTGAGAAATTAATTGAGGCTATGTACGACGTGAACTGGAGGGCTCTGTCCTTTGGGCCAAATCCAGATTATAAGACAGCTGACAAGAAGTTGTCAGGTACACCAGATAGTCAACAGACCCAGAAGTCTAAGGAAGAGATTAAGAGGGCTGGTGGTTTCGTGGAGTGGGGAGACCTGGGCCCTAGAGCTACCCGATTATCTGATGGGTCGTACACTGTTGGGAACAATAAAGAAGAGGTACAGGCTGCTGCAGATGCACAGCCAAGTGCCTGGGGTGTGGTGAAAGACCAATATTTCGCACTTCTTGGTGGGGTTACACGTCTTGCTGGTAAACTAGGGATCAATCCACTGGCAATGGCGGTAGAAGCTATCGGTGACGTACAGAAATTAGTTGACCAGAAGGCGGAGAATCGTGCTAACCTGATACGAGCTGGAGGCATAACTGAAATCCTGAAGGGGCTGGACCATGATGTGGCCAAGGGCAAGTTCGGTGAAGGCAGCAAGGTTAAGAATACAGCAGCACTGGGTACTAGTATAGCTCTAGGCAATAAGAAGAATGATCTCAGTATGAGGCGGGCTTTCCCTACCTTCAAGATATACTTCATCGAAGATGATGCTGACGAGGATATTAAGGTTAACGGTCGAGTCGTTCGGGCCTTCGATGACTTCTATTCATACTCCTGTGTACAGGAGATACGTATAATACGTTCTCGTAAGGTGGCGGCTGATCTTGCCATCATTCGCATCACTAATATCGGGGACACTTTGCTGAGGCGACGCTGGGGTGAGAAGGCACAATACATCAAGGATCACGAGGCGAAGTATGGTATTAATGCTGAAAGAGCCACTGGAATATTCGCCGATACTGAACTGGAGAATCCATTTGAAAATATGATTCTTCAGGATGGAGTTAAAGTGCAGATTCGGTTGGGATATGCAGCCAATCCAGATCTGCTAGAGTCAGTGTTCTTGGGTAGTATTGTAGAAATAGCTCCGTCGGAAGATGGAAAGATCCTGGAGATCGTGTGTCAGGGATATGGTGCCGAGCTTGAGGGTGTGGAGCTGGGCCCACTGAGCGATGGCAAAGTGTTTTACTCGTCTCAGGAAGTGTTGTCGGGAGCTATTCTACATCCCAGTATCGTACACTTTGGGCGCCGCAGCGACTATAACCGATTCCTAACAAGCGAGATACGCCACAAGCTTAGGGGTGGCCATGGCCAGAGTATACTATATCAACTTAACCCCGCAAGCCTTATCACTGAATGGGGACGCAGAGAAACGCTATCCCAGTTATTTAAGAATCCACATCGTAATGAGCCCCAGGATGATAACATCTTCGCGCCCCCTCCTAAGGTGTATGCCACTACTTGGATGAAATATTGGGATAATGCTTGCGCATATAGGCCCATCAAGCAAACACCATGGGAAATATTCCGCGAGCATGAGCTGCGACATCCTGGATATGCAGCGCTGGCTATACCATATGGCCACTCTCCGCGTATGACCATGTTCTTCGGAGCCAAGGGCCAGCACTACTGGTCAAGACCGCCAAGTGATATGGAAATGCTTTTGGCAGATAGCGCCACTAGGGGCATACGACACCTCAAAGGATTGGAGGTCTCCAAGCTGATACCAAATGAAGAGTTTCGCAGCAGTATGCGTAAGCTAGCAGCCGCCAATCCTAAGATGGCTAATGCAATAGCCATCGCCCTTACCAGCTCAGCACCGGCACACAGTGTTGAAACCCAAGTCAGTGCTCTGTTCGGCCGATATAAGCCATTCCGTAATTACCATTACTTTGACTCGGTTCACCATATTCTGAAGAACACTATCCGCACTAACCGGAATGGGGTACCGAATGAAGTAGAGGTTCTGTATTTCGACAATGATAATCTTCTGGAAGAAGAGGATGCTGAGGATCTCGTTGACAATCTGCAGGCACTGCAGAGAAGTGATAGCGGAGTGCTTGCTTGCAAACTGGACGAGAATATTCCAGACGAGTATTTGCGGTCGTATAGGGAAGAGTTCCCAAGCTGTATAACAGTAGACATGGCCAAGAGATATGTACAAGGCCTGTTCGCGCGTCATCTGCGTGATGCATATCAGGGCGAGTTGATTGTAACAGGCAACGAGAAGCTTAAGCCATATGATGTATGTCTCATTAATGATTCTAGCATTAACATGATTGGCCCTATAGAGGTGGAAGCCGTAGAGCAAGTTTTTAACCGAGACTTTGGTTTTATATCCATTATCACACCGGACATGTGTGTGGTGGTGAATGACTTCTATGCCCAGGCGGCCATAGATACAGCTTGCGAGGCACTATCATATGCTTACGGATTCGACCAGCCACAGTCAGGTGTTAGCCTTACAGCACTCACAAGCCCCCTGCCACTTATGGCTATGACTGCAGCAGTGAAGATCATTAACTGGACTCAGGACGCCGTGCCGGTAATAACCAACCCACTGACCCTTGGTGGTAAGCCATTTGTTAGTGTGGCCTGTGGAGCAGGCAGGTCCTCATTATTTGTGGGCCTACACGGTAGGTGGTACCAGTACTGGGATGATCTCGAGACAGCTTGGGATAAGTTGGATATTGGCGAGGAGCTATTCGGTGCTGCTCTGGATATATCAGAGAGTTTCTGGGGCTTCTTGGGAGATACAGGAGGGCTCGAAGAGGCCGAATTATAAGGAGTAGGTTATGCCTAGAGAAGTTGGCGGGAATACCCCGATGGGGGCCATCCTTAACAAGATTGGCAACAAGCAGGACGAGACACGAATATCCAAGTCTCGTATAAAGTATGGTATTATCAAGGAAGTTGTGGGCCGCAAGAAGGGCCAAGGGGTTTATACAGTAATACTGGAAATTATTGGCTCAGACGGCAAGCCCCAGCTGACTACCAAACCGATCCCGCTCAAGGAGCATCCTATGTTCTTGGCAGCCAACTATGGCCCTCCGGATGAGCTGGTGGGCAAATTCGTTTGTCGGATAGATTATAAGGGTGACTCGGTCAATCGTGGCACCGCTTCAATAGTTAGACCGCTGACGGATGATAAAGAAATCACTGAACAGACTAATCAAGTGGCCATCCAGGGGGCAGCATTCGCCCCTCCAGGTAGTGGTATAGTATAATTACGTAGGAGAAGTCCATGACAAGACACATAAAAGCCTCGCCAGAAGCAGAAGCCGGTCAGGTGATTGACTCTAGGTCAGTGCGTATGCATGGCAATAAGGAGAATTACGTCCAGACTGATACCAAGGGCACTACGATAGGCGGCCCAATGAGCCTTGTGGCAGGCTCGGGACAGATGAGATTCAGCAGCCTGTGGACCATGAATAATGAGATTATGCTGTCATTACCGTCTACTATGGCTACGCCAACTCCAGTCATGATGATCAACCCGCCTGTGAGACAGTTCGCCAGTCTCATGAAGGATGCGGCTGTCTTCATAGGTCTCCTCACAAGCTTTCAAGCCTTAGGCTAGGTGATTAGATGCCTCGTATATACGATAAGATAGACATGCTCTGGACATCCCGGGGAGACTATTTTATCAGCGAGGGTGATCTCATGGACACCCAGCACGATCCTCTCAGGTCATTGTTACAGGAGATGAAGACTCGGGTAGAGGCCGACCAGGGTGACTGGAGGGTGTTTGAGGATGTCGGAGCCAATCTCAGAGATTTTGTGGGAGAACCTAATGATGAACAGACAGCAGAGCTAATCAAGACTCGTATTACGGCTGCTTTTGCTCGGAACGGCTTTGTGCATACACAGGACATAAAGTTACAGTATATGCCTGTGGCTCGTGATAAATTACTAGTACGGGCCTCAATAAGCGTTGCCCCAACAGCCAGAAATGCTAGTTCCGAAGTACTTATTAGACATTTCCTGTATAACTATTCGGACAATAACGTATATTTCATAGGAGCGTAGGATAATGCCATTTTTCCCTAGAGAAGAGAGAGAAATTATCAACGAATCGCTGGAACGCCTAGACCGCGACACCAACATTAATCAAATGGCACCTGGCGGCAAGGCACGCTTCTTCTTGTCTACCACAGCTCGGGAGCAGGCGAAACAGCAGAGACTGTTTGACGAGAATCTACTACAGCCCTACATCCACTACGCAGAGGGACGCTTCCTAGACTTCTTTGGCGATATGTTGAACGTCCCTAGGCTGGAAGCTGCCCACGCCATAGCTGAAGATGACAACTTGATGTTCTACGTAGATTCGGGAACATTTGGCGATATCAATAATGGCGCAGCCATCTCTATACCAGCTGGCACAAGCGTCTCCACGGAATCATTTTCTGGCGAGATTGTTACTCCAGGAATTGCCGAGCAGCCTGTTGTCAGCTATTCGACCCTCGTGCCGGTTACAGGCGAAGCCGACACCAGCTTTGTTTATGCACCTGTCAGGTCCGCCCTTGAGGGTATAGATTCTTCTGTGCCTCGTAACGTATTGAATGTACATGGCTTTAATTCCTATACGCTCTCGGACACTCAGCGGCTGAAGTGTACAAACAGATACGCAATTGATAATGGTGTAGATCGTGAAGAGGATGAATCATATCGATACCGCCTATCTAATGTGTTCCGCTCTCGGACAATGGCAGTTATGGCTTCGATTAGGCTCGCAGCACTAGCCATACCAGGTGTGGCTGATGTCTATCTGGTAAACGCCGAGCAAGGGCCAGGTACATTCGCGTTATATATCAAGGGTATCACGCCGACAGTAAGTCCTGACCTGATACGTGAAGTCACACAATCTGTCAATCTAGTAACAGGCTATGGCATACGGCCATTCATATCTGCTCCCAGACCTCTAGGGTTAGAGCTAGTGGCAGCCGTAAACTGGTCACCTCGTGCTAAGGCTGAGGAGATTGCCTTCGGTTATGTTGCGATGCGGGAGGCAGTAGAAGAAGTCATTAATGCCCTGGACATCGGTGAAGATATCGAGATGGTTAACATAATAGATTCTATGCTGGAGGCAGCTCCTCTGGCATATAGGATTGGGCGCAATAGGCCCAACAAGTTCGAGGAGATTTATCTGCACAAGGCCTCTCCTACCGGTGAGGGCAGCGTGCGTACACTGACATTTGGGGAATGGCTTTCGCCGCTTTACAACGAGAGGATAATCCTCGAAACCTCAGGGCGGTATCGCGGAATACAGTTCATTACTTTTTAGGGATAAGTTATGACAAAACTTGGAGTGTGGCCACAGGACAGACACCATCTTTCATGGATGACTCAGAGGCTAGCGAATAGGGCTCCGGAGTACACCCATGCGCGTAAGTGTCCATTCTCAGTAATGCAGCAGGTGATCAACCCGATAGCCATTGACATGGAGAGGGTCAACCAGCAGCTGGTGGAAGAGCGAGATAATATCTATATGAGCGCTGCTAATATAGACCTGATGAGCCAGCTATATAGGATAGAGCTAGGCACGGGGATGGAATTTACCAATACGGAGCAACAAGATGGGATTCCTGTATACACCCCACCAACAGTTTATGGAACTATCAGCGAGGTCGAGTACGAGATTACCATGGCGCCGCATAACAGTCTGGAATTCTTATGGTATCAGGCTGTGCCATCTCGAATAGAAGATGGAGAGACAAGCTATCAGTATCAAGAAGTAATTCCCAGGACAGCTGCAGCAGATATCAGTAGCGCTACGCCGGAAGATATGGTTATCGAGGGCCACCTCTATGTGACTGTGAGGGGGAACACAACCTGGGAACAGCGGGCCCGGAATAGAATCTATTATACCAAGGTATTTATTAACGGTATCACACGCAAGGGAACACTAGTAAGAGAAGCAGTGCCAATTAGATATAACGGCACATTCAGAACCGTCAACCAGTGGAAGTCCGTGGAGTCGGTGTACATCAGCTATATGGATGATGACGCTGAGATTACTCTAGAGGTCTTGCCGTTCGACCGTGATGACATGCTGGATACCAGAAACCTGGTAGTGCCGCCAAGCGGCACAGAAGCATGGCGTTTTGTCACCCTGGGCACTCAGACCTGGGGCTCCTCAATGGTCTCTAAGAGCTTCACTGTCAGCGAGATAGGTGTTGTGCAGCTGGGCTTTGATACCAAGGACATAGAGCACGAGGTTGAGTTACTGGACACTTCGGGTAATAATGTAGATCTGCGTGCTGCTGTGCTCAAGCCTCACACAGACTATATGTTTGCGGTGGACGCCGATACATTCTATGTTTACAACACCAGACTGCCTTATCCTGATCTGACTACCCTACAGGCAGAGAGCCCGGATACCAAGATGGATATCTACTCAGATAGGTGGGTATATCCGCGCGATGCCACAGCTACTGTCAAGACGGATATCCTAGATATATCTGTGACGCCTTGGAAGGTACGCTGGACATTGCTGGAGCCTGATGGTCAAGAATACTACCTGGGCCTGGATGGCTCGAAATGGCCGACTACTACTGACGCATGGATAGAAAATGACCTATGGGAAGGTAACAGCTGGCGGGAACAGCGGATTGATATACTGCTAGACAAAGTTGGGGTGTATATCCTCACACTGGAATGTCTCTACACAGACCCGGAAAAGTCATCCGAGTCCTTCACGTTAACCACAAGATACGTATTATACGTACCAGCCATACAGGCTGAGACAGCTATATCATTGCCAGCTGCGCTGCAGAATGCTGATGGTATGATGATGGATTCGGACGGACAGCTGTGGTTGCTGGTGAATGACGACCTGATACTAGCAAATATCTATTATGATTACTTTATCGCCGATTACGAGCGTAAGGCGGTATGGTTGCGGGAGAACTATTCTTCTGTTAGGGTGGTACCATAAATGTCTGGCCGTAAAACCATAGGATTCTCTATTAATATTAGCTTGCCGACACAAATAGTGGGCACTCCAGAGCTTAGAAATGTAGTCAACAAGTTTGACCTTTCGGGTGTGACCCTTACCCTGAAGAGGCTCGAGGGAGAAAGCAATGCCGAGTATCGGAAACGCTTGTGGGATGTTTCAGTGCATCCAGGTAGTCCACTGTACCAAGGTGTGGCAAGTAGTATAGCCAGGGATTTAGGATATCTCAGACAGCCAGCAATGGAGATAGATCTTAAACTCGATAGTGCCGGCGGCCCTATCGCAGTGAGCCCTAGATTCGAGATGCGAGCTAACAGGGTTATTCTCTATAGCGACTGGCGGCCGGACGGTACGGAAGTGATCGACAAGGAGATTCGCACCTACCAGTTGGGTGACGAGGGATACTACCTGGATGATTTAGTGGCAGCCATAAACCAGTCTCAATGCTTCTCTGCTACCATCCTACAGGACACGCGGCCCAACCTCATTGCTTCCACTCTGGTGCGGATAACTTCCGGAATTATCATCAGAGATGACCCAATTCGTGCAGATAGGCAATCGAAGTTGGACCACGAATACATTGCACGTAGTAGCCTAGCCTTCACAGAGAAGACTGTATTCAATACTGAAATTACAGGCAACCCAGCAGCCTCAGGAGAGTTCTCAGTGGACTATGTGAATGGACGCGTGCACGCCTACGACCTACCTGACGGTGAGGGCAGCTGCTCATACCATGCCAATATCTTCCCATTGGAGGTAGAGGCTGTGCCGGTACAGATATTCACTTTCCAGGACGAGGATTTTCAGTCTGAGCTGTTCCATAAGGCCACACTAGATTCTGGGGCAGAGGTTAATGCTCTCCCAAATGTCGAGGGCGCCGAAATATATCACCAACTATTTACAGAGACAGAAGTATTCTGGGGTGTGTAAATGGCCGTAAACAGACCAAATATCAACTTCCGAACTCGCCAGGTCGTATACCACCGCGAGAGCATGGACCCTTATGTGGGCTTCGAGCACCCTAGCCTGGAGCCTGACGGCTGGAGATATGATATCAAGCGCTGGTGCAGTTTCTTTGACCTGAGGCTACCGACGATGCCGAGGCTGGCCGACGCATCCTCGCAAGGCGTATCAGACTCAGAGTATTTCAAGTCTGGTGTAGTAGACGTGGACGGCGGCGGTCTTATGGTGGACGAGATAGATGAGCTAATCCAGAATCACGAGCGGCACTGGGTACCCATAATCCGCCACGGCCACTATGCGCGTTACCGGATACCGTTCTTCCTGTATGGAGATAACAGCCGTGTGGAGTATGTAGATCCGGCTCAGAACAAGGATGGCCGTAACTACATAGAGTTAGCAGCTGAGCCAGAGATGGCAGACCCAATCTTGGCAGCAACGTTCAAGCGTCATCCTACCACTGGCACGCCATCGTACATGGTTAAGGCGCAGCAATCATATACATTTTCAGGGATTTACGTGGATGAGGAAGAGCAGGAGACAGTCACGGCATTAGGCAGGGTGAATTGGAGCAATGTGGACACCAACAAGAAGGAGTTTATTGTCGACCACACCAAGGAGGGCCAGACAATTCTGCGGTTCAATAAGGACTATACTCGAACTTACGGTGTGGTCCCGCAGACCTTCCAGGATCTTGCGGCCTGTAAGATACTTGGGCTCTCTAATGGAACCAATTACCAGGTGTTCCGTCTACCTCATTTTCCGGTACTGGCTGACGATTCATTCCATCTATATGTGGTTAGTGGGTACACTTGGGAAGAGTGGGAGCGGGTCGACACATGGTTTGAGCTACTGACAGCAGCTTACCCCAACCAGAATCGCTATTTCCTGGACAAGGACCTGGGTATCATTTATACCGGTTCCGGGGTGCAGGGAGGCATCCCGCCGCTTGGCAGCACCCTAGTAGCGGCCTATACAACCACACTGCGAATCGAGTACGAGGAGGTTGACCGGTCGACAGAGGTAGAGGCGTGGTCAGCTGACGTCAGTCCGGTGGCCCAGCAGCTTAACCAGGGCTTTGTTTGCCTGACCCACGATATAATTGAACCAGCGTATATCCGCCTGGAAATCAACAAGGCAGCTATACCGTTTACCCATAGTCCTCGTGAGTATGGTCCTATTCTGACCGGCTCTGATCATGGCATTCTTAAGGCTACTGTCACTAGTCCTTCTGGCTTGCCAGTACCACATACAGAGGTCGGATTTACAATGAGCCCTTCTAGTATTGGATACCTAGCCGGAGCGGCAACAACTACAGGTGCTACCAACACTCGCGGCGAGGCCTATGCACCATACCAGCCACCTGTATCAGCCAATGAGCTGGGATTCTACACTACTACCATTAGGAGCAGCACTAACCCATACTACCCAAATCATAAGGATTTGATTATCACTATGGGCGAGACAGGCTTAGAGGGCCGAGAGGATGAGATATACCTCTACCAGGTACTGAAGAATGATGTACTGCTAGGCTACAGCACTCTGGATAACTGGATATACCAGAACCTCGACTATCCGGCATGGGTAGTAGACGCTACATCCTATGCCCGATGGAAGGAAGAGTTAATTGCTGAATACGACCTTAAGGAGTGGGCTGGAGTACAGGCTGATGGCACTATTGCAGGTCGGAAGGTAGTAGTTTACAAGATAGACCCGACTACGGATAATCTAGATCCCTACGCCATCAACCCTGTTACGGGTCTTCCGGGAGCTGTGATGCCGGTGCGACCAACACTGGTTGAGAAGATTGACAGTGCAGGCGACCCCTATAATGGACTCTGGAGAGCACTATACCCAGAGGATGCAGTCCCAGATTGTGATCCAGATGACGCGAATAACAACCTGGGTGGGTACTGGCTGGCCTCGACGAGGCTAATAACCTTCCGCGCACATTGCTGGAGTGCCCACTATAATCGTATAATCTATAGTAATGAGATTGTTGCTCGGATAACATTGCCGGATTACCTGCTTGGAGTGTATATAAATTCACTTATGCAGGAAATACCATTCGGGTGGAAGCTGCCAACCGATACTGACAATGTTGCCGCAGGGCTTGATGGCATGACCTTTATCACAATTAACCCGCACTCCGGTCCATACAGAATCATTGACCTGGTGCAAGGTACCACAAGCCCAGACTGGGCCTCTGCTCCATTCAAGAGTATAGGGTTCCAGATAAATATTTAGTGAGGAGTCATTATGTCGAGAGACCAGATGCAAGATGTCTTCCCTGTCAATTTTGACTATGTGAAGGGTGAGCAGCCAACCGGCACCAAGATGACGGGTGGCGTCAAGCAGGCTGATACGGCCTTCTCCAGGGTCACAAAAGCTATTGGCGACCCGTGGGAGTACCAAGTACATACGGGTGGCCCGTCAGATACAGCCTATAATCTGAGCCCTGAGCGGCTAGCACAAGCTAGCTTGGCTAGGTTTATGGGGCCGTCTGATTATGTATCCCCCAGAGGAGCTTCGTTTCAGGAACCGCAGACTACTGGTTTCGAGGTACGGCTGAATAACTACCAGAATAGTTGGTGCCTGGGCATGCCACTGGTCAAACTCTCATCTGATCTGGCGCCATCTGACAGCGGTACCGGCAAAGTGGTTACTCTGACCTGGGGCACTGATATTACTGTAGTAAGCGACGCTAGCGGTGTATTGGCGGGGACTCCAAAGGGTGATATAGAAGACCTGGAGGTGCATGGCGATTTCCATGTAGATTATTACAAGGGTGTTATCACGTCCTACAGTCGGCCCACTGCTGTAATTGAGCTAGAGATTGCCAATGCTCATGTGATGGGGCCAGGAGCACCCTGGTCAACCCATAATGTGATCCCCACATGGCAGGAGACAGTAGCACTTTGTAATATTAAAGAAGTAGGCTCGCCATCCGGAGGGCTTTCTACATATACAATTACCTTGCCAGAGGTGTCTGCAGCCCCACGTAGATCTTCGGGGTCATCAATGTATGGTGCGCCCGAAGAGTATGAAACAACGCGAGTGCAGATCTACGCGACAACCTTCGGCGAGGGAGCAAAATACCGGCTACCTTATGCTCTTACTTCTGTTCTAGCAGCAGACGACGAGATCCCAGAAGGTTTCATGCATTTGTGGGACAACAACGCTGGTCGGATGCTCCCTTCAGTAACCTTCTATTACATCGATGAGTATAGCGTGAAGGCAGTAACGTCAGCGGGCTGGTTGACAGAAGGCGATACCGCAAGGCTGATTCTAACTGGGTCAAGTATGGCAGAGACTGTGAACTACCTGGCTACAGTAGTTAGGGAAAGTCGGCGCACTGGCCTGCACCAGGGTCAGCACGTTGACACAATGCACTACAGTATGCCTCTGTCACACGACCACCTGACCAATCTGTTTACTGGGGATATCCCATCGGCTATCGCTGACCCAGAGAGATATTATTTCAGAGCTTCTGACTATCCCACCAATCCGCATCCACAGTATCTACATCGTGCTGGTTATATGGCTGATGATGTAAATGGTAATAGTGGGAATGCCATGCGTGGCGACCTTGTGTTCACACGCTCTACTACATTTGAGCTTGGCAGCGGCTCCTCTTATGCTTCCTCGGTAACAGGACTGGCTACTACCACACCAGCCATACGATTCGGTGGAGCCGGCACGCATGTATACTTCAATCATCCCTCTATCCAGTGGATAGGCGGGAAGGATATCAGTAGTTGGTCTCATCCGGGTACTTACTCTAAAGATGATGGCATAGCTCATAGAGTTGGATTTGGCATCCGAGCCTTGGGCGCAAATCCCAAACCACGTGATTACGAATATGGTGCTCTGGCAATCACATCGTATGACACAGCCCCTTCTCTGTATCTACGCACTCGTAAGGGTGAAGGATACCTAGACTTTACTGGTGCATATATAGGTTTCGACTTAGGTCGCCAGATGGAGCTGAATTATATTAAGCTATTGGCTGGGATAAGATCTACTGACAGCGACGGATCCGACAAGGCTAACCAGCCTGCTAATACTGGACAGTCTACCTGGGGTACTCCGCACAGCATTACTCCAAGCCTATCTAATTCACTTAGTGTAGAGCAGCTCAGAGAGTGGAGGTTCCGGGGCGGTGCTCGTTGTTGGACAGCAACGAATAATGGCTTAGGGGCGGTTTCCACAGAGTTTGAGAAGTACTTTACTTCTCCTGGTATAGTAGGTGCGGACTTCTTCAACGTCTACAGTAACGCCATCTTCTTCTCTGAGCAGGGAGATGGAAAATTCACTTCTCTGCATGATCGAGGAGCCGGCTGGTTCGATAATCCGAGTAACGACCAGCCAGCAGGTCTCTATTACGAACCAGACAACTCTAGGTATAAGTTCGTAACGTATTCAGGGGGCAGCCCACAAACACCTGCTATCTTTGGGGATGACATCACTTTAGCCTGTGGTGGTACTGCTGGGTTAAGTGGTACTACTTCAGCATCAATTACTTCCGCTGGAAGCGTAATTGTCTGGTCGCTGGCCAGCTCGACTAATGTTGCAGCAGGCAAAGAAATCACCCTAACAGCATACGGGAACGAGGCCGCGCCAGCTGCAGACGATGACACTATACGTATAAGAAAGAATGTTGCTACTAGTTTTACTGAGATGTATCACAAGAGTGATACTACCGGACTCTTGATACGAACGTATGATGCATCTAATGTCCAGCAGGCAGCAATCTCTATGGATCCTGCTACTGGCATCCTTGGCATCATAGCGCAGAATACGGTCACTATCGAAGGCACTAGCGCATCGATACGACTAAATGGCAATGCGGTATATTCTGGTGCCATACTTGCTACGACGCCCGGCTCGGGTACTCGAATTGCAATAGATGGTTTCGGCCAGTTAAAACCATGGTCGTCGTCACGCAGATATAAAAATAACATACAAGCTATGCAAGATAGCTCATGGCTATATGATCTGAAGCCGGTATCATTTAGCTTCAAGAGCCAGCCAGATGCAGCACAGTTTGGGTTCATTGCAGAAGATTTAGCCGAGATTTGCCCCGAACTTGTTGTGAACAACTCAGACGGCGAGCCAGAGTCAATCAACCCAGATAGCATATTGGCAGCAGCTGTAAATGAAATCAAGCAGCTGCGTAATGAAATCAGAGAACTGAAGAAGCAGTACTAATAGGGTAACCACATGACGATAGGAAGCAGCGAGCAGAGTTTTCAGATACGTGTGACAGGCATAGACGGGCTGTCATTCCAGTCCAGGACCCGCCAAAATGTCAAGAAGCGTATCGAGAATATACTCTACTTGGAGAGCCCACCTGCAGACGCAGTGAAGCTGGCCTATGTGGGAACCAAGGAGCTGTCTGCTGATAACAACCTCTTTATTGGCGACCGGAGCGACACGCTGTACGCCAACTCCAGGATTGGTCGGGTGCAGGAGTTAATCAGCTCGCACCAGCCGATGTCGGTCCGGAACCAGAACTTTCTAGTCACCCAGGAGTTCAATGAGGCTGAGTCGGGACCGATACCTCTCTACTTTCGCCACAACTTATCACTAGATATAGTACCAGAGTCTATACGGCTTTATGACCAAGATCTTAACCTGGTAAGCTCAGATAAGTACAAATTGGTGCTGGAGCAAGTGTATGATGAGACGACAGGTAATCCAGTAGACCCACCAGAGTATACACAATACTCGCTCTACAACAGTCTTGAAAGCTCCTACGATCATGATATGGGTGAATATATAGTATATTTTGTCCAGTACACCGAGGTGGTCAGCGGGGTCGAGCACGTGTATACAGAGTTATTGAGTAATGAGTTGGCGTATACGGAGGCCACATGGGATGATATCTGGTCCGTGACTCTGAGTCTGAAACCATGGGCCAGGGTCTATCTGTGGGAGCCTAGCAGTCTGACCATCACCCTGCCGCAGAGCAGTATATTTGCGGTAAGGTACGAGGAGACGAAGCGAATTAGTGTTAAGAATCCTACGGCCAAGAGCGACATCGATCCATGGTTCCCACGAGTGGTGAATGGCTCGTTCCAGACAGGCTACGGGGCCCAGGCTATATCTTATGACATTCCGGAGTTTGAGAACCAGGCCTTCAACCCTATGAGTCCATATAAGCTGTCTCCAGAGGCACCGGCTATCAAGATTGACAAGCACCTTATCAAGCTGGCCCATGAGGAGCTGCAGAGCGGAGCATTGTACTCATACTTCTATATGCTGATTAAGAGAGACGGGATAGTGGAATATGCCATCACTGACGACCCTAATCTTGATGGTGCTGACTATAGAGATTATGAGAATCAGCTTGTACTGGACAGCAACAACGATCCCATTATATGGAACTCCTCACTACTATTAGGTCTTGACCGCAGAAGCGGAATGGCACATGTAAGCTTCGACCTGTCAGACGACCACGAAATCTTTGCCACCTATACATACCGGGAGATATATTACCAGGTGACCGGCCTTAATATGAATCCTACTTTCGATGCCACTGCCCAGAATGAGGTCAGGGCTATATATCTAGTGCCGGAGTCTACTCCTAATGGCAACTTAGGCTTACAGACTGCAGCCATCCAGTGGGTGAGGGTAACACCATCTGGAGTTATCACTGGCGCTAGCCAGGACGGGTCTGAGGGTAACGAGAATATAGCTGTGGATGTGGAGCTGGATACAGCAGATGGCTATGCCCTAACCGGTGCACTTGGTATGCACTATAGCTGGAGCGCGCAGACGACCACTACTGGTGGCACACAGGAGATTATAGATAGCAAAAGCTTGCATGTGGTGACAGCGGCGGCATTTCCGAGGAGTGGTTGGATTAGATTTTATGACGGTACTGCTATGCGGTATGCGAAGTTCACCAGCCGCACTGATACTACTCTAGCGCTGTCTTCAGACGCTTCAGAGGTAGCTTACGATGCTGGCGGTATTTTTCTGGCCAGCGGCACCACCATAGAGCTGGTTAATTTCCTGGACGAGCGTACCACCCTAACTGGTCGTGATAGGGAAGAGGAGGACGCTAACGCTCCAGCGATAACAGACTTCTTCCCCTCGGTTTACTCCAGATACTTTGTACTGGCCGAGATGTCTCTCAACCCACCGCATAGCTACAAGGATGCTGTGATGATAGATGTGAGGGAGGCCGGTGGCGGAGTGGACCCAGAGAAGTATGAGGATGCCAAACTTCTGAATCCACAAGTTCAATGGTTCTCGGGGTTTGGGCGCTTCGACGGGCAACCGTATCCAGGTGACTCGGTGGTAGTCGTCAAGTTGCCTGTAAATATACTACAGAGGTTCACAGAACAGCAGGTGCAGGAGATAGTAGCGCAGAGCGTGCCTCTAGGAGTTCAACCATTGATACGATATTACGGATATCAGCCGAACCTTAGGTATGTCGGTCCGGATACTGAGTAGCTATGAGTGATTTATTAGTCAAATGGGATAAGATGGGTGCTGAGTTCACCTATGCGGTATGGTATGCACTGAAGCCTGAAGGGCCGTGGATACGCCATAATGCCATGCGTCTCACAGACGACATTTTGGACCTGCTCCGAGGGTTACAAGTCAATCCTTCGGCGCCTTATGCCCAGCGTGCCTATAACGAGTACATCATTGATGGCCTCGAGCAAGACACCAACTATTCCGTCAAGGTCACATGCGATGACAAATACGACTCATGGTGGTATAGTTACAGTAGTGTCGACAGTTTAGAGGGCGGGCTGGCTGAGCCACATAGACGTCCTAGCCCTACAGGTGGCAACGTCATTGGGTTCCAGATCAAGATTTAAGGAGAGCATAAATGACTGTTAACATTACAATTTCGGATACTTCGGGTGGAGATTCCCTAGCTGATACGGTTGATCAGGGTATTGTAACTCCAGGAAATGACTCGGATATCCAGGATCTGTTCATTCGTCACGATGCTCAGGTGAACCCGATCACAGATTGCGCTTTCTATCTGCAGCGCTACGTGGGTTCCAGCTATCTTGGCGATAACGCAGATGATGACTTTACAGAAGTGATGAGTTGGGGAGATGCTGCCACTGGCGGATTTATGATTAATCAGGTAATTCCTGGAGGGTGGACCGAGGGGAGACCATTCTGGGATTCCAACCCGCCATACAGTGATGCGCCGCCTGACACATGGCAAGTCTTCAAGAATGGCTACGGAGACATTAACAACCAACTCATACTGGACGAGGACAGTATCAGCGTGGGTACGCCAGCAGGTGATGGTGTAGTGCCCCTGGCTGGTGAAGCGCACGTTCAGGTCAAGTGGAATGTGCCAGCTTCGGTACCTGCTGGTGCTGGCTATAGGGCCGTAACACTTGTGATGGCTTATTCGGCCACATCCTAGGAGGTATTGATGGTGTCACCAGGAACATTACCCTCAGAGGTTTGGACAGTAAACACTAACGGTTAGGAGGCCTATAGAGATGGAACTTACCAGAATATACTACAACGGATCGAATGAAACGCTCCGTGTTGACAAGATTACCGTCGATATATTGCCGCCAATTTACCAGGAGCCAAATGTTAATGACGACTCTGGTCTGCAGATGAGGATTGGGCCACAAAGGCTAGTAACTACCATCCTTGGCTCGCACGCCTCGCTGGCAGGCAGCCGACAGGTCAGCAATATAGAGCTTGTCGGAGATTATGATGATTATGACCAGACAGGTGCTCCATATAATATGACCTGGGCAACCAAGACATTAGGTAATGACCAAGTTGTGCGTTTTAACATGTCGGAGCTTCCAGGTATTGGCGACGACGTATAATTGTGAGGTTGTGATGCTGGATGCCACGTAGGTACAACCCACTTCTCCGCGAAGACCTAGACCTATATAACCCTTCTGGCGGAGCCACAGGTCCGGCTGGTCCTACTGGGCCCACAGGTCCTGCAGGCGGACCCACAGGTCCTACCGGAATTACTGGACCGACAGGTGCAGATGGAGCTACCGGTTCTACTGGTGCCACGGGGCAGACAGGTCCTACAGGTGTAACGGGTGCAGCCGGAGCGAAAGGTTCTACGGGAGTTACGGGTCCTACGGGATCTACAGGACCCACAGGACCTGTGGGTTCACAGGGTGCTAAGGGAACTACAGGAAGTACTGGAGTTACCGGTCCAACTGGGGCTACCGGATCTACTGGCTCACAAGGTTTACAAGGCAATACAGGACCAACCGGTGCTACTGGACCTACCGGAGCCAAGGGTGCTACAGGAGAGACCGGGCCCACAGGGATAACAGGTTCCACCGGAAGTACTGGTGCGACTGGTACGACTGGCGAGACTGGACCTACTGGTACGACTGGACCACAAGGGAATCAGGGCGTACCTGGTCCGCAAGGTCCGACAGGAAGTACAGGAGCCACAGGGCCGTCAGGAGCCACAGGCCCTACCGGAGCTGGGGCCACTGGTGCCACAGGTGCCACTGGAGCAACAGGTGCGACAGGCCAGACGGGTGCCACAGGCCCAACGGGAGCAACCGGCCCAACTGGAGCACAAGGCGTCCAGGGCGATGATGGTCCAACAGGGCCTACTGGACCACAAGGCAACCAAGGTATTCAGGGATCTACTGGGCCATCGGGTCCAACTGGTGCATCAGGTCCGACCGGGGGCACTGGCTCTACTGGACCTACAGGTTCAACCGGCCCTACAGGATCAGAATGGTTTGAAGGCTCAGGAGCGCCACCAGCAGGACTTGGTACCAATGGAGATATGTACCTAGATGGTGTTAGTGGCGACTTCTATAAGAAGACGGGCGGTGCCTGGGTAAAACAAGGCAATATACTTGGCCCTACAGGGCCTACGGGGCCTACGGGTGTTACAGGTGGGACCGGCGGCACAGGCCCGACAGGCTCTACAGGCCCAACAGGCTCTACAGGCACAACAGGCCCAACAGGCGATACGGGACCAACAGGTCCTACGGGTAATACTGGACTAACCGGCTCTACCGGCTCTACCGGCTCTACTGGACCTACAGGAGCTGGGGCAACGGGTCCATCGGGGCCCACTGGCCCTACGGGCCCCCAGGGGAACCAAGGTAATCGTGGTGAAACTGGACCTACAGGACCTACAGGAGCAACTGGAGCTACAGGAGCTGGGGCAACAGGCCCAACAGGCGGGACGGGGACGACTGGCCCTACAGGAACAACCGGTCCTACAGGGGCAGGAGCTACAGGTCCTACTGGACCAACAGGTGGAACTGGTCCGACCGGAGTAGGAGCGACTGGAGCTACAGGTCCAACAGGTGCTCAGGGCCTACAAGGCAATCCGGGACCAACAGGGGTTACAGGTTCTGCAGGTCCGCAGGGAGACCAAGGTGACGATGGACCTACTGGGGCTACGGGAGTTACCGGAACCACAGGCACTACAGGTGAGACTGGCCCTACAGGCGCCACGGGCCCAACAGGTGCAGGAGCAACCGGAGCGACAGGACCGACCGGAGCCACGGGTAGTACAGGCACAACAGGTGGTACTGGAGCAGCTGGTCCAACCGGGCCTACGGGTGTGACTGGTCCCGCCGGAGCGAAAGGCACCACAGGTAGTACAGGCTCAGCGGGAGATGCAGGCGCAACGGGAGAAACTGGACCGACAGGTCCAACCGGAAGCACAGGAGCTACAGGAGCGGCGGGCATACCAGGCGCCCAAGGTGATGATGGACCTACAGGCCCAACCGGACCTACGGGTGTAACAGGTGATGACGGGCCCACAGGAGCTACCGGGGCAACCGGCGGCACGGGAGCTACTGGTCCTACTGGCAGTACTGGTGCTACAGGAGCGGGCGCAACCGGGGCTACAGGAGGCACAGGTCCGACCGGACCAACGGGCAGTACTGGGCCTACAGGGGCGGGCACTACTGGCCCTACGGGTGATACGGGCGCTACTGGGCCAGCAGGTTCAGCAGGCGCAACTGGTCCTACCGGAGCTACCGGACCGACAGGTAGCACGGGTGGCACAGGATCCACAGGCGCGACAGGATCTACTGGTTCCACAGGACCTACTGGAACTGCCGGATCAAAATGGTACGAGGGGTCCGGCGCACCACCTGGTGGTCTAGGCTCTGATGGAGACTTCTACCTTGACGGTACTACGGGTGATTTCTATGAGAAGGTTAGTGGCAGTTGGGTCAAACAGGGCAACTTAGCAGGTCCTACAGGATCGACAGGACCAACAGGTCCCGCAGGTCCTACGGGCCCAACAGGCCCGACAGGCTCAGGCGGTGGTGGCACAGGCCCAACTGGTCCGACGGGGCCAACAGGTCCAACCGGGCCTACGGGTGCGGGTACTACTGGACCAACTGGTCCTACGGGTCCTGGCGGCGGAGCTACTGGAGCGACAGGGCCTACAGGTCCGACTGGAGTAACCGGACCGACTGGAGCAGGAACAACTGGTCCCACGGGACCGACTGGTCCCACGGGTACGACTGGCCCGACAGGAGCTGGGGTAACCGGCCCAACAGGTCCTACCGGAGCAGCCGGAGCGGCCGGAAGCACAGGCCCAACAGGACCGACTGGGAGTACCGGACCTACCGGTGCAGGTGTGACGGGCGCAACTGGTCCGACCGGGCCTGCTGGTAGTGCTGGAGCTACAGGGTCAACTGGGGCTACGGGTCCAACTGGAGCGGCTGGTGCTGCTGGGGTGACTGGCCCTACAGGACCAACCGGGGCAGCTGGCAACGATGGCAGCACGGGCCCTACGGGACCAACGGGCCCCACCGGTGCGGGAACAACAGGTGCTACGGGGCCTACAGGTGTTACGGGACCGACAGGACCCACAGGTCCAACAGGGGCGACCGGGCCTACAGGTTCTATCACTCTAGGGAAGATCAAGATTGGTCTGACGCCGTACGACTTCTCTATTGCTGGCCTTAATGGAGCAGGCAGAGGAACCCTGTCTACTACATATGCACCAGCTCTGACATATGACGACATAACAGAGGAATACGCACGAATTTCTTTCAGAATCCCGAATAATGTCGACCTGTCCACGACCAACCCGATCTTGAGGCTGATCATGGCGCCTGCCGCCACACAGACTTCAGGGAGCCAGTGTGTGTTCCAGGCTAACTGTAAGTATGTTGCGGATGGAGAGCAGTTCAGCAAGGCAGACGACGAAACCCCCTTGGTGACGGCCACTGTCCCTAATACCATCCGCCAGAGATTCCAGGACGATATCACTCTGGACCGCACTAAGATGGCAGCCGATGACCACTTTGGGTTAGAATTGAGACGTAAGCCCGGGAATGCGAGCGATGATCGTAACGGCGATATCTATGTAGTCAGCGCGTGGTTCATCGCTGACGCTTCTGCAGCTATGGAGACGTAAAATGGTTGAGCAGGTAATGACACATGATACCGACACTGAGGTCGAAAAGTATATACCTGTTGCCGACCTCCAGGGCGCGGCATTCCCGACCAGGTACATCTACAGGCTCAACTGTTACAGTGCTTTCACCGGAACCCCAGAGCAAGAGCTGAAGATTCCAGATGGGGCGTGTAGAAATGACGACGACGACGGCAACATAATTTCCGATTCCGAGCTGACTATAGATATTACGGCAAGCGGTGCGAACGGGCTTGATACGGGCTCCGAGGCTGCGTCAACATGGTACTATGTGTGGATAATTTATAATCCAACGACTGATACTGTTGCAGGACTGTTTTCGTTGAGTTCAACAAGTCCCACGTTGCCGTCCGGATACACAAAGAAACGTAGAGTTGGGTCGATTTACAACGACGCTAGTTCCAACTTCAGACAGATACGCAGGTGCACATGTGGCCGGCGTCGGCTGGTTATGTTTGATAACGATGTCCTGGTTCTGGAAGGCGGCACTGCTACAAGTTATACAGACGTTGATTGTAGTGTCGCGATTCCGCCGACCAGTCGACTTGGGTATATCCGGTTCACTGTTTTTGACGCTGGTGCTGTGTGCAGATTGAACTGGAGGATGAATGGCAGCACCATCGGCATTCCGTACTCACACCGTGGATATGAGCAGTGTGAGGGAATTTTCAGGGTGCCGCTCGATGACAGCCAGATTTTTGAATATTATGTCGACTCAGGAAACTCGGTGGATGTCCGCATCCAGGGGTATTGGGAGTCGCTGTAATGGGAATTTCACAGAAGAACGTAATTGATAAGACCTCCAAGATAGTCAAGAGGCATGGATACTGCGATTTCCAGAATGACGGCCAGTTTGATTCGCAGACTGAAGAGATTGTCGAGAAGGAGTTCGACTTCGATGAGCCGACACGCGAGACGGTGTGGACCTGGAACTCAACAACCGAGACCTTTGACAAGGGTAGTGCGGTTGTATCTTATCGTGTCTGGTGCGACGATTGCGCCAAGTGGTTTAAGGTATCTGCCGTATCAGCGCCTACCACATGTCCTGCTTGTAGCGGAGGTTCTGTAAGTGATATTACCAGCGAACAATTTGCCATACGCGGCAAGAACATATCAACAGGCATGCCCGCAGGGCATCACGTGTTTACTCTTTCCGGCAGACGGGGAATGCGTAGGTGGAGGATTCATCGAGATTTTGTTCAGTTCCCTGCCAAACAGGCTGTGGTACCTTCTTCTATAAATTTTACGAATGTTATATTTGATGGCACAGCTAACCTAAACTGTGAGGAGATTACAGGATATGGATTCTTGTTCTCCGTAACAGGAACCGGCAAGGGAGATAATTGGGGGCTTACCTCAGTAGAATTTGATTGGGAGGCAGCAGAATGAGTGGTTTTCAGCCCAATGGGTTACCCAGCAACGTAAAGGGTTTTGATACAATTACGTCTCACGACTGGTCAGACACAAGTGCATGGCCTGCTACTGATAATAGTGTATGGACCCTACAACCTGGTGCCGATGAAGTCTACAAGGTCACCGGTGTCCTGATCAAGTTCACTGAGGATATGATTATCCACTCCGGTGGCGGCATGATAATCAAAGGCCATATAGACGGGTGGGCATCTAGCCCTATAACTTTAGCTCAGTATTCTTCGATGGCAGACTTTATGGCTAGAGCAGACGAAATGAATAGGATTGCCTACAGTGGACCGATTAACGGAGACGTTAATAAGCCTATAATCCAGTTAAAGTTTGACTTCTCTAAACCTGTAATCATATGGTCTTCTGCCGGTGTGACTGGCGGCAATCCTCATGTGGATATTCTGGGAAACCCCAAATGGGAATATATGACGGCTGAGATTGCAGACGATCTACCCTACAAGGACGACAACTCTGACCCTGCTCAGATGGCAAGGTCACGATATTTCGTAGAGATATACGAGGATCCTGACGTGTAATGGCTTCTAATATTCGCATATGTCTAGCGGCACATGAAAAATGGTATGGCAGAGCTATCCGCCGAGTCTTGGAACTGCCTGTAAATCATGCATTTCTTCTGTACCAAGATCCTCTATGGGGAGGCTGGTGGGCTGCCGATGTACTAGGTCGTGTAGTGAAGATACCAGCCGAGGAGGCGAAGAAGAGGTACTCTTACATCGAGACCTACGAGCCGCTTGCCGATCTCAGTTTTGGCCTACCAGAGATACGTAATTATGTGGGTACCAAATATGACATAAAGTACTTGCTTTGGGGCCTATTCCGGATTATGATATGGAGATGGCTAAAGATCAAAATCACCAAGCCGTTTCACAACATCTCCAGGGTGACCTGCTTCGAGCTGATAGCAGAATTTCTGAAGGCAGCAGGTGTGCCCGAAACAGAAAACTGGGAGTGCTCTAGTGTCACACCTAACGACATCAGGCTCTTCCTGAAAACCAGCAAGGTATTTAAACAAACAGAATATCCGGTGTAATATGTTATCACTAGCGATGATCGTAAAGGATGAGGCGGACACCCTCGAGCAGACAATACAGTCTGTCAGGGACCATGTGGACGAAGTAATCATTGGTGTGGACGAGGCCTCCAATGACGGAACTCGTGAGATAGCTGAGAGGTTAGCCGACCGGGTAATTCCTCACTACCTGGATGAGGAGCTAGCCAAGCAGGGGCCTCGGAAGAATAAGGGTGACTGGGGTTTCTCGAAAGCCAGGAACAGGGTGCTTGCTGTCTGCAAGCCAGGAACCTGGAGGCTCATACTTGATGGCCATGAGACTGTGAAGAATCCTGAGAATATACACAAAGTTATTGAGGAGGCTGAGAGTAAGAATCAGGATGGTGTGGAAGTATGGATACACTTCGAGCCAGACCAGTATGGTATACCACAGCTTATGTATACACAAGCTCGGCTTCTAGGGCCCAACATACGCTATCAGAACTCTCAGCACAATGCGCCGATGCTACAGAAGCATAAGAAGTACGTATCAGAGCAGTTTGTGGTAGAGCATAATAAGCAGCATCAGAACAAATCTGCGAAGAAAGCTCGTGATGTGCAGCGCTCCAAGGCAACGATAGAGGGGTTCGAGGATGCCGTAAAGCAAAATCCTCAGGACTCACGCTCCTGGTTTTATCTAGGGAATGCTTATAAGGAGAACGCCAAGTGGACCCTTGCTATAGAAGCCTACAAGGAGTATCTGCTCATCAGTAAGTGGGATGAGGAGCGCTGGCATGCAAGGGTTAATATGGGTACTTGCTACAGTTATCGGGGCGAGCGAGACAATGCCCGGGAGCAGTTCGTGAAGGCCATAGAAGAGTTCCCACCCATGGCAGAGGCCTACTACTACATGGCTGACTTGGCTTACAAACAGCAGCACTATCACGAGGCTCAGGTGTGGCTGGAGCATTGTGTCAAGATGGAGATGCCCAAGTGCAGGCTGTTCGTAACCCCGCGAATATACATGGTAGATCGCTATGACCTGCTGTCGATGGTATACAACCATCTGAAGCAGTATGAGAAGGCTATCCAGATGGCCGAGAAGGCCTACGAGACTGCCGAAATCCCACGTATTAAGAACAACATAGAGATCTGGAGTAAGTGGATTTCGAGATAGTTGCAATGCCCATATCTTTGTGGGATGATGATATAACAGAAGAGGGCCATACTGGCCGCCAACGAGGAGTAATCCATGAAAATCACAAGGGAAAAAGTACTGCAGATGTGGGGTCTGTTCCAGCGTCTTGCCAGCGAGAAGACCAATGTGAAGTTCCACTTCGGGATCATCCGCAATAAGCGTGTCCTGGAACCTGAAGTCGACTCGATGCAGAAGGCACAAGCACCACCTGATGGGTATCAAGCATTTGAGGATGCTCGCATGAAGATGTGTCAAGAGATGTGCGAGAAGGATGACGCGGGCAACCCCAAGATCATCGCAGGACAGTTCGCGATTCCCGAGGAAGCGCGTCCAGGCTTCGACGAGAAGATGGAGGGCTTAAAGGAAGAGCATCAGGAAGTGCTAGATGTTATGGAGAAGCAGCAGGAAGAGTTTAATGAGCTGCTGAAGGAAGAAATCAATGTGGAATTCCATAAGATCAAGCTAGAGGATATGCCAGAGAAGGTCCTGGGCGGAGATATGGATCTGCTCTATGAACTAATTGAGGAGTAGTGGCAACTGACGCCATGTGGATAAAGGAGTTCACCGATGGCACTACGGAGCGTGGAAGCGACGTAGATATTGCTGCCGGTAAGGCGTCTTGGTCCAAGGGCAGGCTGGGCGGCATCCAGTCCGTCAAGCTCCTTCACGATCTTTGGACCGTAACCCTGGTGGTTCCGGAGACTAACTGGCACCAGTTCGATAGGTTCCAGGTAGATCTAAGTCAATTAGGAGAACAGACTCCCAAGAGGACTCACAGGGCAATACAGGCAGAAGTCCAGCAGCACCATGTGGGCCAACAGCTGGTATGTTTTGATATTGGAGGATGTTTTGTTTGGGCAGCTATCCAGGAAATACAAGAAGCAGGAGTGAATCAGTTTATGAGCGAACCCATCCAGAGTTCACATGTAGGGAAGTGGGTCACCATCGTTCTGTCCAAGAGGAAGCATCCGCATGTAGGCTTTTTAGCTAAGGGCAGAATCAATGACCACAAGTATATATCTAGATAGCGTCCTGCGTGTCATGCCGGCTGTCCAGGCTCGGCAGATTACCGATTTACTAAACGACCTTAAAGCTTCCGGCGAAGTACGGGATGCTGAGGAATACCAGTTCCGACTCCAGGAGCTGGCTACCCTTATTAATGACAAGGCCCCTAAGCCGTCCTTCCAGCAGATCCGCGCTCTCATATGGCAACTAACTTCCTCTGACGCTCATAACACGATGATGAAGGCCGCTAAGAATGATGTGGAGGCACTGTTCCAGCAGGTAGATGAGATAGGTGGAAAGGTGGACGACCACCACTTGCTAGTGATGAAGAACTTGGCAGCCGACCTAGAGCGAGCACTGGCAGATCAGGAGAATACGATACGTAGGCTTGAGTGGTTGGCAGACCGCTCTAACGAGTTCTCCCTAGCACTAGTTAATTCCTTCACCTCTGCTTCGCTATTTAGGATAGCGCGGAGTGAGGTGGGTGCAGAGAATCTTTACTTTGATAATCGCACCTACCAGACTGCAACCGAGGTTGAGCTGCCAGGAGCTGTGGTGTCTGAGCATGGGCAGCGGCTAATTCTTGGCTCTACCAACGAGCCTAGGGTACTGCCGGTTTCGGTTACCATGCTGACTGACCAGTATTCTCATGGCACCCAGGTCCAGACCAGTGTTAATAATGATCTGGCTAATGTGATAGACGGAACCAGGGGAACATTCTGGACTCGTGAAGTGTATCTCGGAGAACCGGTGGCTAAGGTGACTACTGTCCTCGAGTTCAGTTTGGGGATAGCCCAAGATATTAATTATATGGTCGTGGAGGGTGCTACCCAGGTGCCGTTCTATATAGAGACCGTCAAGGCTGTAGCTCCTGATGGCCACAAGGTAGACCTCCTAGATGAGCCCACAGAAGTTAGCGGATGGACACGCCTAGACTTTCCGCGCACTCTGGCCAGAACAGTCCAGGTCACATTCTCAATGAACTCCTACCAGCGGGAGGAACACTATACACAGTCCAAGGAGACCGAACTGCATGAGGTAATGATGACCTCTAAGGACGATGTCACCAGAACTGAGGCAGCGGGCCCACTGGCGCGTGAGGTTCTGGCTTCAGAGCATCTCGGCGATATTCTTAACGTGCCTGAGGATGTATCTACCCGTGTCAACTCATTCGTGTATGCTTTCTCCCTGGACAACGTGTGGTTTGGCAATAGTCTGTATGAGGACAGCGGCATATTCGTCTCTAAGCCGCTGAAGGGATCAGACTTCGGTGTAGTGGCGGTGAGGTCGGATGAGTATACTGATTCTCCCGAGGTGGTACCGAACTCCATTGAGTACGAGATTATCAAGGTAGATACCAGCCCGAAGTACAAGGAGACCAAGTTCCCTATACCCCGACTGGGCCAGACCTCAGTGGTCCATGAGAGACTGGTGTTGACCAAGAAGGAACCTAGGAATGAATATGAGCAAGCCATTCTGCCTGACGCAGGTCAGCTCAGGTTCTGTCCATATGTGGATCCCAGTTGGGACTTCGGAGACCCTGCACCTATTACGGTCTACCAGAATGGTGTGCCGCTGACACTGGGTGGAGACGACGGATGGTACTTTGCAATCCACCTGGACAGCAATAATGAGCTAGACTGGGAGACCGTCTTCACCGGTGCAAATACCTGGTCGGAGTACCAGCTAACTCCGCCTAAGATGTGGATCAAAATTGGCCCCGATACACTGGACCCCACATCTATCTATACGGTGAGCTACACCATACGTACCAGCGACACATATATTGATGATAATACAGTGTGGCTGGATAAGGACAAGACGACCTTTCTGGGTGAGGGTGGTCGGGTATACTTTAGAAGAGAGAATCCAGATGTTACAATAGAAAGTAAGCTTTACTTGCAGGCTACTTTACGCCGGAATGCTGCATCCCAGAAGATCACGCCAGAGCTTCGTGAGTATGCTATCCTAGGAGCCCTTTATGCCTAACAAACTCACTACACAGCCCCCAACGGAGCTGCTTAGGGCCAGACTAAAAGTGCTGCTAGAGGACGTTAACAAGCTATATCAGTCAGGTGATATGGTGCTAGAGGAGAATCTGGTATCATCTTACCACGCAGCCATGGATATATTCCTGAAGTCGCTGGATGGCTCTATACTTAGGAGTGCCTCCAAGATATTTAAGGGGATGCCGGCCGACCCTTCCCACTATAATGTGGTGACAAACTCCCTATCCCGTGACCTGGAGGCCCTGTTCACAGAGATAGGGGCCCTGGATGCGCTGGTAGTGTCAAGCTTTAACTCCATGCTGGCAGAGAAGGACCAGGTACTCCAGATATCCAAGCGTGTCTCGAATAAGCTCGGTGACTATCTGCTATACGCAGATCCAAGTCTAGGAGTAGGAGCAGGTTTCTTCTTCGGTGATAGCTTCAATAGCGCAGAGCTAATAGAAGTAGGGTCGTCTTTAGTAGACTCGGAGGAATGTTTCTTGGGTCAGGATGAGGGAATTGTTCTGCTGCCGTTGGACGGTGAGCCGGACAGGCCCAAGATCAAGTCCTACATCATCAACCAGCCCAGCAATGGCAATGCCGGCAACAACTTTGAGCTAGATGTGCTGGGCAAGAATGAGATCGAGGCCATTGGAGATGCCGAGCCAAATACCTGGTACGAGTATGAGCGTGTGGTGGCCTACGAATCTGATACGCCCCTGGTACTTGACCTTACCATAGTCTTGGACAGTATATCTGTAATTAATCATATACATGTGAATCCAATTAACTTTGGGACGCCTACACCAGTTCATATCGCTAAGCTAGAGACCTCCAAGGATGGGCTGGAATACCGGTCTATTAAGGACGAGGTGCCCATTAAGGACTTTGTCTCTGAGCCTGAAGACAATACATTCGACCTTTCACCGGTGACAGCCAAGGGCGCAGGGGAGGGATTCTACTCCTTCCTGCCTCGAAAGGTACAGTTCGTACATATTGTTCTGGAACAGCACACTCCTCATCCCATACAGACCCTGAGTGGAGAGCGCCTGCGGTATGCTATAGGCATCCGGGACATCAATATCCTAGGCCGGCGGTTCAAGACTGAGGGTAGTATCATATCCGCACCGTTCACCACAGGAGGAGATGTCAGGAAGGTGGCTCTGTGGGCTTCCGAGAACCCTGTAGAGGCCTCTGAGCTAGCTGACATCACTCACTCCATATCAGAGAATGACGGGGCGGTATGGCGGCCCATACAGCCGCAGAAACGCTCTGGAGCGGAAATCCCAGAGGTCGTGGACTTCAATACTATTGCCGAGGGGGCAATCACAACTGAGTCTGAGGTTACCACTCTTCGTCATAAGATCGGCATGAGCCGAACTCCAGAATCTTTTGAGGGCAATCTGGTGGTGAAGGAAGAGAAGATAACCCAGATAGATGTAGTCAACATGCCTACAGGGGGAGAGTTTGAGGTTAATACCACTCAGCGGCCTATCAAAGAAACCCTACGGGTTATTCTGCCGTTCTACGGCAGCTACAGTTGTCCCTATGGACGATATGGTTCGACGGTTCGGGGGCTACCGCCTCCTATGGCCCTGGATTTCTTGGAGTTTTCTGTAGATGTATCTCCAGTTGACGTTATGCGCTTCGATCTACCCTACAGGGATGTACCTAACCTACGGGAACATTTGAGAGTCTTTGTGAATGGCGAGCACATAGAATATTGCCCACAGGACCCAGAGGGCATGGGTCTGACTGGCAACCACAGCATCACCAGTTATGAAGAGATAGGCGAAGACAGTAAGGTGTTCTTCCTCACTAAGGCAGGCCGCTGGCAGTTACAATTCGGTTACGTATATGATAATGCTGGCACTTTAGAGCGCAAAGGGTTCCTCCCGCCAGGTGGGGCCAAAATACAGATCTGTCTGGATGGCGACAACCCACGGATGGAACTGACTGGTCAGGGCTATGTACTGAATCTATCTGCTGGGAGTGATGGCTTCAAGGAGAATGTTAGCCTGGTGGCTATGGATGCCCTATCCGAGGCTGAAGCTGTGGATCACATTAAGGTAGTAAAGAAAGCGAAATATAAGGTAGCAGCTGCTATAGATTCAAGTTATAGTGATTCTGTCGGCATCGGAGACGAGACACCCATAAGCGAACCAATAGGAAATGTTAATACGGCTGTAGACGTGACTGCCTATGTGGCGTCAGACATACTGACAGAGGACAAAATAGGGCAAGCTAGGGAAGCAGAGAAGCAGACTGGACAGCTACCGCCAGTATTATTACCAGGTCTGGATAATTTTGAGATTGAGGAATACAACTTTGACGGTACACGGATATACTCTCCGGATACTATCTACACAACCAAGAGGGAGCATATAGACGGTGAACAGGAGTTGCTAACCTATGACGGCTCCACTGGCGAATGGCTAGAAGATCCAAGCACCTATACATTTGATGCATATTCCGGAATGGTATATCTAGGCAGCACACCACCTGATGACCGTACTATTATCCTAAGATGCAAGATGATAGAGACCACAACTGTCCCTATGGATAAGTGGGAATACTACCGATCTTCCGTCCATGGCAGGATAAATACTAGCAAAATTGTCCTGGATCCCATGTATGTCAAGACTCATAAGAGAACAGAGAATGTAGATGGGACCGCTACTCCATTAAACAGCGTGGAGCTTATCCCTACCCAGGCTAGAGGTCACGACTGGTACAAACAGAGGCTAGTTAAGGGTACGGTGGAGATTGACTCTGCGCTATTCCCTGACGATGCAAGACCCACAGAAGTGCTATATGTAGATGGGGATACGGAGCTACATGGCATTGTGCAGGTATCCAATGAAGCTATGACGTTTACTGATATAGGTGGGGATAAGTACACCTATGTCCTGAAGGGTGAGAATGTCATCGCCAGCACCATTGGCTTTGCGCCAGTTCGCTCTGAGACTAGCCCGTCTGCACCAGAAAGCCAGTTCACCGCACCTGTGACAGGTGCACCGTCTAACGATGGCGAGTGGGCATTTAATGACACAACCAATACCATCACGGTCTACTCTACCACGGGCATGGAGGACCATGTGGTCACGTACAGAACCCAGGACGATGATCCTGGTGTGGATATCGCGGGCTTGTACTCCATTGACTACGAGAATGCTATAGTGCATTTCGCTGAAGCTGTTGAAACTACTGGAGAAATTAGGTTCGAGGTATCCAACTACAGCGCGTTCTACAATGTGGCCGATGTAGTGCCTGATGGTGACATCAAAGAAGTGGATGAGGCCGGCCAGACTATTGTGTTCAGTACGTCATTGGGGATGAGGTTCTTGAAGATGTCCTCAATTCTCCAGGCCCAGCCGGGCTTCATTAAGCTGGCTTACGAGTACTATAAACAATCTACAGAGTCACTAAAAGACCTGGAGCCGTATTTCTCACCAATCTGTAAGGATATCGCACTGAAGGCTGTGACAGCTGACACCCTGGAGGAGTTGTAATGTCCCTAGCCCAGACGCATGCTGAGTATATTACCGAACAGCTGATGCTGGAGTACCTGTATAGCGGTGAGGTGCCCACAGCAGAACAGCTGGAAGCGGATTTGGCAGCCTACCAGGAGGAGCACCCTAACCTAGAGGAGCCTACTTCTAAGGCTATGGATTTCTCTGTGGGTTCCGGAAACAATTCCAGCGCTGCCCTTATACAGAGCATAGCTGACACGTTCTCGCAGGATGTGGGTATTGTGACACGCGAGATATACAGAGTAGCTGAGGCCAGTAGCAGATTCTATGACAGGTGGTCCACAGAACTAAAGCGTCTCAGCTTGACAGCCAGGAAGCTCGAGGATCGAGTAGATGCGCTACTGCTCCTGAACCAGGACACAGCCGGCTTCTTTGCAGCTGTAGGAGATGTGTTCGCTGACATGAACCAGGTGGATACCGAGGAGACTACAGCCAGGATTAATCTCCATGAAGCGTCGGTTTATATAGATCCTTCATTTAGTGAGCTGGAGAATGCAGGCTCGCTCATCAAGCTCACCGATATAACCGAGAATGATGTGTCATTTTCACCACTTACAACTCGACCAGGGATAGCGTATACCACAACCAATGAAGGCAACGCCCTCTCCAACATCTTCAAGGCCGATAACTCTGCTTGGGTGGGTAAGGTGTACTCGGATACTGGAGGCGAGGTAGTCTGTGAGCTGAAGGCTAAGCTGGCCAATGAGGACCTGGAAGTATCCAAGATTACTATGAGATTCGTGGGTCCGCTGGGCACCACCAAGTCGACTGTAACCTGTATGGTGTCAGAGGATGGCTATACCTGGAGCTTGGTGCGGACTGCTGAGGCTACCAAGTCGCTCAGCAGAAATATGTCCTGGTTATTTCCGATGACTACAATGCGATGGGTGAAGTTCATCTTTCGCAAGCCTGCTCCGGACAACCCCGCTAATGAGTATATGTTCGCAGCCTCGCATATCCACTTCTACGGCAACAACTACACAGATTCAGTCGGTGATACACTGATCACCCAGGGGCTCCAGGCCTTCAATGCGGAGGGGAATCCCGTACGTTTCTCCCTGGTAGCCCTGGAGGTATGCTCGGAACTACCGGATAATACAGGTATTAATTACTATATCTCAGCCTCGAAGGACAACTCTACCTGGACTGACTGGTTCAATATACTGGCAGCAGACAGCGACGAGATACTGTACCCTAAGATTATAAACCTGAGCGGCGCAGACTGGAAAGACAACCTCTCTGATACCGACACGGACCTTCTGGACGAGACAGCCACAGCAGACAGGGCACAAATGAAGCTGACCAGGTCGTTCAGTAATGCTACTTTAGGGGATAGTCTTCTCGGCTATAGGTTCAAGAGCATTAGCTATGGCGTGGTGAATACAGCTATTATTATCAGTCCAGATGAGGACCCAGATCCTGTAGGTGGGAGTGTGGTGGTGTGGAGAAATGTGAGACACAAGGACATCACGGACTATCCCGACATCCTCACGGTGCGCGGCAATCCACGGGGCTGGGGGATAGACGGCAGCATGCACACATGCTACTTCGAAGTCGTGTCGTCTGATGGTATACTACTAGACTTCGGAGATAGGGAATGCGTGATAGATGGGGCAAGGGCTAGCGGAGTGGTCAAAATATCACAGGGCGTACATAAGTTTGCCACCGATGCTGATAATTGGAAGGATATTTCAGAGGATCTGATTGCTGTGGTAGCAGCGCTTCCCAGTACCACTCTACAGAATGAGGAGCAGCTGCGAGCTATAGATCCGCTATACCCACATAACCACAAACTAGTTATCGAAGGCTTCCCATATAGCACTAATTTCAAGGGTGAGAGGAAGTACCTCGGTACCGACAGATCTGCGGAATTCTACGCTACCCGAACCAGCATGTTCGAATTAGAGAATAACATACAGGAATACGGATACTTTGCCGTGCGGGGTGTGGGAGACGAAACCAACCCGGTTCTGGCGGTGGTGGCCAAATTTGACCCTAGCAACACGGACTGGTCTAACGAACTGTTCGTGGCGGAATGGCGCTCTGGCGCCTCTAACGCCGAAATGTACCAATATATTAGGCTTAAGGCCGGACTCTGGACAGAGGACTCTGGAGTCAGCCCAGTACTTTCGTCGTATAGAATCAAGCTAGGGGTTTAGGGTATAATTAAACTCGGAGGCTAATATGGCGACTTCATACGGATTTAACTGGTCATGGATGGCAACTGCCGCCGAAACCAACCGTGCGTCCAGCGTGGTGAGTCAGGGCGGTGGGACTATTTTCTCATTTAATACGCCGTCCACAGGAGCCATCAGCTCCTCAGACCTCAATGCTTTTGTCCGGTCGGTGGCGCAGAATCTCCAAAGTATTCGTAGTGATTGGAGAAATTACACTCATCCGATACTCAATTCTCTGCCCGCAGGGAACACAGATGCACGATGGAGTACGGCCGCTGGCAAGGGCCTCCCAGAGAAGATCGACTGCTTTGTCTACGGCATACAGGGGTCTACCCTATTCGTCTTCAATGACGCTGACGCCACTAAGGCTGACGGGAGATACTGGGACTCTGCCACCCACAGACCCAAGACTATAGCTGAGAAGTTTGAGGACGTTTACGAGGCTATTGCCAACGTCAGTGGTGAAACTGCTGCCGGTGGTACGGTGGACCTGGATCCTCTGTGGGCAGCTATAGGTGAAGGGTATAGGGACGGGTCCTATGTGGGTGCAGTGGGCAGCCTTGACACACGTACCGGTACCCTAGAAACCTACGTCGCACAGCTGAATAAGGATATCTATGACCCAGATGTGTATCCGACATATCAGCTGGGTACGCCACTCAAGTATAGTATAGCTGATCAGCTTGATGCGATACTTAAGCTGCACAATGTATCAGGTGGCTGGGGGGCCAATCCTGCAGGTGTGAGCCATGCTGGTCTTCCGGTAGCGGCGCACACCCACCCGTTTACTGACATCAAACCTCCACCCCCAGCGGCAGCAGTTCAAGCTCGTGTGGGACCGTACACTTCCCTGGAGAATGAGGTCAAGAGGCTACGGTACGAGATCCAAGCTGTCAAGGGCTCGAGTAGCTGGTATAGTGATGCGGTTTCGCCTTGGGCACCAAACCCGACTGTCAACTTGCAGCAGCATGTGAATTATACGGGGTCTGGTACAGTTTCAGCAACCAACCCACACGGTGTCCACTACACTAACACTGGTGCGGATGCTGTCTTCGATGTAGTGCGAGCTTTCACTGGTATGGATAGCAATACCGATGCCACACCAGATTATGCTCATACAAACTATGTGACTCAGAATGCACCTCTGGAGACGGCTATCGGTGAGCTAGACAATGCACTCTATAACTGGATTGGGACCACAGTAGTGCGACAGGATTATAGCTACGACCGTTCACATCTGTCGGAGACTGAGAGGGAGCAGACGCCAGTCGTAATCAATCACGGAACCGGCCGGAAGCCAATTATCCATGTCCTGGATGTGACACCTGAAGAACAGGACTACTGGGGTATGTATGGCTCGCCTGCTGTGGACTTGAATGTGGTACACTTAGACAATAATACAGTGCAAATCTGGACAGGGGCAGCGGTTATTGAAGTTATCGCACTATTCTAGGAGGGGCGTTACATGGCACTCGGATCAAAATTAGATAGAGCCAACTGGGCCAAGATTCAATTCGGTAACGGTGCGCCCACCTCTTCGGTCAAAGGTAATCTTTATCTTGATAATATTGATAAGGTTCTGTATGTCCGCCAGATTAACGTATATGGTGTCGCCGTGGGCAGCTGGGAAGCTGCTAGTGGGGGCGGGAATAGACGTGCTAGCGTCATAGAAATTCGTGATAATACCGCAGCGCCCCCGGGCGGCCCAAGTACTGGCGATAGATATATTCTGGATAGTACAGGCACCACACACGCAGGCTGGGGCGGAGCAGCTGCTAATGATATTGTGGAGTGGACGAGCGGTGTATGGAAGGCCACGACCCCAGAAGAGGGCTGGGTCTGTTACGTCGACGACGAGAATAATGATGCTGTCTTTGTAGACGACCCGCTTTCACCACCAGCACAGTGGGAGCTACGCTCCGAGATGGGGCTCTTTGAAGCAGGTTCCGGCTCCAACTCTACTCAGAGGAAGGGTGTCAGTGCGGATGCTTCGGGAAATAACTCATTCGCCATAGGACCTAATTCCACAGCAGCTGGTGAGAACTCATATGCCCTGGGGGACCAGGCAACCACTAGTGGCGAGCATGCCATCGCATTCGGATATAGCACTTCAGCCGGGTACAGAGGCATAGCTATAGGCTACGACGCCAGCACCTCTACACTGGGTACTGCCATAGGCCCAGAGGCGAGTATAAGTGCCAGTTGGGGGACAGCTATAGGGTATAATGCCACGGTCTATAATAGTAGAGGAGTGGCAATCGGTGCAGACTCCAGGTCATGGGGTGACGCTGCTGTAGCTATCGGGTATGGCGCGAGCCATGGTAGTGGCGATTCCGATAATTCTATCTCTATTGGTACAGATGCTTTCACGAACGGTGCATCGTCTATTGCAATCGGTCATACAGCAGAAGTTAAACAGTCAGGCACTGGGGCAGTAGTAAACTCAGTAGCGTTCGGCCCGACTGCCTACGTAGACGCTAAGGAGAATGGCACTAACCTAGATGGGAACTTTGCCATAGGATCGGGCGCTTATGTCTTAGCAGACACAGGAGCAACAGATTCTGCTATTGGAAACAGTTTTGCCATTGGCACTTCATCCTATATCACTACTACTGGCACTGATGCTGTATTAGGTTCGTCGTTCGCTATTGGGTGGGCTGCTTGGATAAGTGCGGGTCAGGATTCAGCTGTTGCAGGTTGCTTCGCTATCGGCGATGATGCCAACGTCGATGCGGCGACATCGGCTACTCTTAACAGCAGCTTCGCTATCGGTTACCAGGCCAAGATCCAGTGTGATACTGGCGGTAATACTAGTTATAGTTACGCGTTGGGATACAGCGCCTCTATAGTAGCTAATGCTAGCGGAAATGCATCATATTCGTACGCTCTGGGCTATCAGGCCTCGGTAGAAGCACCCGGGGCCGAGACCGCATCCTACTCGTATGCTCTGGGCGCCAGTGCGATAGTGTACTCAAATTACAGTTACGCAATTGGTAACGCGGCGGAAGTGGCAGCCGACTCAGACCATTCGATAGCTATAGGATACCAAGCAACAGTCGGTGCCAGCAATGGTGCCTCCACAGTAGTGGGCTACAGTTCCAGCTCAACTGCAGAGCAGGTAGTGGCTATAGGTTACGTGTGTTCTGGCACGGCAGATTATGCTGTAGCAATGGGCTATAGCGCTGCTAGTAACTCTGAATCTGCAATTGCAGTAGGAAGAAGTTGTAGTGTAGGTACCTCGGCTGATAATGCTGCGGTGTTCGGAACCCAAACAAGTGTCCAGGATAATTCGGAAAACTCTGTAGCTGTGGGGTATGCTTGTGGAGTAGAAGGCCAAGGCTCTGTGGCTGTAGGTGTTAGCGCTCAGGTAAGTAGCTCGGCGGAGAATGCAGCAGCAGTAGGTGTGAATGCTTCAGCTAGTGTCGATTACGGACATGCATTCGGATATGGTGCCGGTGCAGCAGCCGAGAGCGGTTTGGCTCTGGGTCATGGCGCTACGGTTAATACTGACTTTGCTGCTGCTGTTGGTATGAACGCAGATGCTTCTGGAGAAGCCTCCCTGGCGGCAGGCGTATCAGCCACCACATCAGCAGATAACTCATTAGCTCTAGGCTACCAGGCTAGTGCTAGTGGCGAGGGCGCGGCTGCTATCGGGAACCAAGCAGGTGCTAGTGGCGAAGAGGCAATAGGTCTAGGATCTCAGGCCAGTACTGATGGAGACTATAGTGTCGGCATCGGCTCGCAATTCTCTAGCTCTGGTCATTACGGGATAGCAATAGGATATCAAGCTGGAGATGCCGGCGATGATTATACGATAGGAATAGGCTATATAGCTCAAGGTAGTGATGAATATACTATTGCTGTCGGATATCAAGCCGCAGCGTCTGCAACAGGTACTGTGGCTATAGGCAAGGATGCAGAAGCGTCGGGCCTGAGGACGGTCAGCATTGGCGAGGGTGCAGTAGCCGACAACAGTAATAGTGTTGCAATCGGACGGCAAGCAGATGCGCTGCAGACCAACTGTGTAGTAGTAGGTTATAATTGTTCTGCTACAGGTACAGGCTCAATCGCTATCGGCGCTTCTGCTGACACGGCAGCCCCTTTTACTACGGCTATTGGGTATCAGGCTGATGCTAGCTCTGCCTATGCAATCGCAGTAGGATACCAAGCTGCATCATATGGTAATGATGGTATAGCTATTGGTCGTAGTTCGGAAGTAGACAACCTGGACGGTATCGCCATAGGACGAAGCACCACAGCTGGCCAGTATGCTATTGCAATGGGTTTTTCTGCCAGTGCTAGTGGTGGTTCTTCGCCTGTGGCAATAGGCACGAGTTCTAGTGCAGATGGAGCTTGCGTTGCTGTGGGCGGGGGAGCCATAGCAGGCACGTCGGCTTCAGTATCAATAGGTACTGGTGCCACTACTAGCTCGACGTGTGCTATAGCTCTGGGTGCTGATAGCGAGGTAAGTGCTGATAGTGCGGTGGCTATAGGACGATGGGCATCAGCAGGCTCCGACTTCGGTATTGCCGTGGGTGTCAGTGCTGCTATATCAGCCGACAATGCTATAGCAATAGGTCTGACCACTACGGCAGCTTCAGTAAGCGGTCTTGCCATAGGACAGGGTGCGGAATTAGATGATGCTTCGGATCACTCGATAGCTCTTGGTTCTGGTACCAGTGTACAGGTCGCCCAGCAGGCCGTCGTAATAGGCTACGGCGCGGAGGCCGCTCCAGCTCCCCCCAATCCTGCAGACTATAGTATTGCTATGGGTGCTAGTGCTTCTGTCCAGGCTATCTATGCAATAGCTATAGGTTATGGTGCGGAAGCCACCGGCACAACTAGTATGGCCATTGGCCAATCTGCTTCCGCAGAATCCACATCATCATTAGCCCTGGGCGACCAAGCTGCAGTGGGCGCGGTAAGCCAATATGGCATTGCGATAGGTTACAACGCAAACGTAGAAGATTCTGGCGAGTCTGGTATAGCCATTGGTAACACGACCAGTACAACTGGCATGGGCGCAGTAGCTCTAGGGCCATTAGCAGAGGCCGCGTCAGATTACTCAATTGCAATTGGCTACAACGTCGTTTCTGATACATCCACAGATGCCATCACAATAGGCAGGCAGGGTAACGCAGCTGGCCAGGATGCAATTGGGATTGGTCGACAAGTAGATATATCGGCTGATAGAGGTATAGGGATAGGGCAAGCAGCGACAGTTAGTGGAGCTGACGGTATAGGAATAGGATACACAGCATCCCCTCAGGCGACAGACAGTATTGGGATAGGGCGAGAAGCAGCTGTGGAATCCGGTCAGGCTGTGGCGTTGGGAGCGGAGGCAATCATAGATGCCTCTTCGAATCAGGCTGTAGCTGTAGGGTACAGTGCAAATATCGAAAATAGTACTCAGGGAGTTGCTGTCGGCGCAGCAGCTGCTGTCGCTTCTAATTATGCTATAGCAATCGGGCCACAGACCTCAACAGATTCTGGTGCTACATATGGTATTGCTATCGGGTATGAAACATATGTCAGCTACCAAGATGCTATCTCTATCGGCCGTCAGCTTGAGAATGATGGAGTAGAGAATATTGTTATAGGAGCAGAGAGCAAGTCTTACTCATCCCGAAATGTCGTAATCGGCAAGGGAGCAATAGGGATTAATAGTCAATACTGTGTGGCAGTAGGTTATGGGGCCAGCACTAACGGCCAAGGAAGTATTGCAATAGGATGGGAAGCTTTTGGGACAGGACAGAACTCTCTGGCACTGGGTGAAGACTGTCGTGCTAATACAGATTATTCCATAGCCAAGGGTAGGTATGCTCGGGCTAGGTGGTGGGGCCAAGAAGTACACGCGATTGCCACTGGTACTGTGAGTGCAGGAAGCGAGACACAGCGCTCAACCACTCATCTCTTTGGTCATACCTTTAATGGTAGCGGCTCGCAGCAACTCTACCCCGAACAAGCTCTAGGCACCGGATGGCTATACATGGATCCGAATAAGGTCTATGGTTGTGTAATTAATCTGATCGCCAGGCCCACTGGTGCAGATCAGACAAGGGACCAGGCAGGTAAGGGCTGGACTGGCCAAGTGCTGGTGGCTTGTAGGAATGATGGCACTAAGGTATTAATTGGTAAAAATATAAATACTTATGCCTGGTCAAATATCAGTGGTTACGAAGAAGAGTGGACCTTGGATGTTGCAGTGGATGGTGTTGGCATCAGATTTATTATTGATCAAGGTTCCAACGAGACTGATGACGTTAGGTGGTATGGATCGTTGGATGTGGTGGAGCACCACGGACTCCAGGGTGGCTAATGGAGGTATCAAGTGACAAATATCATAACAGATAATCAGAATAGTTTTTCTCCTCCATTGTCGTCGGAAAGCTTCAAGCCGTGGGGCGACCTCTCATCTATTGCGCGGGTCAGCGACACCCAGTTTGATGTAAACAACTGGACGCCTAGCATGATGAGTGCTCTCCAGCCTGGCACACCGATACGATTTAGAAATACCAATGGTTTCTGGCGATATTCGATAGTTACTGCGGTCGCCAAGCAGTCGGCTACAGCATTACGAGTGACAGTAGAGGGTTGCAGATTCGGAATCATTTCGACGGGCACTCATGATGGCGGAAACGATAGTAGTGATCTCACAGACTCATCTGGGCCCTGGAACTTTGGCGAGTTAGTGGGTGGTACGATCTATAATATTACCGATAGTAGCAGCGGAACAATAACTAGCAATGACCACGAATGGGTAGCGGCTACTCTTTCAGGTGGCAGTGAGGATGACTGGGATGATGGTGATGTATACGAGATTGTCAAGGTAGACGAGGTCCAGTATGGAGACCCAGCTAGATGCTTCCAAATGGACTTTAAGATAGCTGGTAACTTTAATAATGCAGACGATACCCAGGCTCTTCAGAACCAGGAGGAACAGTATATCAGGTGGCATATGGGCGAGGCCCATCTAGTTAGGATGGCAGCCAAATGTGACGCAGCCGACTCAAGCACCGATCCAAGGGTCAATATCAGCGTTGGGGGGAATGCTGTATTCACCACAAACTCTGGCGAGGGAGTGGATGTAAACGCGGCAGCAGATCCTGCATCTACAGGGGTGGATGTGGATGATGCCCAGTATGCGGTAGACTTTGATGATGAGATTGAGATTATGGTCGACAATAAGTCTCCTTATACCGGCGATGCTCAAGACTTATCTGTGTCTTTAACCTTTATAGTGGGCGCCCACGAGTATGAGTACGAATATGCCTCCCCTGAACCCACGCTTCGTATGATCATTAGTGGTATGAAATCTTACGACCCCCTATGGTGTGGGCTGGGAAACGGCGTACACTATATATCTCCAGATAGCTACGATAAGCAGAACTTCGTGCCTGGTAGTAATTCTACTCGCAAGGAGATATGGCAGTATTCTGGTGGAGGCGTCGGTGGCATGCTGGGGCTATATGCATACGGGTACTATTACACGACCTATGTCTCCCCCTCGAACCCTACCACGTGGTATTTTCAGTCTGTTACGTCCAGAGCGTATTTTGCGTGGACCTATAATACCTACCATGAATTGTACCGTGGTGGCTACACAACAACGTATGGGCACTATTCTACCTCGTACATCTCTACAGCCTTTGGCCCTTCATCTAACTACTCTGACAGCATAGCAAACTACGGAACTACGGTGGGAAGCTACGATGGCTACTTGCAAGATCGCTTGTTCAGATATATTAATGTAGATACTGCGACTTTCACTATATCCAAGTGGGGTCAGCTGTGGGGTATATCATGATAGTAATTTCTGGGTGTCCTAGATCAGGTACGTCTTTAGCTATGCTCTGCCATAGCATAGCATTAGGGGAAGAACGTATCTTGGGTGGGAAGTTTCCCCAAGAGCGCCGGTCACGATTTGAGCTAGAGCAAGGTCTCGACGAGTCGGATGAGCACTACGCTTATCGGATGTATATCTATAGGAAGACAAATCCTAAAGCTTTAGAAGAGGTCGAGATTGCCAAAGATCTGAATCCTACAGGTTTCTGGGAGTGCCCATTCACAGTAAGGGGTGTGCAGTTCCGCCCGAACCGGGAAGACCAGCTTAAGCAATTGGAAGCTGAGTCGAAGAGGAATCTTACAGTTTGTAAGATAGTATCAGGCGGCCTGGCCCAGTCAGATCCACGCTATATCGATAAGATCGTCTTCATGTTGCGGCATCCCAGATCTGTTGCTAAGTCGCAGGAGCGCCTCCGCCGTAATGAGAAGTACAAGAAGCTCAATGGAGAGTCTATAGACTTGTATCAGGATAAAGTAGTACACAGTCCCAAGATGTTTATCCAGACTACTGTCATGGCTGCAGCTTGGCTTAAGAAGCATCCGGAGATTCCAGTCCACTACGTACTGTTTGATGACCTCATCTCATATCCCGAGGGTACCCTATTGGGAATTCAGCAGTTTTTGGGAGAAGGCAACTTCTTGGCCGCTGCCTCGGCTATCAGATCAGACCTGAAGCGTAGTTACCCAGAGCAGAAGAAGTCTAATCTCTGGGGTGACGCCGAGTATGTATGGGATAAGTTTTTAGCTAAGGATTTCAGTGCATTAGCTAAGTTCAGCCGTGATATTACTCGTCCCATTAGTCGTGAGGGTAGAAGCTGGCCTTGCGCTAGGTTACAGGCGCCAGTAGTAGAAGCTCACTGTAGAGCGTGCAGGCACTCATCTAGCTTCAGAGCTAAGTTGATCGAAGATGCGGAAAAGAATAGAATTAATTGGCAAGAAGAACCCTGCGGGTTCGAGTGCGGTAATGACCTCGATTCTTCACCCATAACCTTGGATGAGAGTATCGAGAATAATTTCTGGAGAAATACTCCGCGAGACAAGGAGGAGTCTAATGGCATTCAAACTTTCGTACACTGACGCCGATGAGACTGTACATCCCAACGCTTATCATAAGATTGGTGTAGTGCGAGATGTACGGCACATCAGCGAGAAGGCTGGCAAGCAGAGATGTAGGGTCAAGGTATTCGTATTCCACGACCAGGCAGCCAGGGAAGCAGACGAGGCACCGGTGGGCATATATGTCCACATGGTCAAGCCTGCTGACTATACAGCGACAATAGGGACATCCCAGGTAGATCCTGTAGACACCAATCATATTAAGCTTCTGTACGATTTCGTCAAGGCTGAGCTGGATGACGAAGACATAGTAAATGTATAAGGAGATATTATGGGATTCAAGAGATCAGTAGAAGATGCGCATGGAGTGACCCACGCCGAGGCCTATCATAAGATTGACCTTGTGAGGATATCGTGGGCAGACAAGAAATGTATCTTTACTATAGCAGTATATCCGGATCAGGCTAAGTGTAATGCAGGTAAGAACTCACTGGAGAGCGAGAGCTTGAGCTTTAGTATTAACTCCGATGGGTATGATCTTGCAATAGGAACTGTTGTTCTGGACGCTGCTGACATGAACCTCATCAAGGCCTTGTATAACTACGCCAAGACAGAGCTAGATGACGAAAGTATTATAGACTGTTAATATGGCTGTTTTTTACGATGGCGTCCTGGGCACACGTTACCCACCACCTAAGCCTCGGAAGAAGCGTCCTCGGCCTAAGCCTAGGGTAATCCCTACCGAACCGCAGCCTGATATTATTATTGTGGGGGAAGAGGATGAGGAGCTTACTGAAGCTTCCGAGCCAGTTCCAGAAGCTCCTGGACCTGAGTCTCCAGAGTCTCCACAATAGAACTAAGCTGTCGGCACTGCTCCTGGGCTAGTATCAATAGTCTATTGAGCTGGTTCTTGCTGCCTGCGCCCTTCACAAGCTGAGCCAGGTCAGCTATGGTCTCCTCTGCGGCCACCAGACGGGCTCTCTCGGATGCTGATAGTGTCATATTATACCTCTCTCCTAGCATTTTGCTCTATCTGGATGATATCGCTACACATTTTATCGCTGGTCTCTTTGGAGTAGTGGTCCCAGCCCAGCCACTTAGTGCCGGTCATGCCGGGTTGGCCTGGGCCAGGTGGGTCATTCTCGGTTACCTGGACTTGTACTACCGGCCAGTCCAGTACTTCCTTGGCTATAGCTGTGAATCTGTCCAGGCGGTCCTTGGTGGCTTCTCGTGTACAGCGTGAGTTGTCGTATAGCAATAGTATCTTAACCAAATCTGAGCCCCACATCTTGGTGACTTTCTGGTCTAGTTCAATTACCTGCTGTCGCAACTCACTCTCCGGAGGGGCAGGGACGTGTTTGGCAATTCCGAGTTTCTTGAGTTTAGACCCACGAGACCGGTAAGCATACCTAACCCCATCCCCTAGGTCCCAGTAGCTACTGACACCATCATGAAAGGTGGACCATATGAATGTGTCTACATTCTTAGGTATGGTGTAAGCAACAGGTCTGAGCTGGCGCAGAGTCTCATCATCAAGCTTATTCACATATGGCATGTACCACTTCCGCCCCGGCCACAGCCTCTTCAGGAATAGCTCTAGCCCAGCACCATGAGCTGTGTATACATTAGGCAGGTTCTTCCTGTGCAGTGTTATACAGTCGCACATACTGAATCTCTGGACGTATTCTTTGGATTTGGTTAAAACCATAATAGATCTTGATATCCCACATCTTCTAGCTGTTTCTTGAGTATATCATCCTTATGTAGATGCTCAAACTCCACAGATAGTGTCTCTTTCACAGTCTCAGTGTCATTCTCTATAATGGCAGTCTTGATAGAGTTGCCATCAATGTGTGCTTTGGTTGCAGCTATGGGTTGCCAATTAGCCACAAACCTATCTAAGGCACTCCCTGCCTGGAGCCCACAGGAATTCAGGGCATCCCGGCACTGCTGCATGCGGTAGCTGGCGTCTGCTAAATCTGGTGTGTCGATTGGGAATATACAACAGCGGTCCTTGAAGGACAGCAGCTGCTTGAAGCGTGAGATTCGGTCTATAATGTTATGCCGACGGTGCTTATGGTTCTCTAGCCGCTCTGCCAAGGTTCCGGAGGCCTTCAAGCTTGTGAAGGACCCATCTTTCCACCGCCACAGACCAGAGCCTCGCCTTAGCTCTGACAGTACGGATAGTAGAGGGTCACGCATTGGTATGATCACTCGAGCTGTTGGATTGGGGTCCTGCTCTAGTGCCTGACAGAACATCTCATTAGCACTTCCGTTATGGAATGATACTGCAGCGATATCCATGTGTTTCAGAGCAGTTTTGCGTCGCAGAGACGGCAAGACAGCCTGCTGGATCCACTCATCTATACCGGCCACTAAGGACGGGTGGTCCTTAAGTTCGTGGTGCATGCCACGATGGTGTGCTACCACTCCTGCTTCTCGAGCGGCAGGTATAACTAGGCCGCCCCACACAAAGTTGGTGCCGGTGTGTTGGATGGTGTATACGACAATGGTACGAGGTATCTCATTCAATGGTATGCTTTCCTAATAATGACGAGGCCGTGTTTGGAGCCCATGAAATCTACGTTATCATCGTCGACCCCAAGCTCATCGATACATTCCTCGACTGCTTTCCATACGCTTTTGTTATCGATATCATCAACAATCATGATACCACCAGGTCGTACATTAGGCCAGGCTAGATGCATATTCTTCTTCGCTCCGCCATAGGTGTGGTCACCGTCCACGTGTACTATGTCAAATTGTCGGTCCTCGGATATGTGCTCTCTGAGGTTTCGGCTGTTGTCGACATAGAACTCAGCTTTACCTTTGTAGCCCACTGCCCGGAGATTTTTCTCAGCAACCTGTTGGGAGGGCAGGTCAAATGTATTGCCGTAGCTCTGGTTATCCAGGCATACTACATGCTCTACGGTGTCGATACCACCTAGTACCATAGAGATCAGAGAGTACCCATATCGGGTACCTATCTCCAGGATGCTTCTTGGCTTCTCGTCCTGACCCAGGACTCGATAGAATTGATAGTAGTTACGGGCGTATAGAGCTGGTACGTTGCCCTTGGGAGCATAGTAAGGCATCTCACCCAGGAAACTCTTGCAATCTGGGAACCGGTCTCCAAATACCTGCGTCATCCTATTGCACATCTGGTTCATGTACTTGATCTCAGTGAGGTATCGATGATACCTGAGCCTGCGGGATTCGGTCTCAATATCTACTCCATTAATAAACTTGACAATATCGTTGGATGGATCTTCATTGAAGGGCTGAATGCCCAGTGGCTCAGATCCTCCACGTCTTCGGCCCTGGTCGCTGGAGTGGTTGTCTAGTACGATAAACCCAGGTGCCCCTAGGCTGGCACCGAATATAGCTCCATGGAGTCTTGGCCCTATGGTCATATCACACAGGTCAAAGAACTGCTCAAAGTCATCTGCATTGTAACTGTAATAGATATTAGCCTGAGGCCACAGGCGCCTGGCCTCAAGGGCCTCGTCGATGTAGTGGCAAATGACTACAGCATTAGGAAAGGCCTTAAGTGCCTTGGTGTACTGCTGAATCAGTTCCGGCTTAGTCTGTGGATGTATACGGTTAGCCCCTGTGCAGTCGGACATATAGACGAGTCCTACCACTGGGCTGTCGCTGTTCTTGCGTATCTTTGGCCTGCGGCCCACGAAGAATGCAGGGCAGGGTAGGCGCATCGGCTTATAGGCTTCAGTGAGGTTAAAGGCCCCTTGGTCCCTAGTGGTGATAACATCTGTACGCTTGAACAGTTCCTTGATGTGATCTGACAACTTGAGCCCGCACCCTATACCTATCCAGGAACACCGAATCTTGTTGGCAATCAGCTGGTCGAACAATGGGAATATGCCCTGGCTATCCCACTCTGGGGTGCCGGCAGCAATGTAGTAATCGATAATACCCTTGGCGTTGTGCCGGACCCGCTCCTTGAAGTCCTCGTGCTCGTACTTGACAGTGTCGATCTTGAAGCTGTTGTCAGCGCCCTTGCCCCAGACGTTGGGATGGCGGTTATAGATGATCTTATTAAACTCTAGGTACCGCATTAGGCGCAGGACACCCATCATAATAAACTGGTCACCTGGGTTCCATCCCCTGGTGGTATTAAACAGAATGTTTTTTCTGGCCATGCTTAGCCTCCATATTAGTGTGTAGTTGGTCTACAACTTCGTCAACCTCCAGGTCGAGAAACTGTTTTGGTGATAGCTCGAACCCATAGTGGTAAGGCTTCTCAAGTTGCCATGTACCTGTCTCTCCCCCATGTGTCTTGATGGTACGCTTATTCCCATGGTCGTCCACATTGGGATAGAAAAACACGGAAGGCACATGGTTGGTCCAGGCAGCAGCGAGCATGCTGCTATGACTGCCTATGAAGCCACGTGCTCCTCGGGCTAGCTGTACACTCAAGCGTAAAGAAGCCTTGTCAATTAAGTTAACAATTCCAGGTGGTTCATCGACATCGAGAAAGTTTTCATGAATACGAGCGGCTCCTCCACGAGCCTTCTCGGAGTAGCCTACTATAACTACGTTGAAGCCCTGGTCATTTAGGCGCCTGGCAAGCTCGATGTATTTATAGTCGGGGAAGCAGCGATACTCGCCATCCTTGGGGTGGGGCAAGCAGCCCCGATGGGGCAGCCCAGCGAATGGATGCATAAGGATATAGGGCTTCCCTGCCAGATTCTGGTACACACCCTGTTCATGCTTGGATAGGTACAGTTTCTGCCCGTCTGGCTTGATTTTGTGCTTACCGGCAAATGTGTTGATGTCCTCGGTTTTGAGTACTTCTCTCCACATCTGTTCGCGTGCATGCTTGGGCGGGTACCACGGATGGGTGACCACCACATCAATATGGGGATTTAGCTCAATGAGTTCGGGAGCTGGAGAAGCATGACATGTCAGTACTCCTACTATCCTGATCTCCGGATGAGCCTTCTTTATGGGTGCGACCAGCTGCCACTTACGCTTGCAGAAGTAGTGGTATATCAGGTCCCCCAGTCCACCCCCGCCGGTAACATGTAGAGCCTCAGCCATCGTGTTCTCCTGCGAACTTCTGGATTGCTATTCGAGCTATATGGCCAGCCGATACAGCTTCCAGACATTTGGAATATCCTCTTACTATTCCTGTAGTCTTACAGGGCATGCGGCTGTTCCGCCAGCATGGTATACAGTCTAAATCTGATTGTACCACAGTAACATTTTTGTATGCCTTACAGCGTGGGCGATAGTCTATAGGTCCGAATAAGGCTATGGTCGGAACCTTGAGCGCCGCTCCGAAGTGGAGGAGGCTAGTGTCGACTGTTATGAGCCCATCACATTGTGACAATATAGCGATGGCTTTCCGCAGTGGGAAGCCGCAGGCGTCCACTATATCCTTGAACATGTGTTCTCTGGAGTGGTCTAAAATCACTATGTCCATGTGTTCCTGTACCAGGTCGAATAGCCGCTGGTAGCGATCTTCAGGCCAGTTCCTATACATCTCGGCGCTTCTTAGGGCTACGCCAACTCGGGGTTTGCCGCTGCTGAGGTCAGCCCTCTCCATAAACTCTTGCGCCCAGGCTGTCTCATCTTTGGTGACATGGTATATAGGAGTAAGTCCTCGGATGGTATCGCGTACTCCAGTAGCCTCGGCAAATATCTCTACTCTGCTTTTTTGGACTGGCTTGCCAGCCGAGACCCTTGTCGCCTCATAGCGTGCGCACGGAGTAGATATATCGATTATCATGTGGTACCGGTTCTTGTTGATATTTTCTGTTATATCTATAATCTTATCGACGTCGGGGTTGTTCTGGAGGACCGGCCACAACTTCCTCTGGCAAGCCACATGGAGCTGCTTACCAGGGTACTGGTTCTTGAGAGCTGCCAGGGCTGGAGTGGTCATCAGGAGGTCTCCTAGGCCGTCTGTGGTCCTTTTGACGAGGATTATGGGGTCCTGGCCCTTGTCGGTCAGCTCGGCGCCATAGATGATGCTCTTGACCGTTGTGAGAGGTGTAGCCAGACGTTCCTTGACAGCCTGTAGGACTGACTCGGGCGAGATACCGGTCAAGCACTCTAGCTTAGCGGCACCACTTCTGGTACACCTGGGACTGTACCAGCAGGGCTGGCAGGGTAGCTGGCGCGCTACAGCTGTGCTGTTACTGTAGTAATTCATCCTGCTGACAGGTGGGATTGGCCCGAATATAGCCACAATCTTCTTCTGTAGGGCTCCGGCTAGGTGGAGAAGAGCACTGTCAGGACAGACGACTAGATCACACTGCTCCATTAGGGCAGCCACATCAGCCAGATTCCTGTTGAACAGGAAATGTACACGTCCTCCTGGAGGTGGTGACCATCTACTAGTTGTGTCGCCCCAGTCAAAGAATAGGGTCTGGATCCGTTCTTCGGCGCTTAGGAGTGTTAGAAGCCGGGCCATGTGGTCTAAGGGCCATGTCCTCCTTGCGTCATTGCTTTTAGCCTGTATAGCAATGAGCTTCTGTCCCCTGCGCAGCTCGACTAACTCCCTGAGTTCAGCTTTAGCTCGTTCTCGTTCCTCCTGTTGCACCACATAGATAGGCAGTGGGTCGGCTGATATATCTACACCTACCTCCTCAGCGAACATATCAATCCGGTTAGGAGGTGTAACGCCTGACTTCTCTCTCCGCAGCCCCGTAGCTGTGACGTCGACAGAGTAGTCATATTCGCTCTCCTGGATCCGGTTGAAGGGTATAAGCTCGTCCACATATGGGTTGTGGTTGATGATATCCGCTAGAGCACCCTGAGAGTACTCGAGGTCGGTGGCATACACCAGATGGCAGTGGGGTATCAGTGTCTTAATGGCCTTGGTGAGGGGTGTGGTCATAAGCACATCGCCTATGCCACCCAGGCGCCGCTTGATGCATATCTTAGGGCGGGCAGATCGCAGTAGCTTATCTAGTTTGATGCGAGTGTTGGCCATTCTCCTACGCGAGTGCACATTTACCACCCTGGCGGGTACATTGGCTCGCCTATTCGGAGTGACAACCCCGTGCTTCATTTTGTTGTGCATCTACTGCTCTATGTAGTTTTGATAAATTCAAACTCTATGACGGGCTTGAAGTGCTCGTCATCAAAGTATTCTTCCTGGGTGGTGCCATATACCTCGCTGGTGGCGTCAAAGCGGCCCGGCTCTGCGCTGCTGACAATGTACTTGAGTTCCGTCACATTCATGTTCCGGTCAGCCAGGATCTCGCCCATCTTGGCGCCGACCTCTGTATTGAACCGTGCTTTGTTGGCGTTGAGCATCCTGGTCTTACTATTGTCCAGGCGGCGAGCATTGGGATAGTCGCCCAGCTTAATATGGACTGTGAAGATGTTCGGCCGGCTCCGCATGAGGTTCTTGCAGAAGTTAACAGCTGCCTCCTCGGTCATGTCGCGGATCTTAAGCACACCTACTAGGGGCGGGGGATTGGACTTGTCCACGTCAGTGTAGTCGTGGCGGATCCGCATCCTCTTAACGCCGCTCTGTTTGATGGCATTCACGATATCACTCTGGTCATCAGCATCCTTAGCCTCCTGAATGTGAGTGGGGTTGCGGGCCAGTAGGCCGGATGATGGATTGCGAACTGCATCTGGGTTAAATTCGTCAGGCATTGACTTCCTCCGATTGTATGATCTCTCCCACTTCTGAGAGGATCTCTTTAACTTTCCTTCTATCTATCTTGCCAGCGTCGGCAAGCCTCTGCTGAGATAGATCACTATCATCAGCCGTAAGTATTATATTTATAATGTATTTTTCGCTTCGTGTAAAGCACTTTCCGACATACCTGTCCTCGAATAGTATACCGGGGCTCCGCCAATAGAATTCCTCATTCATTTCATAGGGTTCGTCCACCCGGCACCACCCACTGGGTGTCTCCGGCAGGATGTTCTTCCGTAGAGTCTGCAGTAGGTCACGGGTCTTCCAGGGTATCTGCTTCTCCAGATAGGGGATAATGCTGCTCTTGGTATTATCAAAGCGCTGAAACAGGCCAGCAATAAATAGAAACAGCTCGGACTCTACCTCATCAGAGTTAAGGCCGCAGGCCTTCAGGTCAGGGACCAACCACCCCAAGGCCGGGCGCAATAGTAGGTAAAAGCTATATAGCCTGTCCTCCTCCGGGAAGTCCTCCCTGTAGAACAGGGTGGCCTCATACTTTCTCAGGAGTCTCTTCTTGCTGTTGGGTATAAGCACTTCTTAAATCCGGGACAACGAGCTGTATAAACTCTACCATATGGCACGGGATTTCCGCATTCTCTAGTACTTGCTTGGCAAACCGCTCATCATCGGTGATGATTTCTATTCTCTCACAGCCAGCGTTGTTATCCACCCGGAGTACTGATCCGGGCTCGAGCCCAAGCATTATAGTCAGGGCCTCATAAGTGATCAGGAACTTCCTTCTTTGCTTGGCCATTATCTATTCCCATGTGGGTATTTGTGGTTCATATTTCTCAGTCAGGGCATCGTAGAGTATATACCTGAAGCCCAGCTTCTTACAGAACTCTATATCCTTCTTCTTGTACTTGTTGTAGATGACTACGCAGGTCTTGGCCGCTTCCTCTGGGTAATTCTTCTTCAGCCTGCGCAGCTTGTTCCTGCTCCGAGCATCCATGTAGCCCTTGATTTCATAGAACCCGTGCAGCAGGCCGTCCTTCTTGCCCCGCCGGCCTCCAGTAATCTCGAAGTCCATGATATATACATGAGGCTTGGTCTTATAATTAGTGAATGTGAAGGCTCGCTCTTCGTACTTCCAGTCCACCTCTAAAAACTCCAATATCCTAGCAAAGTTAGCCTCTGTAGCAGAGTTAAAGCTGTACGTAGGATGTACGTCCTTCCGCTTGCCCTTCTTGGTACGAGCAAAGTTGCCCGCCGCTGTAGCCTTGATACCCTTCTTCTTGGTCTTCTTGCCGTTCTTCTTGTCCCCACAGGCGACGCAGACCACCTGGCAGGCCATCTTGTACCCGTCTTTCAGGTAGAAGAGTTCGTTTCCACACTTATTACAGCAAACTATTCTACTTCCCACCATCCTTCTCAACCTCCTTAATGGCTTCAGCTATGGCCGCTTGGTCAGGTCTGTCACTATCCATATCCAACTTAAACTCATACTCCTGCTCATAGTCGCAGGGCTTACAGGTATATCTAGCAGTAGGTATGTCTGGTGCCATCGGTGAGCTGCGCATTACCATCTCGGGTTTCAGCTCCTTACTGCACTTAGGACACTGCTTCAGGCTACCAGGGACATAGTCTACGTGCTCAGGGGGTATCTCCATTTCCAGCTCGGGCAGGAAGCACTCCAGGATACACCTGCACATCCTGCCAGCTGGGGCGTTAGCATCCATGACCACACTAAACTTGGTTACCGTGTTGATCGGTGCTCCGTCAGTTGTGGTGATATATGTCCCCTGCGGAGTGCCATCAGACTTTATCTTGATGCCGTGGAAGTTCTCTAGGTTCCCCATGTTTCTTCTCCTAAATCTATGTCAAATTGCCATGCTCCTGTCACCCACCCACAGTACGCGCACTCCATGTCTCCATCCATCTCATAGGGGGTGGTGTCCAGCTGGATCCTCTTTCCACAGTTCGGGCACTTCACATTAGCTACGCCAATGGCAGCTTCGTCGTCCAGTTCAAACATGATTAACTCCCATGTAGCAGGGTGCCTGCCTCGTCGCAGAACCTGTCCCAGATTTCCTCGACCACCTTGTAGGTGTCCGAATCCATGTCGCCATCCTTCCACAGACGGCGTAGGTATTGATAGAACTCCCATAGGGCTCCATAGTACTCTCCAGCGTTAACAGCCATCATGTACTCCGGCCGTTCTTCTGGTAGATTGAATTCTATTGTTACTTTAGGCATTGTCTGGATCCTCAAACTTTCCCCATGGGTTGTGGCTTAGAGAAATCAAACTGCAAGACCCAGGAAGCGTTGCAGCTCTTACATCGAATTGTACCAAATGTAAACCAGTCGGTTTCCACTACTTCGCTGGCAAGGTCGTCATCTTGAGGAATAAACTCTAGGTTCTGCTCGCTGCACTGATTACACTTGGTGTCCTCTATTCTCTTCATTGCTTCTTCCTCTTCGGGAATGGCCTACTGGGGATCTTCTTCCCCTTGGGCCAGTTATACTTCTTAGGATGTGGTATCTTGGCCTTTGGCTTATTCATGGCAATCTGAGCGATTTTATCGCTGGATCGGCTGATGGCCCCAGCCATCATAGCTGACGAGACTTTCTTGGTGATTAGATCTGGTGTGCAGTCCTCGTCGTATTTGATGCGTATAAGAGTTATCCTATTCTGCCTACACAGTTCCTCTTTCCTCTTGTCGCGGTCTAGCGCGCGTTGAAATTCTGCCTTAGTCCGATGCCATTGAGGCGTGTAGCGGAAATGCTGTATGCCGTCATACTCAAATCCAATGTTCAGCTCATTAATATACGCGTCAAGTCTTAGCCTCTCTCCCACGTGGTATTCTTGCTTAATCGTGTAGTTAGGAAACAGTTTGCGAAGAATGGAGACCATTTTATCGTTACCATATGATAGCGTCCGTTTGATTTGGTCATGCCAGCCGTAGTGCTTACACGCCATATGCACTTGGCCTGGTGTCGCTGCTAGCTCCATAGCAATATCCATGTACGTGTAATTCCTTGAAAGCGCCATGCTTTTTATCTTGGCGAGTTCGGCGTCAGTCCAGCGCCTGCATTCGTTTGTAAGCTTCTCATCTCGTAACTTGTTATATACGGCTGCTCTTGTCCGTCCAAATGTTTTGGCCATCTTGGTACATGATAGTCCATCTAGCACCATTTCGCGCAGTAGTTCTACATCTTCTTCGGACCACCATTTGTCTTTCTTGAGTCCTAGTGATGCCGCCTTCAGCTGTATTGCGTCCTCTGACCTAGAAAATATCTGTTCTAATTCCTGGTTAGAGTGGTTGGGGTACAGTTCTTTAAGCATCTTTACTTCGTCCCTGGACCACCATTGTTTCTCTAGGTCGATGTTCTCCTTATTAAGTATGTAGTATATAGATCCAACCGGCTTGCTGATCTCACGGCTTATTTTTTCTACTCCTACCTTGCCATAATTGTCCAGTAGGAATGATAGCTGCTTATCTGTCCAGTTCCTGTATTTACTCATAGCTAGATCTCTTCATCGCCTATGATTACCCTGACCTCATTGACTTTTGCGATTACTTCTACCTTAGGCATAGATTTTATAGTGCCGTTGGCCATGGCTCCCCGGAGTATCTGCAGGACCTCCTGGTAGATCTCGTGCCTGAGCTTGTCCGTCAGCGTCTCTCCAAGGAAGTCGTCCAGGCGTTTCTTGATGGCATTCTCAAGCTCTGTGCATCTAGGGTTCATACAAACCTCTCATCGGCATTCTTGAGCATGGGCAGCATTATATCCAGGTACCCTTCGTCCCTTGCCCATGTGGCGAGTCCTTCGAATAGCGAGTCATCCTCTACTCTCTTGCCCTGTCCGCTGGTTATCTCCTCGATGTATACGGTCTGTAGGAGGTTGTCCAGGCATACCATGAACCGTCTCCCCGAGTGGCCTATTGTGACCCTATGCTCCCACCTGTGGTATGAGAGCAAGTCGGCCCTGGGCATCGTCACGTTCAGTGGAAACCGGCGCTCATTTATAAGGTAAAACTCGGGCATATTCCACATTCCTTGCATAGGTTGGGGTTGGCATAGTGAACCCCAGAACGAATGCCGCACTCTACATGATATAACATCTTGCGGATCTGTTCCATATCTTCTGGGCGAAAAGTTGAAGTTACCACGGAGAGCTTCTCCAGGCCATCACTGAGGTCTACGCAAACATGCGTTACCACTTCGCTTCTGCCACTGTAGAAGGCATAGGCTATGGTGTGGATGGCCGCATCAAGAGCTGCACCGCTCAGTGTCAAGCCCTTGCGGTTGAAGTTGACCAGGACCGTATTTCTGCGGTTCTCGCTCAGGTCTATCTTCACCACATCGGCTCTGGCGGCTATCACACTTTCACCTACACGAATCTGGCTCTCCACCTCGGCTCCAAGCGTCGGATACATCCACCCGGAGATATCATACTTACAATAGTCTGAGAACCTCGTAGCAGCCTCTACAGCAAGGTCATCGGCCCTGGCCATGCCCAGACCCTCCTGGGCTGCCAATGGCCACCATAGTTGGTCCCAGGCCTGTGTGAGCTTCCTGGGGCTGACTATACTGTCTTTCAGGGCTGCGCCACGCTCTGCATCAATGAATGCCTGCCTGGTGCACTCCTCGGATAGGGTCAGGGGAGGAAATATCCTCTCCTGCTGTTGCTTCTTGAGGAGGATGGGGCAGTAAATAAAGCATGCTATGTCGGGCGGCTCCAGACGCATTAGCCCTCGTGTGGTGGAACCCTGAACTTATCGTAGTCGCTGAGTGTGCTGAGTGGCTGAGATACGTGGTTGCTCTTATCTGACTGGCAGAATGGGCATTCCCGCGTGTCTACGTCACCAGAATGGTTGAATTCCTGTCCGCAATTACTGCACAGGTAAGTCATCTTCGTCCTCCTCGATACCTTCTCCGATTTCCTCGAAGAAGTCTGCTGTTTCCTTAGTTCTCTTCGTAGCGTCGTCTATGACTCTGCTTACGACGTCAGTTTTTAGCACTAGGTCTGCAGCCTCGGCAGCGCCTAGTGCCCCGATTGCTTTGCTCATGATACCTCCTAAACCCGACATAGCATGCATATAAATACAGATAACTAAAAACCTTTGGATTTGTTTTCTTTCAGGAACTCTATCCGAGCCTTCTGCTCCCGTAGGGCCACGTCCAAGTCCACGGCCCTCATTGTGCCAGCGGCTGGGTACAGGTCCACGAACTCTCTGCCCTCGTACCCAGAGACCTTATTCTTACCGAACTTACACCAGATCCTTGGCAGGACCTTCCCGTTCTCGTCCTGGTGTACCAGGATGGCCTCCTCTCCGTCATAGTGTACATCATTGTGCAGGTGGATTATGACGTTGCTGTCATAGGCTAGGGCCCGGCTTTCAGCTATAGCCATGTTGCTGGGCTTCTCGCCCTTGACCAGCTTCCTGTACTCCACGGTAGATATGATGGTGATATTGTTCGCTACGCACATGTTCTTTAGTCTGGCACTAATCCTTTTGGGCCTCTCGTGGCCGGCTATTTCTGCGTAATCTATCAGCTTATAGAAGTTGTCTATGAATAGTACGATGTTCTTCTCTGGGTGCTTTTCTCTGTAGTACCGGGCTAGTGTCTCTGCATAGATTGTGGACTGGCCGTCACTGCCGTCCTTAATAATAACCTTTTCATCTTTGACCATCTGGATGATCTTACGATAGCCCTGTTCTCGTAGTTCGGGCACATATTCGAAGCCCTCCTGGCTGGCCCAGTACCTGGGGCTGGACACGTGGTTCAGGAACAGTTTGGTGTCCGCCGTGGCGTTACATACCATCTTGTAGATAATATATCTAGCTGTGTCGTCCACCGATAGATAGATGCAGATAGCATTGTTCCTGGGGTCGTCGGCTATCTCGTAAGCAAGCTGGGAGCAGAATGTTGTCTTTCCAGCCTGCTCACTGCCGCCGATGTAGAATAGGTTGGCCGACTTCCAGTCGTCATCCAGCCTGGCGCCTACACCACCAAGGCCGTACGGCTTCAGGAAGAATCCAGCGAAGTCACCAGATTTAGCCTCATCTGCTTCCTTCTGGGCGAGTATAAACCGGAGGACTGAGGATCCAAGTTCGTCTCCCTGGACGGATTTGTTAATATCCTCTAGTGTTTGCTGCGCTTGGACCAGGGCCATCTCCGCATCATCTGGGTTCTGTCTCACCTCGTACAGCAGGGCCTCGATTGCATTCTTCTTCTTTGCTTGGACCTCTGCCTCCTTCTCGCTCCTGAGCCGCTTAACCTCTGAGATTATGGTGGATAATTCGTACCCCGTCATCCGGGCAACCTGCTTGCACATCTCCTCCTGGTGTATATAGCTCTGCTCAAAAACAATAATCCGAGCCATTTTGTCAGCTATTTCCTGCTTCTTATCCTCATCTAGCTCGCCAGCCGACTCCTCCATGAACCGCATCATACGCCACTCGAAGGCGGTCCACTTCTTAAGCCTGACGAACTCATCTATACCCTTGGTCCGGAGCAGCTCGTCCGGATCGGTGTCTGCTGGTAGCTGGCACAGCTTGATCCTGAAGTCTCTCTCGTTACCGAACTTCTCATCCAGGGCTTTCTGGACGGCCAGGTTGCCGGCTTCATCGCCGTCAAATACCAGGACTATATTGAATATCCCATGCTTCTTCAGTAGGTTGACGTGATGATCCGTCAGGGCGGTGCCCATTGTACAGCAACAGTTCATCAGACCATGGTGTCTGGCTGTAATTACATCAGCCTGACCCTCAAATATATAGAGTGGGCTGGTCGCTTCCTTAGCAATCTCAAGACCATACAACCTCTCGCCCTTCTTGAAGATGGCACACTCCAAGCCCGTCCCGCTGGTATTGATGTACTTGGGCCCTGAGTTCTCATTGTCCGGGTCATGCCTCAGGTTCTTAGCCGCGAACCCCACCGGCCGGCCCATGTCATCATAGATAGTGAACAACAAGTTGTGAGAGTTGAACAGGTTAGGCCGCTCCAGGTCCACCCCACCCCGAAAGTCGTATGTATATCCGGCTTTCTCTAGCCTGTCCCTAAAGGTTTTATAGTCTACCGTGCCGACACCCCAGCCAGCCAGCTTGTCCTTATCCCACTTCCTGGCTGCGATCTCGTTATCCACGTTGCTGTAGTCCCCGAATTCTGGGTCAGCCACCAGTTCAGCCGCCAGCTTGTAGGCGGCATAGGTCCGATACTCATAGATCTCTTCCTGGGTCAGGTCCTCAAGCTGGATCTGTACACCGTATTTGCCTGCCAAGTATAGGACGTTCTCTTCGATAAACTCCTTGCCCTTCAGCGGCTTATTCTCCAGGAAGTGGGCTGCTGCGAAGATGTCTGCTGCCTGGTGGCACCCGAAACAGAACGCCTGCTCAGGATACTGCTTGCAGGTCATGCTGGGATTGTTATCAGGATGGGCTGGGTTGAGGCAGCTGAAATTCTTAGTAGTATCTATCCCATGTTCTTGTAGATACTGTTCCAGGTACGGCTTCAGGGCCGTGGTCATTGCCTCAAGATCTAGAAGTCTGGGTCTCATCTTGTTCTCTCCAGTACTTGTTCCATTGACTTTTCTCGTTCTTCAAGAGTAGGGCAAGCTCTGCTGCTTGGACGAAGTCCTCCGCCACCGGATAGTGGGTGTCCCAGCCACGTTGGTTCCACGGCTGCTTGATAAGTATCTTAGGAGTATCCTTGATAGTCTCCATCACTCGCAGATCATCATCAATAAACACATCTACGTCCGCAATCCGTTTCCCATGGACAGAGTCGGTCATGAGTGTGAGATACTTGATATCACCGAAGTATTTCTTAAGCCAGAGGGCCTTCTCTGGGGCAGAGCGTTCCCAGTTAAGGACCTTCGTCAGAAAAATTATTTCTACTCCGGTGTTGTATAGCTGCTTCACCGCCTCCACTGCACCTGGAAATGGCTTTAGGTTGAGGAAGAATCCACTGTCACAGATCTCTCCGTATAGCTCCCTGTGATCTCCATACTTAGACCTCTGCTCATCCGTCATCCGCTCCCATACAAGCTGAGCTGTCTTCGGTTTATAGGCATCTGCTCTGGTCATCTTGATGCCATACAACTCTTCCACTCTATTAAATGACGCAGTTGTGAAGTCGGCTATGGTCCCATCCATATCGACGGCTGCTCTCATACTGTCCTCCGTTATGATGTCAGTTCATCCTGCTTGCACTGCTCTGAGTAGTCGCAATAGGAACAGTGCCAATCCCCCAGGGGATTCTTCTTCGGGTTCTTACCCCACTTATCGTAGTTGGTCTTGGATATGTCACCACGCTGAAATCTGTATTCCACCATGTCTGCATCCCAGATACTCTCGAAGTCCTTCGGCGGTATCTGTGCCTTGGCTATACAAGATAGTAGAGTCTTATACCGGCCATGGATACCCTCTATAGCATAAGGTTGTAGGACTGGTCCGTCTTGATAGGCGTTCCAGTAGTTGCCTGGCAACTGCTCCCAGAAGCATTGATGTGTGCCATCAGATCTCAAGGCAAAGCCTATCTTAAATTCTATCCTGTGGCCGTCGCCTCTCTCCAGGTAGTACAGCCTGTACTCGTCCAACATCCCTCGGTATTCCCAGGCATATACGCAGGCCTGCAAGAAGTGGTCATCCTTCGGCCGTCCAGCTATAAACCTGCCGGTACCCTTCTCCCTCTTGACACCACAGATGCTCCTGTTAGCTGGGTACCCATAGAAGGTCTTCATCTCCAGGCCTATCAGGTGGCCAGTGAGCGGGTTCCTGAGGACCGCATCAAGCTCTCCTGAGAGAGCTAGGGCTTTGTTGTAGAACTTCACATTGCTCTGGACATAGAGCCCGGCCTTCTTCCACTCATCTATCATTCCCTGCTCTGCCCACTTGCCCAGGCGACCCTTTATGGCCAGTCCCGGGCTGACCGGCCTGGTGGGCTGTACACCCATGGCCCGATACCACGCCGCCCGCATACACTTGCCAACGACTATCTTCTGGCCATTATCCATGAACTCGACCGATGCCTCGGATGGATATAATCCCGGCCGGCTTATGGTCAAGTTGGGTATATTGATCAGGTTGTAGTCGTCTTCTGCTGGGAGTGAGAATATCTGATTGCCATTAATAAAATGCTGTTGGTGACTCATCCGATTGTCCTAGGTACTTGTTGTCCAAGTACTGCTGCCCCTCGAACAAACACTTAACCGAGGGCTTACACTGTTTCTTTCTTAACTCTGCCACCTCTATGGCTAAAGCCTCTAATAAACTCCCGACGCACCACGTCTTGTTGTTGTAGATAACCAGTGCGGTTCCACGCTTCTTAAGGATCTCTCTTCCCAGTTTAGCCGGGCCCCTTGTCACCTTACTGCGGGCTGATAGGGGCTCGAGGAGTTTCTTGCTCATGCTATTCCTTCTTGCCGAAGACCTTGGGGCCTCCGAACTTCTCGCTGGGCAGCTGGAACCCATCGTCTCCGGCTGGTGCAGCAAGGTCGGGGTTTGGTTCCTGTGTGGGCTCTGTGCTCTTGGCGGCAGCTTGCTGTTGGGCAGCTATCGCAGCCTTCATCTGTTCCTTGATCTGTTCCTGTGCCTCTGCCATCGGTCTCTTGACCTCGTTCTCATAGCGTTGCTCTAAGTCTTCCTTACTTACGATATCAGCATCTACTAGGACTCTCTGTAACATTTGTATCGTGAGACGTGCAAAGTCAAGACCCTGGGCGAGCATCTGGTTACTATGGGCTATTTCCATCAGCCCTCGCTCAAGATGCTGGATCATTCCCATGGCAGCCTCCGCGCCGCCCATGTTACCTGCCGGTGAGGCATCCTGTAGCATTTTGTTAATAACTTCCTGGACATGTTGTTTCTGTTCTTGGTCGTCCATCATATTCTCCTAGACGTCTAGTACGTCGTTGGGGGTGATGCAGCCAGTCCCATAGTATACAGGACCTGACTTGCCGAAGTCCACATGGCCTCCCTCATCTACGTAAATTACAGCATAGCCGTAAGATTGCGGTCTGTACCCCATCCTACTAGTGGACTCATACTCCAGCGGCACACAAGCACAGCCCTGCTCTATTAAAAGCTTGTGATTCCAGATAATTGAGCCCATCTGGTGGGTGTGCCCAATCACCACACACTCGAAGTCGTAGTCTCTAGCCTCGAACCAACCGGCTGCATTGATAGCTGTTCTCATAGGAATACCACTACCACCTGTGGGGTGAGCAAAGATGACCTTGCCGACCTGAGCGAACCAGCTAGTAAGACCTTTCCGGTAATACACATTAGGCAGGTCATACGTCTTCTCTAACTCATCGTATTTATTGAAGTCATAGCCATTGGCCAGTCGTTGTAGAATGTCCGGCTCTGTCATAAAGCTCACGACAGGGTCGATATTGGATTGGAAGTAGCTCTGAAGCCTGTGTTCGTGATTTCCCTTGGTTAGGACTACCTTCGGGAAGATATCGGCCAACTTCTTCAGCCATGCCATGGCTATTTTGTACTCGTGCTTGAGGACAACCTGCTTGTTCTTGGGCCACTTGGAGACTGCGTACAACTCCATTATGTCACCGTTTAGTACCAGCACATCAGCATCCGAGTGCTTACTCACAGCCTCCTGGATCACCCCATCGTGGTAGAACGGGATGTGTGCATCAGATATAGACAGGATCTTAATGTTGGCATCCTGCGGATTGCCAATGATCTCTGTGTAGTCCGTCACCTTCTCCAGAGCGTGAGCCCTGAGCCGGGCCATGTCGTCAAGGGCCTGCTGGTACTTTGTAGGTACTGTTTTCGCTTCAGGGCGTTCCTCGGTACGAGTTCCAGGACTTTGCCTCTTGCATCGCCTGATGACTCCACGCACAGCTGGTGCGCTGCGTTCTGGATAGCCACGCTTAGCTAGCTCTTCTGCGATCTCCCGGGCCAACTTTTCGCCGGCCATCTCTAGTACGATCTGCTTCTCTTCGTCTGTCCAGTGTAGACTCATATTTTTCCCATCCTTTGTATATTGTTGGCGAGTGCTACGGCTTGTTGCCACAGTGAGTAGTTCTGCCACTCGGGCGGAATAAACTTCACCCGTGTACCATCCTGGAGCCCAACCTCTACAGGGCCCATATCTACTCTAGCATCGCCCTCAACCCTATCGACCTGATTCACCACGATCCGGACCATAGGGGGCGCTTCGGCACTGTCTGCCTGTGTCAGTTTAATGTTCCCCTTAATGATGTTGACTGTATCCTCGTCAATATGTCCTTTCAGCCGCTTCCATTGCTTGGGGAATATCGTGGCTTCCATTCGGCCACTCTTGTCCTCCACCATGAGGACTGCCATGTTATGGCCGCTCCTGGTTCTCCTCTCTGTCACGCTGCCCACCACAGCTGGTAGGTTAATAGATTCCTGGTCCTCAGTTTTGCCTTCTTTGAGGTCCAGCACGCTGTATTGTGACATCCTGGTCAATCCGGGAAAGTCATCCATGGGATGGCCAGTCAGGTAGAACCCCAGGGTCTGGCGCTCCAGGCTGAGCCTGTCCTGCTTAGTGAACTCTAGGGTCTCATCCATTTCCGGCATCTCAGGCTTATCAATATTCTTGGGGAGACGACGGGGTGGCTGGTTCCCTGCCTCCACGGCCTCCTTGATCTCACGCTCCCTTGCTGCAATCCTTTCATTACGTTCGTGCCACTTCACAAGCTTCTGATAATGTTTATGTATCTCCTCAAAACTATGTACCAAATGTTTCCTTGGCACCTCACTGATCTCTCCAATGGCGCCGGCCATCACTAGTGCTCTGATAGTACCCTTGTTCACACCGAGTGCTACCATCTCCTCTAAGGATTTGAAGCCATCCTTAGGGCGCCTCTCCACCAGGTCCTGACAGGCCCTCTCTCCTAGGCCCTTAACCCCGGCCAAACCAAACAATATAGCACCCTGGTCTAGGGTGAACGCTGCATCCGACCTGTTGACGTCAGGCGGCTGGATTGGAATCTCGTCTTCCTTACATGCGTGGATGTACTTAACCATGTCATCCTGGTCATGTAGCGATGTGTTCAGCAGGGCCACGTAAAACTCGTGTGGGTAATGGTGCCTCAGCCACGCCGTCTGATATGAGATCACTGAGTATGCCACGCTGTGAGACTTGTTGAAGCTGTACTTAGCAAATCCCTCAATGTCATCGAACAGTTGTGTCGCCACCTTGCTCTCAATACTGTTGTTAATGCAACCGTCAGTGAACTTCTCCCGCTCCAGCTTCATCTTCTCTGGCAGCTTCTTACCTATAATCTTCCGCATGTTATCGGCTTCTGGGAGCGTGTACCCTGCGACATCGGTACATATCCGCATGATCTGCTCCTGGAAGCAGTTATGTGTTACGACTCCGTCGGCGATAAAATATGGATGATTCTGGTCTGCCATTTCTAGGTCATAGCACGGCTCTTCAGCCCCATGTTGTATATCCTCAATATGTACTGGTCTGGTGGCCTGCTGGTAGGCCTGAGAATAAGCCTGTTGGTAGGCTTCAGGGAATCCTTGTATACTCCATACGTATGATCCGTTCCCCTGAGGTCTGTACATCCCTGCCCCACGAAGCCGGCGCTGTAGCTGTTTCTTGTGCTCAGGCTTTTCGTACTTGAGTTCTCTCTCATCCAAAGCTGCCCGCAACACCTTTGTCGGCACTGCGGGATAGTAAGACCAGTCAGGCTGGCAGCGGAACAACTTCCCTGGAAGTTTAGGAGTTATCTTGTGGCAGAATGCATGCCGATCTACTACATACAAGTAATTGTTTCTAACTACTGAAGAAATTCTTAACGATGCTAGCAGGTCTCTAATGTCTTCTAATAGCCCTATGGATATTGAGCGGTAATATATTAGTCTGTGCCCGTAGTGCCCGTCGGCATCCCATAATCCTCTTACCAGCTCTATGCTGGTCTGGTAGCTGTAGTCAAGGAAGTCCCGTGGAAGTCGTTTGGTGCCAGATTTACTGATCCACTGGTCCTTCCCAAACGCTGAATCTAGGAACTCCGTTAGCGGAGATCTGTTGGGTGCTGTATTGAACTTGACGTATGCATACCATGCCCGGGTATTTTGATACCACTTGGGTTCTCCACCAAACACAGTAGCCATTTGCTTTGCGACCCACTTGGCCTGTTCTTCCGTGCCGCAGGTTATGACTTTAGTCCCGGGCTTCAGCTCGCCGTCGCCGATCAGCAGTCCCAGGATGTAGGCCTGGCTTTTTAGATCGACCGACCCGCTCCCAATATCTGTTGGCCATCTACTAAACAGCACCGAGCCAGATCGCTCGGCTGGACCAGAAAGTCGGTTGCCCGTACGCTTGACAAGCTCAATTGCCTGACGGTCCCCGTCTGCAGTTAGCCATGCATGGTCACCAGAAGATGTGATTGTCCTGCCATCTGATAACGTAAATGTTAGGGTACGTTTGATGCTAGAGTGGCTCCGTGCTACCTCTGCTCCCCAGATTCTATGTCCATCTGATGCATAAATAACCTGTCCGGGTATAATATCCTCGATAGGCATGATACCATGCGGCGTTTCTATCTGGGTCCCCTTCGGCAAGCACATAACTCCGTAGGTTGTGGCCAGCATGGGTTCGAGTTCAGGCGTGAGGTATTCAACCTCTCCACCACCTCGACCTTCGACATATCTGTTGACCAGGCCGGTCCCAAGCGGTCCTGGACGGAACAGGGCAGTGATAACTGCAAGGTCGTCGATAGATTGTGGCTTGACCTTGACGCAGAGATCTCTAAAGCCTGATGAAGTCTCAAACTGAAATACTCCATCCAGTCTTCCCTTCTGAAAAACATTCTTGAACACTTCCTCGTCGTGTTCATCTATATTATTGATATCTATATCGATCCCCTGTATATCCTTGGCCAGCTTAACTGTCATATCAATTACAGTGAGATTCTTCAGTGCTAGGAAGTCATACTTGACTAGGCCGATGTCCTCCACGTCATGCATATCGAACTGAGTGGCCACCTCGTTGCCCTTGCCCAGGAACAGCGGTACCTGCGACATCAGTTCGCTATCAGCGATTACTACACCAGCTGCGTGGACCCCAGCTTGGCTCTTCAGGCCTTCAGCTTTCTGGGCGGATTCCACCACAACGGGATAATCCGTAGCCTCCAGGTCTGGAACAGCCTCAATGACTTCCTCCCATGTGAGAGACTTACCGGCTACGTCTGGCGGAACCATACCAGCTAGCTTGTCTCCTACACTAACCGGGTGACCTAGCACCCTGGCGAAGCTCCGCAGGCTCCCTCTAGGTTTGAACGCTGCGAACGTGCCGATCTGTGCGACCTTGTCTTCACCGTACTTGTCCCTGACATACTGGATTACCTCGTCCCTCCGCTGCTTGCAGAAGTCAATGTCCAAGTCAGGCAGACTGACCCTGTTAGGGTTCAGAAATCTCTCAAAATACAGACCATATTTGATAGGATCTATCTCGGTAATCCGCAGACAGTAGCAGACAAGCGATCCAGCCCCTGATCCTCGGCCAGGTCCAACCGGGATGCCTTGAGACTTTGCATAATCAATGAAATCTGCAACGACCAGGAAGTAAGTTGCGAAACCCATCTTCTCGATAGTTCGGAGTTCGTATTCAACTCTCTGTCGATACTCTTCTGTACCCTCTCCAAATCTGTTATGAAATCCTGCGTGTGTCTTGTCCCTGAGTTCGTCATCGGCTGTCTTTCCCTCCGGCAGATCAAACACTGGCCATATAGTTCGGTTATACTCCCAGTTGCAGTTACACTTATCAGCTATTTCCTTGGTAGTGTCAAGTGCAGGATATTCTTCCGGTTCGAACATCTTACACATTTCATCGTAGCTCTTGAAATACAGGTCACTGCCAACGAATTCTAGATCTCCCGCTAGCATCTTACATATGGCCCTATGCAGGTCTGCATCTTCCCTATCAGAGTAGTGAGAGTCTTGGGTGATGACTGGCGGTATGTCTACAGTCTGGGCCAGCTCGAATAGCATACTCTTCAGAGGTATCTGCCAGTCCAGTCCGTGGTTCTGAACCTCAATATAGAAGTCATCCTTCCAGATACTCTGTAGTTCTCTGGCATGTCTCAAGGCAGATTCGGCCCGTCCCCACATTAGCATCATAGCTACTCGGCCTGACCCGCACCCAGAGAGTGCCGCAAGGCCTTCAGAGTGCTTTCTGAGCGTCTCTACATCCACTCTGGGCTTGTAGTAGAATCCTTCCTTCCAGCCGATTGAGGACAGCCTGAAGAGGTTCCTGAGACCTGCCGTATTCTTAGCTAGGAGAGTCAGGTGATAGGAGGTCTTATGCTCATCCACCTTAGCTCTCAGGGTGTGTTCCCTAGGAGAGATGAAAGCCTCTAGGCCGTATATGGGCTTGACCTTGTTTTCCTCGCAGGCTTTCTTAAACTGTAGCAGACCAGCACACTTGCCGTGGTCAGTCAGAGCAACGGCATGCATGCCTAACTTAGCAGCCTTCTCAGCAATTTGAGTGACACTCTGGACCCCGTCCAGGGGGGAGTAATCTGAATGGGTATGTAGGTGTATGAATTTACTCATGCTACTTGGCCATAGACCCTAAGATTATCTTGGACCAACTCTCCAAATTTGCTAGCTTACTGGCCTCTTCTGCTGTGTACCAGGCGGACTGCTCGATAGTATCCTCATGTGGTTTCGGGAACTCCGAGCCGTCAGCAGGCAAGTCTATGGTCATAACGTAGCCTATGTGGACCTGCCCGACCTCGTTCGACGGGTCGTACAGGACGCCTACTTCTTCAATATTATTCACGGTGCAGTCAAGCATGTTGCCCCAGTCCAATTCCTCTTCTAGCTCTCTGCCGATTGCTGCTGATAGTGTGACGAACGCCGAGTTGTATGCCGTTTGGTCTGTGATATTAACGTGCCCGCCTATCCCAACGGACCACAGATCATGCAGTCTCTCCTCGCCTGATTTCTTAGACCTCAGGTACGTTAGTATCTTATTGCCTCGGCCGATCAGGATGTAGGGGATAATCTGCTTCTTAGTAGGATCCTTCTCTGCTACCTTACGGTTGACAAAGTAGCTTGCGGATAGACACTCATGGCGTAACCATGCGATATCATGTCCATCTGCTGAGAATCCTGGCAGATTCTTAAACCCCTCCATCTTGGCTTCATCAAACACCAACACTTGCTCGGGCATTACCTTCTCCTGTACGTTGTGGTAAATGGCTTTCTATTGGGACACCTGACTTCTAACTTCACAGCATAACTCAGTTTTCTTACTTCCTTTATCTCGCAGCCAGGCCAGCGCATCTGGGCGGCTTGTACGGCTTCGCTTCCGCATCCACACAGGAATAAGCTGATTAACAGCGGAATCAAAATCTTCAACGCGATCACATCTCCTCATAAGTAGTATGATCCGTTATATCATCATCTGGGGTGCGTTTGCAACCGATCTTTCGCACCCATTGCTGCAGCCTGTAGGCAAGTATCAGACAACAGATTACAATGCCTACAATTGCATACTCGATCAGTGAGCATAATGCTATTAGAAAGCAGAGCAGCAGAATTAAGAACCAGGTTCTCATCGTAACTTGCTCTTCCATGTATCTCTAAAATGTTGCATATAACCCCAAATCTTCTCCTTCATCTTGCGCTGCTCCTGTGGCCACGGAGCCTTGTGAAGTACTGCTGCAGGATGCGTGATTGCGAATACCTTGCGGCCTGTCTTGTGAGTTAGCCACTTCCCCTCCCATTGCCCAATCTTCATGGTGTTGTCCTCCATGAGTGCGCAGAGGGCAGTCCTGCCACAGGCTATGATCACACTAGGATCCAGGGCTTCTATGGCCTTCTCAGTGAATGGCCAGCACCTTGTAATCTGCTCTGCCTTGGGAGTGTAGTTCTGCTTGCCAGAGTTCGCCGGGGCGGTCGGTCGGCAGTACACCACGTTCGTTATGAGCATATCTTGTTCTGTGTCAAGTCCGATGGCTGACATAATCTTGTCCAGTAGCAGGCCAGCCGGGCCTACGAATGGCATGTGCTCTTCCTGCTCTACTTTCCCTGGCGCCTCACCAATCAGCATCATCTTGGCTTCAGGATTACCTCTCCACAGGATCGGCGGGATCTTGTGATCAGATAAGCTGCACTTGGAGCAGCCTTTCCAGAATGGTTCCTCGAACTGCTCATAGGTCTTAGCCTTCATGACTTGCTTGTAATTCTCTGGCTTCATGGCTACTCCTATGGCCACAGGACCAAGCCGGTGACCCGGTTCTCTTCACTGGGCCCATAATCCTCATTCAGCTCCTCCTCACAGTACATGTCAATATAGTATGGGCGATCAGTCTTGTCGTAGACCATAGTTCCCCAGGAGCTGAGGCCGTGGAACGCATTCCCTCCCTCATCGGCGGACAGGAAGACCTCCATGTCGTCAGGCGCCTTGTCCAGTACTGCCCTAAGTTCCCTTACCTTCATCTTGTTTCTCCTCTAGGTCATTCTGTCATGGTATCTTTCTTAGTTCTTGGGTATATATACATGTGATGTGATTGCAGTCCTGGCATGGTTGGCGCCGCTCCCATGAGGGAAGAAGCAGATCACTCTCTTGCGATCCTTGAGCTTGGTGTCATTCAGGCACATGCCACACTGGTTACAGGGAATGTCGGCTACCATTTCAGGGCAGGGTGTCATCTTCACGCCCTTATACATGAATGACTGCTTGAACGGCTTCAGCCGTACCATAGACGCAGCGTATCCTCTCTGCATAGCTTGGTGTGCGTCTTCCATCTTCTCACAGCTAGCGAGTACAGAGATGTCGCCCCACTTCTCCCTGGGAATTGATTTCCAGGCGTGGGTATAAGTCCAGACCTTCTTGCCCTGCTTCTTGGTGTAGTCCTCGCAAGCGCGGGCTACGATCTCAGCCGCCTGCGGGGTCTTGCAGTCACCAACAATATGTAGCCTCAATGGCAGGTCGCCCTTTAGCTCCCTGATGGCCCTGGCTTCTTCCCGGGCGATGTCCACAGCCCTGGTCTTATTCTGCTTGGCTGCATTCCTGTTCAGCTTCCGCAGATGGATTCCACAGTTCCCATGCTGTGCATAGCACCCATGGTCCAGGAATGGGCATGTTGCTGGGCATGACTGGATCGGTGCATAGGTGGCCGATACCGGCCCTGTTTTACTGTTGACGGATTTCTCAACCGCTAGTACTATCTTGTCCATCTTCTGTTTCCTCTTGCCACTTGAAATTGGGCTTCACAACATTGTCGCACCCACTGAAGCAGCACTTTCCTGTTTCTTTCCCAACCAAGCACAGCTGCTTGGTCTCCTCTTCGCAGCAAGGACACCAGTAGGTGTCCCGTGGTGGTTCACTACCGACAATCCTCTCCGTGTTCAGATGGATGTACGTAGTACCTTCAATGTCTGGGCAGCCACAGTCTGGACACACATACAGCTCTTCCATCTCTTCCATAGGCTGAGGAGTCAGGTCTGTCTCCATGCGGTCGACCTCGTCCATCATCTGGCCCACCACGTAGCCTATGTCGTCTTTAGTGTAGGATGGTACTGTGCTGATTAGCTCTCTGATTCGCTCGATTCCTGGTCCCCACTTGTCTTTGTCGCACATTCTAGACCTCTCAGTTCCATTAGCTGCTGGTGTATCTCCTTCTGGATGTCCGGGTTATCCCTGAGATACTGGGCAGCATTTTCTTTCCCTTGAGCTATCTTGTTATCCTTGTAACTATACCAGGCACCTGACTTCTCAATAATTCCGTCATCTACGCCAATATCCAATATCTCGGCTACCTGGTCGACACCGATGCCGAAGCGGATGTCGAACTCTGCTTCTTTGAACGGCGGGGCCAGCTTGTTCTTCACGACCTTCACCCTGGTCCGATTGCCTAGGACCTTGTCCTTGTCCTTAATCTGGCCAATCCGCCTGATGTCCAATCTCTGGCTGGCATAGAATTTCAGGGCGTTGCCACCACTGGTTACCTCCGGGGAGTTGTGTACTAGCATCCCCCCAGCAAAGTAATTGTGATTACCTTCTACTTCAATATCAAACTTCTTTCCATGTTTTGTTATGGCTTGAATATCAGTAATCGTTGTTGGGACCAAAATAAGCTTGCTCTCTGTATGTGTTTGGAATATTTGTCTTTCTTCTTCTGGTGTCTCTCTTAGAGATGGATGAATCTTGTATTTCATGCTGGAAAAGATATTCGGCGCAAGCATCTTTTGAAACCTATAACTGGCCTCCCCATGCCAGGTTAGTCTTTTGTGTTTATCTACTCTAGGTTCTGGCAAGCCAAGTTCTACAAGCCTATCAGTTAGTTTGGCGATATCTTCCCAGGAATATTTTTTTACACTAATAGAACTTTTGCCGTTGCCCCATCTTTTATAGTGGCCACTGAATGTGCCGTCATCCATGTACCATACTGCTACTGATTGTAGGCTAAGCAACTTGAGAAGTTTCGGTGATATAGTTCGTCCAGACTTAGAGTATGACTCCTCGAAAATTTCTGTTAAATCATATGAGGGATGTAGGTCAAAGCTCCATCCTCCCTTAGAATTTTCGCCTGACCAACCAACACTCTTTCCAAAGAATGATTGTTTATGTTTGCAGTATTCTGTTTGATTAGGACCGTGCCCTATCCTAAGCTGTGTGTTTATACCATTGCTTCTTAAGCTGCCATCCCCTAAAATTGAGCCAATAGCTAGCTGCATTTGATCTTCATTTAGAATGAGCTGACCTTTAGTTAAGACTTGTTGGCCAGCAGATAAGTCTTTGGCAAATTTTTCCTCCTCAGGAGTAAAGATCAAATGGTTTGGTGTCACTTCAATGAAGTTAACTCCATTGCCTACGGCTCTCTGGGATTTGATTTGCAGGTATTCTTTTGTGGTGCCATTGTCAAACCATTTAGTAATTTTCTTTGGTTCTATTTGTTTTGTCTCTGCATTGTATGAGAGAACTTCTAGCGGAAGTCTTTGATTTACGATCTTTCCGATATCTTCTGTTGTGCCATCTGCTAGATGTATCTTGGTCCGATAGGAGAAGCACCCAAACATGACGCCTATCTTCATCCTGATCTGGTTGGTGAAGATGATGGTGCAGTTGGAGCTGCTGAGAGAGCCGGTCAGCTTCCTCATGGCCTGACTCATCAGCCTGGCTTGTAGCCCCACATGCTGATCTCCCATCTCACCCTCGAGTTCCTTCTGTGGTACCAGGGCTGCCACCGAGTCGAGCACGATTAGGCTGACTTCTCCTGACCTGGCCATGATATCAGCTATCTGTAGAGCCTGCTCTGCAGTATCAGGCTGCGACACCAGCAGGCTGTCCAGGTCGACACCCAGACTGGTTGCGTATAGCGGGTCTAGAGCATGCTCTACGTCTATGTACGCTGCGACACCTCCGGCCTTTTGACAACACACTACGGCGTGGAGGCCTAGCGTGGTCTTGCCGCTCATTTCAGGGCCGAACAGCTCTACGATCCTTCCCTTGCGGTAGCCACCTACCCCCAGAGCACTATCCAGGGCTATGGAACCGCTACGGATGACGTTGTCTGGCTCAGCGGATGCCTTATCGGTAAGCCGCTGGACTGTACCTTTGCCGAATTGTTTTTCAATTGTCGAGATAACTATCCCGAGAGCCTCCGACATTTTCGGACTCATTTGATCACCTCGGTTTTGTGAAACTGCTGAAATTACTTAGCTTTCTTACGCTCTTCTCTTCTCTTCAAAATCTCATCCAGGATGAAGTAGCCTATGATATCCTGAGCTACGTCCTCATCCTCATTGATGTGGTTCCCCCTGACCAGCCTTGAGAGCTTATCATCCAGTCTCACCCGGATTTGCTCTCTTGGATCGGCCTTGGAGAATATCCTCACTGGGTTCAGGGCGGAGTCGCCGTACTTCTCGTTCTTGTCGATGAGCATGTCCTCGATCTCCATCAGTATCTCATGGGTCTCTTCCCTGAATGTAGGCTTACGCTTACGCTGCTGCTTCTGTGGGGTGTCCTCAGCCATGTCTTCCTCTTTCCGCTGTGAAGCCTTGAGCTTCTTACTAACAATCTCTTCTATTCTTCTACGAACACCATCACGAAAACCATCTATGTCTTCCACGCCCCATATGGCTATGAGGTCCTTCAGTGTAATGTCTTTGACAGTCTGGTTCTCAGTAATCTCGTAGGTGGTGTGCTTCCAACTGGTCTTATGGTTGCAGTGCGGACATATAGAGTCCTTCCCTGCTGTCTCACTCATCGAGACTGACCACGTTTTCTCGCACTTCGGGCAGTCGATGTCTACCAGGAAATCGTCCATCGGGATAGTGTAGCTATCGTCGAACAGGAACCCGATGGCCGACTCCTCAAACTCCAACTCCTCGTCTTTCAGTTCCTTCCCTTGGGTTCGCATCAGCTGGTACAGGGCCACATCATTTATGGCCCGAGTGATGACGCCCATCCATAGGTCTGTGGCAAAGCTCTTGCTAAGTGTGTCTGTGCGGCTGCTCAACTGAGCATGACGATCCGCGTCATCTACTTCCTGATACGACGGTCTTGCTGTTGACGATTTTGTAGACATCTTCAAATGCTCGGCTTATCTTTCTCGCTTGCTTACTGTCCTCTACGAGGGCTGCAGCCTTTTCTACCATCCGCCAAGCACGACGTCTTGACCAGATCATCTTATAATAAAGCCAACCTGTCATTGCGTCAACAACAAAATCACTGTAGTAATCAGAATTCTCTCCATGCCTGAGACGGGCCAGAAACAGGCCCATTGAGTACCCGCGCAGCTCTAGCCACGCTCGCCCTGGAGCTGGTAGCGGGGCCAGGCAGAGCAACGTTGCCAGGGCATTCAGTACGATGAACAGGGGCATACTGAAGTATATGGATAGCGCCACGAAGAACAGTGGAATCAGAGCTAGGATCTGGGGTGCTAGGTACATCGTGATAAAGGCTAACCGACCCATATCATTCGTGTCTACGATATGCTGGTACTCATGGGCAAGTGTACCAAATGATGTCTCTCTATCCTGAAGCCAGATAGTGTTGCCAAGTACACTACCAGCTGCACGGAACTTCTTTGGTACTAGCTTCCAGTACCAGTGATCACACTTATAGCGTATCTTAACTTCTGGATACCTGATCTTAATGACGGCAGCTAGCTCGTCAAATATCTCTCTGTCCCGAGCATTCATTAAATCATCCTCCTATAGGAACAGTTTTGTCAACTACATCCAGTCGTCTCTCCACACTGTGGGCACAGGTAGCAGTGCCCGCTCCTGCCAGTAACACTCTGGCACTTAGGGCAAGGCGGTCCATCGAACTGGACCTTGCTATTAGGTGGCATAGACGGCCTGCTTGGCTCGCTATCGTCTTCATCCTCCTCATCTATGAATTGGATACTTAACCACCTAAATATGTAGTCCATTATGGATGTAGTAAGCTTGATGTCTTCGTTGGTTGTGAAGCCTGCTGGCTCAAACTTGGAGCCGACGAACTTGCCGACCAGGACCTCAAGTGGCACTCCATACTGTAGAGCATACGATACGGCTGTGGCAAAGGCATCCAAGACACCCTGCATGGTAGAACCCTGCTTCTGGGTCCGGATAAATATCTCACCGGGGCTGCCATCATCATAGATTCCTATTGTGAGGTATCCGTCCAGCCCTCCCACATTAAACTTGTGAGTGATGGACTGCCTTGTCTCCGGGAGCCGGCGCCTAAAGGCCATCCACTGGTCCTCATCTGGCTCTTCCTCATCTGTATCTTCTGGTGCAGCTGTCAGGGGTTGCATGTCCTTGGAACCGTCTCTGTAGACAGCCACAGACTTCAGGCCCTCCTTCCAAGCCATCATGTAGGCTTCTTCTACGTCTTCCACTGTAGCATCGGTTGGTATGTTGATGGTGTTGTGGTTGATAATTCCGTTGCCGATAAAAGCATGATTCTCTGGAACTTGGAAGTCGTACACCTCTGCCTCCGCGTCTTCTTTGTGGGTAACTCTTGCGAAGTGGATATTGTCGTAGCATATTTCATGCAAGCCAGGTGCATGCTTAGTTACTTCGTCGAACGACTCAAGGTAGATATCGTTAACTAGCTGCCATGAGAGATTTTGTGTTCTGTGATCAAACACTGATGTATACTTAGATCGAGTACCTTTCTCTAATACGATCTGTTTTATTTCCTGTCTATAACAGGGCACTACATCTGAATAGATTCTATTGTGTTTTCTCTCCGGTAGAACCTTGCAGTGTACATCCAGTGTCTCTTGTTTCCAGGGATCGTCCAGAGTGAACAGTTTCGAGAATTTCATGAGGTCTTCTCCGTGAATAAGTAGCTCAAAGAAGTCCCTATTATATTCTTTATTGTGCTTCGTTATTATATTAGCACGTAGACCAAAGTTGTTCATTATCACTTGGAGTTGGCGGATTATTTTCTCAGACTTCAAACAAATTGCTACAGTCGCGTTTGCATTTCTCACATATCCATCTAGCCAGAGCCCACTAACAAATGATTGTACGACTTCTTTTGGCGACTGTAAGATTGACCAGGGTATCTCTTTAGTTTCAGCATTACCTCCGCACCCCAGCCAGTCGAACAACATACACAGAGTTTTTGAGCTGATGTGTACAGCTTGTGTCCCTCTGCGCTTATCCACGGAGAGTCTAGCTCCTATTCCAAATCTACTTTCCACTATATTCGCTATCTTGGATAGTACCTGTCCATTATTGTTAGTTATATGTATTGTCCAGTTACTCGGGGTTGTATTCCCATCAGCAATATATGCTCCGAATAGCCATCCCAGGTCTCTGTCTAGAGTCTGTGGTATACTAACTCTTTTCTGACGTCCGTACAGCTTTGGGGGCGTAAAACCAATCTCTAGTGTTTCTTGTGCCCAGATATCCGATCCAAGTTTGATGGCCACGTAGTCGTCTCCTGTAATTTCATCTAGGCGTTTCCAGGTGTATCCTTTGCTGTTCGCCACCTTAAGCTTATGGTTAGGAGTTCCTTCTATCGTTCTGCCGTCCCTCAGAGTAATCTTGAGAGTCTCTCTTTCCCCCCCATAGTAAAACAAGTCTGCTTTCTGCGGCTTAGAAATAGAGCCAAGGACAATATCCTCTTCCCTAAATGTATCTGAGGTTTCTCCGTTATAAAAGCTGCCAATTGGCATAATACCTTCGTGCGTCAGTATCAGGGTATCTCCTGTCACACACTTACTAATGGCACCATTCAGGTGCTTCTGGCAGGCTGCCATCATAAGTATGTGGTCTCGCCAGCGGATCTCATTGGCTGTCTTGAAGATGGCTCGTTTGGCTTCCGGCAGATCTGATATGTGTTCTGAAATATCCTTGTTCGGTGGCCTATTGTCCTGTACATAGTCGCCGAGGTTCTCAAATGATTTCTGTACACATGCTGGGGTCAGTTCTAGAGTTCCGCCGCCAGCCAGCTGTTTCGTGCTCCTTAAGGCAAACAGCGGCTCTATACCAGTAGTATCACAGTCCATCATAAATGAGATCGTGCCCGTCGGAGCTAACAGAGTTAGCTGTGAGTTGCGGAGGCCATGCGTCTTTAGTCCTCTAGGAGCACCTGCTATACGTTCAGTGATCTCTAGACAGGTCTCTTTGTTCTCTTCAAACTTCTCAAATGGCCCTAGCTTCTTGGCTAATTCTATGCTCCGCTCACATGCGCAGTAAGACATTAGTTTAGTGATCTTTGAAGCTGTTTCTCTGGCTTCTTCTGAGTCATATGGCAACCCAATTAACATTAGGTATGCTCCCAGATTGGTGAAGCCCAACCCTAATGGCCTGGTAGCTATTGTGGTCTTCCTGATGTCCTCCGTAGGATATTCAGCTGCCTCTACCATAATATCCATGGCAGTGATCATCGTGTGGATGTCCTTGCGGAACAGCGCATCATCAAAACCATCCTCAGCTTCAGGATTCATGTACTTTACTAGGTTTAGACTGGCTAAGTTGCAACTTGAATTGTCTACCGCACTAAATTCTGAACACTGTGCTATAAGAACCCCGTTGGCAAAGACTAAATTGTTTATAGGCTCTGTAAGATTGTAAGTTATTTCTTGTCTTTTCTGTTTTACCACAGAAACAATATGAACTTGTTTGCGTCGTGGTTTGACTGTCTTTCGACATTCTAATAGGGAGGCAAGCCTGTTGTTCTTATAGTCTACACTAAATCCAATAAGTTCATGAAAACTCCTGACATCCTCTGGATCGATGCTTAGTCTATATGTTGCGCGAGTATTGTATGTCTTGCCGTCGGCGAATGTTATTTGGCCTGGATCTTTCATCTTTTTGATCCAGGATCTTATGTTAAAGACATCAAGAAGAAGCTGGATATCTCGTAACAATTCTGGGGATGTTGAAGCACAGTTTACTGAGCAGGACCCCTCCTCTTCTTTCCCATAAACTGTCCCGTCAGCACCAAAATACCCGCACAGGTATTGTTTCAGAATTGGCGGTTCGGCTTTGAAGAAGATCTCAGGCACTCTCTTCTCATGTGCCTTACATCGAGAAAACCCCAAGTCTACAAAGTAGTTCAGCACAGGCCGTCTATTGTAACGGAGTACCCTACATCCATTAGTGTTGGTTGTAGTATTTATGGGCAGATATTTGTTTAAGACCGTTTTATATCTATCGTGTAGCTTTTCTGATTCATCTGGATGTGTCCCAAAGATCCATCCAACTGAGTATTGTTCTCCATCTGATATGTAACCATCACCTGTAAGGTGTCCTAGTATTTCTGCGAACTCAGCTGTTAGCGTGGCTGGGAAGTTTGCATCTTCAATAAAATGTGTTCCTGGTGTTCTGTAATCATTGATATCCTCTTTCACACTAAGTTGTTGTTCGTCTGCTGAGATACGTCTTTTGGGTCGCCTCTGGTGTATCAACTCTATAGGCATTCCAGGTTCAAGTTCGCAGGCTGGAATCTTTTGACCGCTGATGAACCAGTTGTGATTGGGCGTGGTCTTTATTACCCTTCCGTCAGACAGCTCTACTCTGAGGATGTCATTCTTTCCTGTCGCCATGAAGGCTATCGGTGTGCTTATAATACCATCCTCAGTATGGACGTCAGTCATTATGCCTTCTGTTGTCGCTAATGCAACAAGGTCGATAATTCTTCTGTAGCCGTAAGGTGTCGATATTCTTGTATCTCCTGCAAAGCAGGGGTTTGTGCTCCGAATTTCCCCCATGGAAGGTACTGGGTTATCACTGTTCATTCGGTCGTGAAACTGTATGCCCGGATCTCCAGTCTCCCAGGCTACCTCAGCAGCTGCGCGTAAAATCTTCCTGGCTGAAGTATAAGTAAGCTTGCTGTCTCCTCTGTTAACCAGCGCCCATTCATCACGCTTATTCCGAATAATATTCATAAACTCATCTGTAGTTCTAATGGAATGGTTGGTATTCTGGAAGAAGACTGTATGGTAGGCCTCCTCTGGGTCTATGCCGTTGGCAATTAGAATCTTGGCCTTCCTCTCCTCATGCTGTTTACACTCAATGAACTTAAAGATGTCCGGATGGTCTACATCCATGCAGACTAGTTTGGCTGCTCTCCGGACCTTACCTCCGCTCTTAATAATACCGGCGAAGGCGTCCCAGCCTTCCATAAAGCTGACAGGGCCGGAGGCCTCGCCCTTATTAGAGAGCTTCTCTCCCTGTGCCCTGAGCTTGCTAACGTTCACCCCAGCACCGGAGCCACTCTTAAAGATCATGCCTTCCACCACAGCGTGATTCAGGATACTCTCCATGTTATCCTCGACAGGGATGACAAAACACGCCGACATTTGTGGAGAATTCTCGGGGACACCACAATTAAACCATACAGGGCTGTTAAAGCTAGCTCTCTGGTTGATAAGAATATCCATGAGGCTTCCGTAGAAGTCACATACCTCACAGTTATGTTTATCTTTGCACGATGAGAGCACTGTGTCTTCGTGCCACTCGGAGACGTCCTGTCCAAAGTAGCCTTGAGCTACTCCCCACTTGGTAATTTGGGCTGCAACTCTGCCAATGACCTGCAGGGCGCTCTGCTCGTCATCCGTGGCGTACTTGGAGGCCACTATTGTGGCTGCCCTATCAGACCAGAACTCGGGTACCTCAAAGTCGGGCTTGCTGAATACTACATCGCCGTCTGGGGTGGTTATTTCTACATTGACCTTACGAGTTTGCATGAATACTCCGAAAATCTACATATATGATGACAACTTTACCACAGCTGTCTACATATATTTACTTCTTGACAACTCTCACACACGAATAGTCTCTGGGTGGTCCGCCGATCTCAACATGCCCAAGGTGTACGAGCCTCTGGCACATATTGGCCAGCTCGTCTTCTGTGAAGCCTTTCTGAAATGTACCACGCCTTTCGCTGGTGATCCAGCCGTCCTTGTACTTCGGCCAGCCGTGCTTCTGGGCCTCGCGCCGTAGCTCTTCCTGGGTCCTGGTGGCTAATAGCAAGCAGCCACCAGGCTCTACGTACCTCCATGCGTCCTCAATAACCTCGATGCGCTCAGCTGGGTCTGGTATGGTACATATAACATACACACATAGGACTACATCCATACGTCTGTCGGGCTTGGGGTCACAGTCTATGTACTTGTCCCAGGCCACCACGTGGTATCCCAGACCTTCCAGCCATTCAGCATCGTCACCCCGGCCACACCCATAGTCAAGCACAGAGTAGCCATCAGGTAGATACAGAGTCTGCTCTCTGAGGTCTCTCGTGGGACGTGAAGGTTTATTCCTGCGTATCGCAGTATTCTCGGGTTTAATTCGCACCGCCATCACCCCTAATAACTACGTCTCTTTGGACCCGCGCGTCACCCGAAAGAGCGTAGCCTGTAAGCTCTAATAGTTTTCTCATTTCAGTTAGTGTATCACACGTCTTGACCCAGAAACTATGTACCACCTTCTGGTTTGCAATAGCATTTTCCAAGTCGCCAATGGCCAGCGTAGCTGCAACCTTGCAGGATTCTGCAGCTAATGGCTTATTAAACTTCTTCTCGTTCTCTGTCCTGGCCCGCTGATATTCCTGGTGATATTTTTCATGCTTGGTCTGCTCCATGATAGCCAGCTGAACTTGCTGCTTATCACGGAAATATGCAGCCCTCTGGTATTTCATCCAGATTTTGCTGGCTAGCTTAATAACTACAGGGAAGGTGATATCATCAGGGATATCTATCTTGAAGTACTGCTTCCACTGTTTCATGGTCTTGCCTTCAACATAGAAGTTCTTCTCCAGGTACTCGCCGACCTCACCACAAAACTCCTGGGTTTCCTTCAGCCGCTGGGCTAGTTTCTCAGTACTCTCTTTCATCTCTTAACCTCACTCATCTACTTACTCCTGTTATAATGCCCACCCGAAGAACAGAAACCGGCGTACCGGCTTTACTTCTAGCTCAATACCTCAATCTTTACATCTCCCTTGGTTACTACAATTTTACCGCCACCCAGTAATTCCTTGAGCCTCTTGAGGTATTCTGCCTCCTGCTCGGTGATCTGGATGTCTGTGCCTATCTTCCCTGCCGTCGTACCGTCCTCCAGCTCCACGTGGGAGGCTGTGGGGGTCTCTACAGCGACTGCAGCCTCCTGTAGGGTACTTGCCACCCTATCGAGTGTTTGGAGCGCCTGGCGACGCCTGGAGGCATTGTTAGGGGTGTCCAGAAGCTTGTCCAGGGACGGGAGCCTGCAGAGCTTGTCATCGGGTATATCCTCTACTAACTGGGAAAATACCATATCTCCGAAAGCTATGGTGAATTTTGCAGTCTCGGCCTTCCGGGTATAGGTCTGTAAGTCTATGACTTCACAGTGGGTTGAGACATCTGCCTGGGAAACCACATACTCCAGCATCTTCTCGACCAGTACCATCTCTTCATCGCTGGGTTTCCATACGTAGGCATCTAGTGACAGGGGCTTATCAGGCATCTCACGCTCCTTTAAACTATAACGGAATATTTAACAGCTACTACCTCGCCAACCTTTGAGTCGCCCGGCCAGTCTTCAAGAAACTTCTTTGTGCTTCGGACCCCCAAGGCAAGCAGAAGGGACGGTGTGGGCAGTAGTACGACATGTGGTATATCATGCTCTGAGAGTGGCATCCCATAGCGTAGTAGAGTGTTTTGGCCTACCTGTGTGCGTATTATGGTGCCGCAGTCCGGGCTAGCCCTCGTTCCTCCATGTGTGGAAGCAGTCTGGTAAGTTACAAATGGCTCTATGGGGTCAGACCGGCTTCCCTCGACGAGACAGACATCAGATTTAGGACCGTAAGTGTTCCTGGCATATTCTATCCACAGCTCAAGCAGCTTACGCGTGACCCGCTGGCGGAATATCCGGTGGAATGTTTGGATCATACTTCCCATGGTTTGGGTCTTCTCCCTTCTTGAATAGTCTGATGATATTGTTCACAGCTTCATGGTATTCATCTACCCAGCCGCCCCAGTGGCAGTTCATGCAGCGGAGAACATAGAACTTCTCCTCATCCATCTTGTCGCCCGGGACTACATCAATCAGACCGACCTCCTTGACGCTGAAATAGTGCTTGGTGTGCACCATCAGGTACAAATACTGCTTACACTTGGGACATAGGATTTCCATGATTACTCCGGGAACGCACCAAACTAAATTTCCCGTCACTCTATTCTATCCATTTGGGCGCAAATGTCCACCGGTTTATGAGTGGAATGTCTCAGAAACTCTCCTCCAGCATCGCGCCAAACTTTAGCTGTTAGCTGGTCCCTCAGGCGGTAGGTCCCACGCTAAAATGATGGGGATAGCAGCTTGAAGCAGTGTACCCATGGCAATGGCTTCATCAGGGGAGATTGATACCGTGGCCTGTTTACTAACGTTACCGCGCTTTTGGTACGCTTGCAGAAAGAAATTATTTCGGTCAGGAGGCTTGTTGAAATTCAGTGATGTTGTGTCCTGACCTTTTGCAGCAGTTCCGGCTCCTCTGTCATGGTATATCTTGAGCTGGCCGTCGTCCTTCTGGAACAGTGGGTGTCCTGAACTACGGAGGTATAGGATTATCTTGGGGATATCCGTGATGCCTAGTGCTATCACTATTTTACCGTTCTTCCAGTCGTAGTTATTAGGCCCAACAGCTGGGGCCATCTCTAGGAAGACACAGCCGCCTAGTCCCCGGTCATCCGTTAGGTCGGTATATGCTCTCTTCAGCTTAAGCCTCATCGCTCCAAGCTTCCCCTTCACTCCCTTGTACAGCTCGAACGGTAGTGGCAGTCTCCCCTCGATCTGCCTCTCTCGGAATGTCTTCTGCGGTGTCACGGTCATCGTCTTCCCTTTCCTCGGTTACCCACGTCTCCTTCATTTGGAGGGCTTGGGCCATCAAGGCATTGCCTAGAGTGGGGTTGGTAGCATACTGCCGTAGCACCTGTTCAGACGTAACTTTGCCACAATTCTCCAACGAGGCCCCAATAGAAAATAACAATTGGGAGAGCACAGGGACCATGTCCTGCTGTGTTACCTCGGCTTCGTTAAGAATTCTGCAGAGTTTATCGACGACTACGGCGCTTTCCATCTTCTTTTCTTAGTGCTTCACATCTTTGACTGATGTATGCCTCGTCCTTCCGTGGGGTTTCTTCTTGTAGTAGCTCCCTAGCAACAGTCTTCCGGCATTTTGGGCATTCCCATTCCCAGACTGGTTTGGCCAGGTCTGCGTAGCTGACCATGACTAGGATAAATTCTACGTTGCATCTGGAGCATCTTGGTAATTTTCTTAGTTTGTAAGTGGATTGCGCGTGTGCACTCCTTGACATGTGGTTATCCGTTCGCTGTGGATATAGTCCTCTCAACTATGTCCAGGTTATTCTTAAGAGCAGTAGTCCTGTCTCGTAGATCCTGGATCGTCTCGTCAAATATCTGGGTTACCACAGCATCAATCTCATCATCAGTAGCTAGGTCGCTTGCATCATTAGCTACCCTAGTCATTAGGGCCTCCAGGGCGTCCATTCTCTCGTCAAACGTCAGGGACATATAGCCTTTCTCCTATGGGCTCGTATGCAAGCTCAGTAGCCCTCTGGACTGCCGTTCTAATGGCATCCTCAGGAGCTATATCCTTTATACCCCAATGATTACAAAATGTCACGCCGAACATGTCCCCGCACCCGGTGACATCGGGGGTACCTGTAAAGCCGGTTAGGTCTGGCTTGGCCTCTATGGCCCTGCCTTTATGATGTAGCTCTGCACCCCCGGCGCCCCTCGTCACTATCAGGCGTGAAACACCAAGGTTTTCCATCACTTGCCCCTCATGGGAGGCGTTGAGAGCGCGCTTCGCAGACGAAAATTCACTGTCATTGAGCTTCAGTACGTCTACTCCGGTGAATTTAATTAGATCTGTAGCCCGGCTGTCTACATATATCTTGGCCCTGTGTTTATGCGCCTGGCGAATGATCCAGTATACAGTATCCTCGTCCTCAAGGAGTCCTTTCCGATAGTCTGCTATTAGGACTATAGGGATGTGGTAGTCACGGAAAGCACGGTCTAGGCTCCTACGGAGGCACTCGTAAGCCCACTCATTGGGTCGGTCAGCTATATTGTCGTTGTCGACCCGGATTAAGTGATAGCCGGTGGCCATGTCTATATATCTGGTCTTCTTGATGTTTTCCAGTCTGCCGTGGTGCCCGGAGGTGAGTGTGTGGATCTCGAAGGTCTGCTGTAGCCACATAGCTGTGGCCTCATCGCAGTAGGTAGCAAATACTGATGGGATATTTTCTCGGGCAGCAAATGCTGCGACTAGGCCAGCACCTCCAGGTGTACAAACAGGGCCGCCTGTGAGGCAAGCAACGGGGACTGGGGCCTCTGGGGAGAGTTTAGGGACGCTGACGTAATACGTCTCGTCTATTAGCAAGTCACCTATAATCAGGAGCCGGTCTTGGCCCGCTGGGATAGACTCTGTAGCTGTCATCTGGGCTGTCCCTCGTAGAAGCCTCCATAAATATAGTCGGCTTTAGCTGCCCGTCTGGGCAATAAAATGTATGCGGGGTGTTAGGGAGTAGTGTTACAGAGGAGTATGCCTCTGTCAGGTGGTGTGTGTATGTCTTGCCTTCTCGGGTAATCATCTCGATGATAAGCTGTCCCTTGATGAGTACAAATGTCTCAGACTTCTTCCTGTGCCAGTGTAGGCTTACCTGGTAGCCGGGCTTAAGTATCATTACCTTACAGGCATGTGGATGCCTGCAGATGATATGTTCCTCACCCCACTCCTTGGTGGCTACTTCCGGTATGTGTAGCTTCTCTTGTATGAAGTGTAATTTTGCCATCACTCCCTCTTCTTATTCGACCTTACCCTGCTCTTCAAGCTCTGTCAACTGCTTTTGCAGGTCTTCGTGGAATTCTAAGTAGGGGCAGCCCTTAATAACATCTCTAGCGAGTGCCCGGTACATCAAGTCCAGTGATAACTGTGGGACCTGATCCCCTACGCACTGGAAGGCCATCTTGACTAGGCTGAGGCAGCGCTTGGTCTCCCCGGCAACGTACTTACTTAGTAGTTTCTTCTCTCTCAGGGTCGGCATTTAACTCCTCTGTAGTGGATACTCCTGGTATCCTTGGCACTATTAGTACGGGGAAACGGTCAGATCCTACTATCTCTCTAACGTCTGGTCTGTCGTTCCCCTTAACAATCATGTGAGGGTGGAACTTGAGTATATGTTCTTCCAGTTCCTCCTCAGTATCGAACTCTGTTACCTGGTGCATCATGCTTGGGGCGAATATCTGTAGATACTCAAGTATTTTGTTGGACCTGATATCCCATGTCTCGAGTGGCCTGTTTGGCCCCTTGAGCCTACGGACGGACTCATCACTATTTAATAACACTAGTAGTTTCCCGTCGGATATATGGGCTATGCGTAGAGCGTGTACCAGAATGTACTTGTGTCCGCTATGTAATCTATCGAAGCAGCCGTTCACTACTACTCTCATATCAGGTTCCTATACAAGCTGGCAGTAGCCTCACCTAGTTGGACCTTAAGCTCTCTGGCAGAGGCCCACCCTGATTCTAGCTCTTTCAGCTGTTGGTTAATCCAGTGGCTGGCTGACTGTAGAATGTCGGTAGGCTCCTCGTCAGATTGGCCAATTATATACAGTCTGATGGCCTGATCCATAGCAGAGATGTAGGTTGGGGGATTGAGTTCGTTTAGCCTGAATACTGTACCCCATTCCGGATTAATACATGGGTAAAACTTACCAGTCTTCATTGCTATCAGTATAGTGCGCATAGGGAGGTAGTGACTAAGTGGTATAGGGCCAGGTTCTAACCGTTCATATGGAGCCGGACCAACCTTGACTATATACTGATTTGCCAGGCTTATGATATCGGAGATGCTTTCATCCTCATGTAATAAGTCACCTGAGGGTATGAGGTGTAGGAGGTTGGCAGTCCAGGCCGTACAGCTAGTAGCTGTAGTTATCCATTTGATCCAGCTGAATAGGTTAACCATCCAGATTGGACCTGTATTGGTCTCATATGGTCCGGCGGACTTGGTTGTAGCCAGGGTTGGATTTAGTAAGGATTCTACTGAGTCCACATAGAGACACATTATCCCTGGGGGACGATCTATCCCATAAATCCTGTCGCCTGCTGGGTAGGCTCCTACCAGGTGTTGGCCTAGCCTTTCATCTCTGAGCAGATCTTCGGCTTGGAACAGTAGCTCATCCCATTGAGTTTGTGGTATGCCGTAGTAGAACTCAGAGTGCATCGACGCTCCTTAGATCAGAATGGCAGGTCTTTTTCGCCTACGTCATCATTGCTAGCTGGCTGTGGGCTATCTGGCTTAGGCTTGGACTTCTCTTCGCTCATGCTTTTGTAAGCCTTCTCGCACTCTACGCGAAGCATCTCATAGAAGGCATCAGCCGGACCGGGGTTTTCTTCATCCCTTGCCAGCTTGATGACGGGGTGGTAGATGGGTTTCTGGTTCTCGTCGACCTTGCCCTTCTCGTCTTTCTTGGATGGCAGCCCGATATGGACCCCGCCGTTATCGCTCTGGAATAGCTTAACGCCAGACCAGGTCATGTGGGGTTGTTTGCTGTCGTCCAGACTGAGTATGACGTCGGCAAAGCCGAGCAGTCTGCCTGACTGGTAGGGGTGTACGAATACTTTCGATACTTGCATCTTTCTTCTCTCCTTGGAAAACGTTAGAGTTTCCATTTGGTTACTCCAACCAGGTCAACAATCTGACCATTAATTACACCAAAGGTGGTCTCAAAATGACTAGCTGGCTCTCTGGATACTGTAGATACTGTCCAGCCGTCGTCTTCGAGGCACGTTTGAGCTACCCATGAACCACTGCTGCCTTTACCTGGCTTAACATAGATGGGCTCAGCACAGAAACATAAGCCTTCAAATAAATCAACGGGTTTGAAGTCTGCTACTGCGTTGTGTATGACCGGTGCCTCATGTAGGGCATACCCTATCCCATGGCCGGTTAGCGATACCACCTGCCGAAGGCCGTGGTCGGATGCTACCTGTTGTATGATCTCAGCTATCTGCTTGGTATCCCTGGGCTGCTCCTCAACTATCATCTGGAGTGCTTTGTGGGGTGCCTTTACCCAGTCTGGTATGGTTTTAGAGTCTACCGTTGCTGTAAATGCGCTGTCCAGATGTAGGCGCCGCCCTGGGAGTGTGGCTACTGATACACCACAGTCTACTGTTAGTATGTCGCCAGGGCATGCTACACCACAACCGGGGTCACCGTGTGCTATATGGTGGTTCCGACACACACATGTGGCACTGCCAAATGGCTGGTCTAGGTAGTTCCTTTGTGTGCGGAATGGGAAGTAGGGCTTGGCGTCTCTGAATCTGATGTGGCACAGCTCCATGAACTGTTCATCAATCTCTGAGCCCAGGTGGTCATCTGCGTCGTTCATCTGGACCATGTGGAGTAGCTCGGCTAGTATGAGATTGAACTCTGGTCCTATTGCCTGATAGGCTTCTAAATCTTGAGGAGATTTCCTGACTGGAATTTGGGGAGTTGTAGCTGAGGCCATTGCTTTCCCTTGTCTTTTCCTTTACCTATTATCCCTCTAAGTGCTTATAATGTCAAGCTAAATTACGTTTCAGTTGCCTTAAAGTTTGCAAGTAAGTCTGCCTGAGTGTGCACTCCTCGAAGGCATGGTCAATATCCAGGGCGATCAGGAGACATATCATTTCGTTCTCGTCCGGGCGCTCTTTAAGAGCTGCGCTTACTACCTTGGATGCATCTGCTGGGGAGTCAAATATGTCTTGCCAGTCAACTGAGTTATCTGAAGCGTAATTTACAGCCTCGATTAACTGCTCTGCGTTGGTCACTAACTACCACCTCCTGGGCCGAGAATACCAGTAAGGTAGATTAATGTCTAGCCAACGTCGTTGGCATTTATCCTGGAGCGGTATAACTTGGTCAGGCTGACCCTCTCTTTGGCAATCCTATAGGTGTAGCATTTCCCAGTCTTGCGGTTCTTGGCTTTATAGCCACCGGCATATACTGATAGTGGTCCAAACCAGTCACTGTCTCTCCATTTTGTGTTGTCGCCTTCGACCCTATGTATGGGGCACTCCTGTATCTGACTTGCGAGCCAGCGAGTGCCTAGCATAAGGCCTAGCCTTGGGTTGTGCTTAACGGTCTCTCGACTGTATCCTGCCAAAGCTTTGCCATGAACTTGTAGTAGCCCTACTTCTTGGTGACTTCTGCCCACCACATTGTAGGTAACTGAAGATTCTTTAGTAACCAATGTGGCTACTAATATATGGTCATTTATATGACAGGGCAGCTGCCCGCCAATGTCAGTGGGATGGTTCTGGTACATGATTACCATGTCGACTAGGTCATTGGCATGGTCCTCAAATCTGGCCCTACGAGGGTCGTTCCACTTAGCGCCTTCATCATCAAAGAACATCTCCCAAACCTCTACTACCTCTGCCACCATGGTCCTGCGGTCTACAGGCTGGCATGGGACATCTGCTGTCTCTTCAATCTCTGGCTCTTGTGGGCCAGCATCTACTATTGGTGTAGGCTCTTCCACCTCTGGTGCTGGTGGTAGCGCACATGTATGGAATCCTGTAGCTAGTAGTATAGGTAACAATAGATATGGAAGTATCCACTTCATACCGTCATTCCTCCTTGTACTGGGGTATTATGGACGCACTTGACTAATTAGGTCCTCTAGTAAATAGCGTCCATCGGCATGGCTAGCGAAATCACCATGAGCAACCACTCCTGGGTCTGGTTTGGCCCTGAGCCGCCATCTCTTGATCTTCCGCTGCTTCTTGTTCAGGTGAGCTGTGGGGAATATGTAGGGTATTTTTAGTTGCTCGCACAGCCATGGTATCAGGACTCTTAGGGTCTTGAGTTGAGCATCCGAGGGTAGCACGTATAAACGTGAGCCACCCTTGGGGACCCAAGTCCACCACTGTGCAGCAATAGTCTGAATATTCATGCCCTTGGCAATGCTTGGAGCATAGGGATTTACGACTTCAATCCCGATACTAGTCTTATTGAGTTGGTTCGCATGTACCATAACCTCAGTAGCTAAGTCGCCATGACAGGAGACCGCCCCCTTACGGTCTAGTATCAGATGGACGCCATACCCTTTCCTCTGCAGTGTCTTCTTGCACCCCTTGGCTGTCCTACCAGCTGTCTCATGGAGTACAAGATGTTGGAGCGGCTTAGTTCTGGTCTTACACTTGAAGTAGGGCTCACCATCAAAGACATAGTCTGTAACTGTGATACCCTTCGGTGCCGGGACAAACCGCCCATCAATTATAAATGTAGACATCTGCTCTCACCTGGCTTAAATGCTAGCTCAGGCGAGAGAGGTTGTCAATACTATCCAAGCCAATTACGCATCGTATTGATGGTAAACTCCTCAATCCTCTTGAAATTCGCAGTCTTAGGGAGCTTAGTTTTCTCCTCTGCTGTGTTGTATTTCTTCTCCAGTTCGTCGGAAAACTCAATAACTTTCTCTACTTCCCAGGCTCCATTCTTGATATCCAGTATCAGACTTGACATTGGAAGTGGGAACTCCAACTCACCGTATTCTAAGAGCATTAGACCCTCATAGAGTAGCCTGATGAGGTGTGATGCAAATTTGGTATCATATCCATATTTAAGAATTAGCTCACTTCTATTAGTTACTTTATCGAGTCGTTCCTTGAGTTTCTTCCTGGCTTTCTTGACGTATACGCCGGGCTCGAAGCAGATGTCCCCTACATGAATGTGAGTACCTCCTACTTTCTTCCAGAATAGCATCTCGCCGTTGGCCTGCTCAGGTGGAAAATATTCTACGTCACAGGTGGTAAATACCTCGGCCATCACGTCCTTATCGGCGTACTTGCTGAGAACCTCGTGGGCCAACCTCAGCTCATTGAAGCGGTCCCGGCGCATGATCATCTTGTGCTTCTGACTCTTAGCATAGCCTAAGAACCTAGGCACACATTGTCTGCTGGGGAATAAATTCCTGAGGGCCAGTAGTCGTTGGCCATAAGGGTCTATCTTCTTGATGGCCTGCTCATTAGTAAAGAGTATCTCAATGATGTTGGGGTTGTTCTGTAGGGCTAGATTGATGAACTTGCGGAACTCGTAGAGTTTTCTGTCCACGGCATCAGCAGTGTTCTTTCCATCCTCACTCTTATCTTTGACACTGAAGTCCACTTCCTGTACGGATTGTAGTCCGAGGACATACTCTGGTGGCGGTAGGAATACTCCTACATAGTCTTCATCGCTCTCAGGTGTAGAGGTGCCATACAGGTGGGAGCCTGCCACTATCTCAAGAATGCAGTTCTCTGCAGCATATTTTCTAAGCTTGTCGCTCATCAGTAATTTAGCTTTAAGACTATGCCAGCTATCACAGCAATTATCACTATGAGCAGGACTGGCATCCAGAGTGGTGCTAGCACCCATGCCCAGGACCATGTTATGGCTCCTAGAAGCTTGAGTATGATAAATACTATAGTCAGGAGGCCAAAGAATCCTATGCCGCCATTCCTGGCGCCATTAGAACCATCCGGGTTCCCTTTCCCTGCTGCATAAACATTGTTCAATCCCATTAGCTTACCTCCACTAGGTATTTGACAGTACACTGTCTCTCATCGTAAATGATGAACTCGTTGTTTCTCAGGTCGGCCCCACCTAGAGCGGTGAGGCTATCATAACCCCCTCTATCCCGGAGTTTCTTAAGGGTAAGATCGTACATCCATCCCTCGTGTCTCTTCTTAACTAGGCTGTGACCGAGGTGGACATCGTAAAGCGACATAAACCCTTTGTCTGACGATCCGCGTGCCCAATATGAGCCTCTGCACGAAGTATAACCGTAGCTCTTCTTAGCTCGGTCGGCGAAGTAAAGCCCGTATCCAAACATTTTACCTGTGATAACGGCATTCGTAGGGCGAAGTACGAGACCACTGTTGAGGATGGACCACCAGTTTTCATTTCTGGAGCCATGCCAGAACAGCTTCCGCTTCTTGTTCTTGGATTTCTTAACAAACTCATTGAACCTCTTCTGGGTACGCTTGTTGATAACCTGGAAGGACCTCCCGAGCTGGCCTTTCATTCCACCCAGCTCTGTTCTGATAGTCTTAATATCGTTATCACTGGTGGTTTGGATATCCAGCCCCATGGCATCTAGGATAGTGGTATGGTCTATGTCATCCTTCTTGGCCTTCTTGGCTGTATTCACCGAAACCTGGCCCTTCATGACATCCAGGGTAGCCTGCTCCGTGGCTACCATCCTCGGGGCGTCGTCCCACCACCGTGCCTGGCCAGAACGGGGTTTCAGTAGGTGGTCCGCCACGTTGCCCATACGCCTGGGAATCACTTGGAACAACTCCAGCAGTATGTCGTCGAACTCCTGGTACTTGATGCGCTTCTTGGAGGCTACCCCAGCAAGTTTGTCTAGCAGTCTCTGGGCCTCGTCCACCTGCTTCTGGGTGACTGCCTCTGAGCTGATGGTGTAGTTCCTCTGGACTGACCTCTTGGCGTAGGCCTGTAATTCCCCGACGATGGCGGCTATGACATCGTTGGATATCTGCTGGAAGTCACCCACCTCGTCCACGACTCGCAGTTCCGTGACATCCTTGTAGCCCTTCTTAATCTTAGAGCGGAGGAGGGAGTCCCATTTGCTCATGGGGTACCTAGCGGTCTGCTCAGTGACACCCACCCTGCCATACTTGACATGAATCTCCCCGTCGATCTCGGTCATGTCATAGTATTTGTTATTATTTCGGGATGTTACACATATTAGCTTAGCTACTTGACCCATTCCTCGTAGTCCTCTTCATTGCTATCCATCCAGCCGTCATAGTCTTCAAGGTATTTCCACCCAACACCTACCTCGACGTATTTTTCGGTGGCTTCCCATATATGCTCGCGGAGTTCACGAACCATGGCTACCTCAGGCATACCGCCACCGATGTTCCACTCTCCTTCTGCTGCCATCCTGATTGTGCCATCTTTCCGCTTGTAGGATGTCCAGTCCTCGAAGTAGTCAAGTAGAACTGTCTCAACCGCAGCTTGGGCATCCTTGGTAATATCACCAGATATCGTGATGCTCCATCTATAGTACCTGCTCATGCTGCTATCTCGGTGATAATGTTCTGCGCTTTGTTGATAAGCTTGGCGGAGGCGCCGAATAGAGATGACTCGAACCTGCGTTCCTGCTTCTGTGCGCCGCGAGCTACCCTGTGGAAGTTAGCATACTCTGTAACAGCATTAAATGCTGCCCAGCCAGTGCCGCTTACCCCTGGGATGTCTTGGCCAATCCCGTCTTCGAACAGGAGGGTCAGGTCAGAGCGAGCCTTCTTGGCTCTGCCTGGTTTGGCTGGAGCTGGCGGATCGGGGAATAGCTGCTTGGTGATTTCATTCCATAGGTTGTGGTCTATCTGGACCTGTTGAGCAGCCTGAGCAAACTGTGTGAAGTTGTTGAACTGCCGCTTGGCGAGCCCAAGGATTTCCTTGGCCTGGTGCAACCTTTCCTGCAAGTTTACGGTGTGCCGGACATAAATACCTTCATGCTTACCCCGTTGCAGGGCAATCTGGATGGTGTTGGCACATACTACCCGGACAGCTGTGAACAGTACCCTAAGGGCTGTGCGGCCATCATGGCTGTTATGCAATAGGAGGTAATGGTCAACCTTGTCCTTCGGTACTACCTCAGAGTCGCCAATTTTGCCAAGGAGCCATATCCTCTTGCCTTCTCGCAGGGAACCAGCTGTGTGGTACTTCATCAGGCCCTCATCTACTAGAGAGTCCATGAACTCGAAGGCCTCGACGTTCTGGATAGGCTGGTAGCGGCTACCCACAATGCCCAGGATTTTCCCGTCATCCTGTCTTACGGTAGCCTTATATGCTGGAATCTCAACCATATTCACGCCGTCAATGGGTGCGTATACGGGCTGTTTGTTGACCTTCCAGTCCAGTCCGGCGTTGATGATGGCAGTTTTGGAGTCTACGTCCTCATCGCCGACATACACGCCGGAGCCATGCCACGGTGTCTCCCCCACGTACATTATGCTTTCGATCTCTGCTGGCATCTTTCTTCTCCTTGTCAGTACATATTCTTTCTAATCGGAGGGTGTAGGATTTGCACCCACGTCCCGTTCCCGAGGCCTTTGCTTTCCAAGCAAGCCGGTTACTGCTCCCGCAACCCTCCTAGTGGTCACTAATTATCCATAACCAGAGGAGCATTATAAGGCAAGTAACTACTACGGTTGCCATGGCATGCCTCTGGATGAAATGGCTGTACTATAGCAGTTCCAGCATGCTGGCATGTACTTCTCTTCTGCTCCCAGCTCTACTGAAGGTCCCGTGTCGACGGCCCTGCCGTCCTGGTACTTCATGTTCATGGTAGCTTTCTGGTCACAGAATGTGCAGACAGTCTTGATTTCTTCAATGGTGTCGGCGACCTCGAGCAATCTCTTGGAGCCTTCAAATAGCTGTGACTTGAAATCAGCCCGTAAACCATAACATATTACAGGAATGTCAAAATTGATGCTGATCTTGCGAAGGCTGTCTACCATGGCAGCTGTTAGAAACTGTGCCTCATCCACTAGGATACAGGCATACTGTTGTGGCTCATTAACCATGGTGTAGATGCTAGTCTCATCTCGGAGAAGGATATCGGCATCCCTATCAATGCCAGCCCGACTGTGGACTAGCTCTCTCCCAAATCTAGTATCCACAGCAGGCTTGGCAATCACCACCTTCTTCTTAATTGGTAGCTCGGTCTGCCTGTTCTCATAGTTATGTGCGACAGCTAGCAGATTTAGTGTCTTGCCACTATTCATAGTGCCGTATCTAAAATATAGTTTAGCCATTTGGTCTCCTGCGGAGGGTAGAAGATTCGAACTCCTACTGGTGTTACCCAGGCCACCGGGTTCGAGCCGGGCGCGTTGCCGTTCCGCCAACCCTCCTACTTCTTGCGCTTAGGCTTAGTGGTGACGGCCTTATAGACCAGGAATACACACATTGCCAGCACAATACCAGCCATTAGGTATATCATGTTAGGAACTCCTCGGCTAGGTCTTCATACATGGAGGGTATGCGCTCGTTGACCCTCTCCAGCCAATGCTCTATAGAGCTATAGCCTTCGGGAGCATGGAAAACTATTGTGAGTGCACACGGTTCTAATATTTTCATGTTAGGACTTGCCTGAACGCTTTTCGTTCTTGCTCTTCTTCCTCTGTGGGGGCTCGTAGTCCAGCAGGCAGCTGTATCGTCTGTCGTGCTGGATGTAGGACTGAGGCACAATGGAAGATCTGTAGTGACGGCTTACACAAGTCCTGCGGATCCTGGTCTTCCAGTTGGGGTTGGCTTTCCGCTCATGGTCCCTGGGAGCTATGGCTACTGCTACATCCAGGACTGTCTCAGGGTTGTCACCATCTAGGTTCCTCTCCCTGATGTTAATGACCTTGGCTGTCCGCATGTAAGTGGAGCTACCCTTACGGCATGGGTAGCTAATGTAGTTACCCTTGGCAATGTAATTGCCGAACATGTCTCTAACCTTTTGCATCTTCCTCTCCTTCTGTGTGCTGTTCTGGCAGGATGATTGTCATCCTGTTTACTGTCTTCAAGAGCCGGCCTATACTCCAGTCCAAGCCCTTGGCTATCTTACTCATGTAGTCGTAATCCTTGACCTTCAGGAGGTCCAGCTGTCCATCCTGGATAAGCTTGGCGACAGCCTCTTCCTCCTCGTGTTCCCTCTGCTGCCTGGTGGTAAACAGATGGGAGTACAGGGCCTCCTTCATCCCGATCTCCGGCAGCTTGGTCTTCTTCACTTTAGTAGGGTCTTTAATCTTGCGACAGCTCATGTTAGGCTCCATAGATACGTGGGTAGGAGGTTGTCTAAGTTGCGTACTTGCCAGCTGGTTTGATTTCGCCTAGCTTGTGTATCATGTCTACCATCTGCTCGACGTGGGACATTTTGACTTGCTGGCTATTCTCTAAATTGGTGAGCTTATCCACTTTCCTCAGCAGGTTTAGCTGGATCTTTTGGAGCAGTACGCTTATCTTTTCGCCTTCGCTGTTGTAGCCTGGCATCCTTGTCTGTAGCATCTTCCTTCTCCGTATCTGGTGGTCTTTGGATAAGCATAGGGTGCCATTGACCCTTATAGTGCTTTAACCATCGCTTGGGCCACACTTCAACAATACATGGTTCCGGCTCGCCGTCTTCCCAATACCAATACCAGTCGGATGGCGGGACCTCTGGCGGGGTGGGCGGCTTCCGGGACCAATTATTCTTCAATATCGTCTCCGTCATCTGTCTGGTCGTCGTCCGTATCCCACTTGGCTACGTCGCTAGCATCCAGGCTACAGTTGCTGGCATAGACCTGCCCACAGGTATGCCTAGATCTGGTGACACTGGAAGTTAGTGCGTTATAGCCTACGCTCATCCCCCTAGGACCGCCACCGAGGTTTATATTCAAGGCGCCCACGCCAGCGATACCCATCCTCTGACCTACATCGAAGGACTCCTGGTTAGCTGCTAGGTATATAATCTCCCAGTTATTATCCTCGCGCTGTTTCCTGAGCAGCTCGCTGATCTTATCGTAGGTATAATCCTGGGATGCATTCTCATAACCGTCAGTAAGGATGGCCATGATGACTTTGTCCGGCTTGCGGTTCTTCGGGGTCTTGTCAAGCCTGGTCTGTACGTCCCTGACTGTCCTGCCAATGGCGTCCAGGAGGGCTGTGGTACCACCGGGACGGTAGGTGTCCTTGTTCAGGGGCTGTACCTTCTTGACGTCCTTACCACTGTAGGGTAGCTGGTAGGTGTTGTCAAAGAGGCATAGGGTTAGCTTGGCAATGCCTGGGAGCTTCTGCTGCTCTTCCAGGAAGTTGTTGAAGCCGCCAATGGCCTCCTCGGCCATGGACCCCATGGACCCGCTCCTATCAAGGATGCAGACCAGTTCGGTCTTCTGCTTGGTAGTTTTCTTTTTAGCTGGCATATTGTAGTCTCCTTTCAAACTACTACTTTACACCACCGACCACATAATGCAACAAGAAAATATGATACAATGGTGTATGCAACCCGGTAGAGTTAAAGTTATATCAGATGGCACTAAGGATGGTACCAAGATCCTTGATTGTGCCGGTGCTCCGCTTGGTAAGATTAAGGCCCTTAGCATATATCTAGGCAATGGTTTTCCGCAAGTGACTGCAACTATTGAGTTTTATCAGCCTGAACTAGATGTTGAGGCAGATATAACCGGCCCGACTGTGCCAGGTCCTCCCCTAGAGGTATATTAGGCTGAGGTACGGGGTTCGAACCCGTGTTACAGCGGCCACAACGCTGCGCCTGAAACCACTCGGCTAACCCCAGCATATTATTCTTCCTCACTCCAAGTATTCTCTAGATCTCTGAACTCATCCTGCTCGGCTGCCTCTAGGGCAGGCTCCCCAGTTTTGCTAATATTATCTACTATCCAGGAGCTGCCATAGATGAGAAGGAAGAGTGCTAATATTGCAGCAGCTCCTACAGCGATCCACGTCCGTTCAAATGGGGTGGATGGCTTAGGTTCCAAGGGCTTTGTCACAAAATGCTCCTCGAGGACCTGCTGTATCTTCTTTATCTCTTGGATAGCTAGCTTATCTATCCTAAGAGTGTTGCTTCCATGGCACCCTGGGCAGAGGTCTATGGTGCCAACCGGGCCCGAGTGATCCAGCCTCTGCCACATCTCACAGTCTTGACACCAGAATAACTGGCCCGTTGGTATACCCTTAGATAGGGTGTCAACTGGACCTGTGGGAGTGGTAACACCTGTTGGTTCCATAGGGCCTGTCGGGCCTGTCGGGCCTGTCACACCAGCGGCGTAGGAAGAAATGCCTTGTGCCTTCTCAACCTCTTCCCAGGTCACCGCAGGCAGTTTCATGTCTTTCCAGGATTTCTTCGGTGGTTTCTCTGGTGGCACTCCCATATTCTCTCCTTGACGGGCCAGGTAGGATTCGAACCTACACCTCCGACGTTAACGGCGTCGCGCTCGACCGCTAAGCTACTGACCCGTAGTATATCTACAGTCAGTACTAATTATTATGGTATGAGGTGTGCAGACTGGTAGGAATGTCTTGGACTGTGCTTACTCTATATTCTGTATAGATAGACATTTCATTCACCTCTCACACTATAATAACATGCTTTGGCGGTGTGTCAACTACCTTTTCTGGTCATGGCCATCACAAGACGGCACATAGCATTATCTAAATGGTTATCTCCTGTAGGTTCCTGTTGTCCATTGGTGATAAGGACATGGGTCATGATGTGTCTGGCGGCCTTCAGAAGGTGACCGATCTTGGGCTCATCCTGCCATGTCCAGGGCTGGTGCTTAGATATTCGGCTCTCGCTCAGCAGTACATTGCTGATAGCCTCCTCACAGGTGGCCATAAGTGCCCTGAATTCCTTGGAAAATTCCTCACTGTGCTTCATATGTCAGTTGCCTCTCGGTGTACTAGGTGGTAGAACCCCATCTTCTCAACCTCTTCCCAGGTCTTTGTAATATCGTACACTTCCTCAACAATATAACCATCAGTGCCTGCAATCCTGAGTACCTTCCCAACCTTAGCAAACTTGGTGGGTATCCAGGCAATATGCTTAACGTCCTCTAGGGATACCTGGCACTGTTTGTAGGGAGTATCCTTCTTAGGGGTGGATTTCTTCTTAGTCTTCTGCCGGGGCATGCTAGTGCCTTATGGTCGATCCTTTGAAGGTGGCACTAGAACAGACAGTGACATCTACATGTCCCCCAGCTGGGTTGGTAGCTGTGCACTCGAAGGCTATGTGATCACGCTCACCACACCCGTAGAAGGTAGGGAAGATCCAGTGAGAGTCATAGCAATTGATGTTGGAGTAGCCTGCCTCTTGCAGGGTCTGAACCGGCTCGTCGTTCCCCACCATTAGGCCACATCCTGCTATAGTTATAACAGCCAGTAACGGTAATGCTTTCATCTTCTTCTCCTTAGGCCGGCGACAGGAATTGAACCTGCAACCCCCTGGGTACAAATCAGGTGCTCTGCCAATTGAGCTACACCGGCTTAGTGGCTACCTCTAGTAGAGTATCTACATCTTCACAGCCCTCGTCAAGTTGGTACTCATAAGCTTTCTTTAACATAACCCCAAACTGTACTCCGGGCTTGTGTCCGACAGCTATGAGGTGACGGCCCATAAGGATGGGTTTTATCTCCCGCTCTGGGGCGCCAAGCTCCTTATATATCTCCGTACACCTCTTAAAGACCGGGTCATCCTTGCCAAGCCTCTGGTTTGGGTCACCCCTGCCATCTTCATCACACATGGACACATAGGCCAATATATTCAGAGGACAGATGTTCTGGAGCCGCCTCCAGGCGGCCTTACGGGGTGATGCTTTCAGGAGTAAGCGGGCTCGCATGTGACTCCTGACAATAGAGACTGCTTTATCAGTAAGATCCTTATCTTGTGTAAGCTGGCCGAGGCAAGCTCTGGCTGGAGCCTCACCCTTCTTGTCATGCTGCAGAGTGCTGCCAGTTTCCGGGTCGTATGTAGCAGGCTTCCCTACATCATGTAGGAGCATCCCCCACATGAACCCTAACCTCCATTCCTCCGGCAGCTCGTCCCGGTATCTGGCTGCCTCGTCTATTACCATCAAGGTGTGGTTCCAGACATCTCCCTCAGGATGGTAGTCAGGCCTATGCCTGGCACCTATCAGAATAGCTAGCTCAGGGTGGTTGTAGATCAATTGTGTACCTTTAAGGAACTGTAATCCGACCGAGGGTTTCTCGGCTTTCATCAAGCATTTGGTAAGCTCACCATAGATAGCTTCTCCCGGAATCGCCGCGCACTCTTCCAGCATACTCCGTATCAGGCCCTGTGTATGAGGACAGATAGTCTTGCCCTTCCGGGCACACAACTGTATAGCCCTGTAGGCCCTCAAGGGATCCTGCGGGAAGGTCTCATCATCTATATGACAGATCAGACCGGCTTTCAGTGCCGCTATTCCCGCAAAGGGATCTACTACCAGGTCGTGCTTGATATCATAGTAGATGGAGTTGATGGTGAAGTCTCGGCGATGCCCAGCCTGCTCCACAGATATGCTGGGGATGAGCTGAATATCGAAGTCCTGATGCTTAGGGCCAGTGCTGTTCTCTAGCCTGGGTACTGTGAACTCCATGTCTAGCAGGTCAGCGACCAGTTTAACCACACCGAACTTACTACCAATCAGGTCTGTGTGGCCGTATTGGGACAAAATATCTAGCAGGTTTTCATAGCTAAGGCCGAATACCTCTATGTCCCAGTCCTTGATCTCGTGCCCAAGGAGATGGTCTACTACAGCGCCGCCTACAAGATAGGCCTCGCCGCCCTCATTGTGTAGGTGGTCGGCTATATCCTTGAGCTGGTGTGGTACCTTCTTGCCCAACTCGGTCAGATTTTTCTCTATATCTGGCATCTGTCTCCTCAGAGCACCTGACGGGGTTCGAACCCGTGGCCTCGACGTTGGCAACGTCACGCTCTGCCAGCTGAGCTACAGGTGCTACCTCTATGTCTTGGATTGATATCACTCATCCCTCCCCCTTCCCTGACCACGACCTCGACAACGACCTCGACCACGACCTCGACAACGACCACGACAACGACCACGACAACGACCCCGACCCTGACCTCGACCACGACAACGACCCCGACCTCGACAACGACAACGACAACGACCTCGACCCCGACCGCGACAACGACCCCGACCTCGACAACGACCACGACAACGACCACGACAACGACCCCGACCGCTTATTGTTGCGAGCACGTATCATGACAGGACCACTGGAGGCGAGACACAGAATGACTCTATCGACTGGAGTGTCACGTAATGTTCACCTGGCAATTGCTGCCGATCTGCCCACGTGGCATCCGACCATTTACCCGTCTCATAAACAATGCCGGGATCGGACAGTAGGCAGCACGTGTCATTGATGCCCTCCAGTACCCCCTCGTAAAAATAGTTTGCACACATGAGCAGCACTCGTTGTCCCAGTAAAGAGGCCAGCCCCTCGGTTTCAACTTCGATTACCTCTTGCTTCTTAACCTTCATCATTTTCCTCTCCTTTGGTTTGTATTTTTCACCCATCCCCTCCTCCTTTCCTGACCTTGCGTCCAAAATGTCGCTCATATTCAACTATTCTGCATCCACAATCGGGGCAGATTCTATCTTCTGGAATAGCGTCAAAGGTATAGTGTACTTTGCCACATATGGTGGTAGTCCGAAAGTTGGAGCACTCTGTATGCCATAATCCTTTGTAGAAGGCCCATTCACAGGTGTTGCTCATCCCCGCCGCCTTTCGCCGTTGGGAGCGTATTTTGTACAACGGTTCGCGCTATGCTGACAGTTGCCGGGCTATGAACTCGTAGGCCACCTTGACACCCTCAACAACCCGATCAGCCACAGGGTCATTTTCTACGGCGTCAAGTTGAGCCAGAACTTCCGACAATTCCGGCAGTTTTGGCATAGCGCTGTTGGTAGGAGTGTCGCTTGTGTCCCTAGTCTTTTGCGGCGGGGCCTGTACCATTGCGCCACAATCTGGACATTTCAACCGTTCAGTTGCGCCGTCTTCCATTGCTGCTGTCCACTCTCTACCACATTGATCGCATTCCATAATGTTACTTTTTCGCTCTTGCTCACAGTCGCCGTAATATGCTTTCAGTTCGATAATCGTATATTCTCCAAATGAAGTCTTGTGCGACTTCACTACAGAGATTTCGAGCCACTGGCCATCTTCCAACTTATCATCAAAGACCACATCGACTTCGGCGTCCAAATCCGTCTCCAAAAGCTCCTGTATCAATTTTCTTGTCTTCATTCTTTGCCTCCTTAATCACCGTAAACCGCGTCTATCCTATCCACTAGGTACTCGGTCCTATTACAGACCTCGACGCTCTGTACAATTTCCTTCACCTGTTGACGTTTCTCATACTTTGATAGAGTCACTCATTCCCGCCTCCTTTCTTGTGTTCTTCTTTGATCTGCTGGTAAAACCCCAACCAGAGTGCTAATGCTGCAATCACAATAGCTAACGCCACTGGCCCGACAATTCCGAAAACAACATTCAGTCCATAACCCATCAGACACACGATACCCGCACCCAATACTGAGATGAGAGTCAATCCTGCGGCCAATTTCATTGCATTTCGGTCTATTTCACTCATCCCCGCCGCCTTTCTCGTAGGTCATAGCATCATCCCTAGCCAGCACGACTCTCTCCATGTGGCGAACCCTAACAAGCTTGGCGATATAGTACTTGGAGGACAGATCGTTCGGAGCCTTATAAGCCGAAACAATCGCACCAGATAGGTACCACTCGCCCCTCTTCGGCTTGCGGTATTGCTTGTTGTAGATCGCCATAACCCACTCGCCGCTCTTTTTGGTGTGGCAGAAACTGCTTGGAACAGGCCAGCTCCTTTCCTTGCGGCTGAATCCCAATGACTCAATCTCCTCCCATGATGGTGAATCGCAGACAGGGAAAAACTGCAACTGATTAGGTCTTAACGAAGTGTGCTTGTCGATCATTGCGTCACCTCCATTTTAATTCCTTTCACTCATCCCCCACGTTCCTACTCGACAAGGTATATACTTCTGTTCTTTGAGACCGCTTCGGTTTTGTCCTCAATTTCTATTGCTCTTTGAATATGTGACAGGGCGCATAAGATCTCTTCGCTGCTTTCCTGCTGTAGTCCCCATGAACCTATATTGGATTTCATCTGATCCAATTGGTTGACTAGCTCACTGTGAGACTTTCGCATGAACATAAGAGCCATAATGCCGTGCAACGCTTGTCGTAGCTGTTGTACAGCAAAGTCCAAGCTGTCCAATTCTTTATATTCACTCATCCCTCTTCCTCTCATCTCCTGCGGAGGGTGTAGGACTCGAACCTACGCTGGTGTTACCCAGGCCTGGGATTAGCAATCCCGCCGGTTACCACTCCCGCAACCCTCCTACTTCATCCTGACTAGAATGGTGTGTATGTACGGGTCTTTAGCCCAGATAAGAGTACCATGCCCGACCCAGCTACACCAGGCACCCTTCTCTCCCAGGGTGCCATCTCCTTCTGCCCTAACTCTCTTATCAGTATTAATAATACGTACAGTAAACAGATTCATTACAGCAAATGAACTTTTGAGTGGGTGGCAGGTGCCTAGAGGTATAAATCGGTGTCTTTCGATGTTATAACCACCCTCCTCAAGGAGTTCGTCTTGTGCATGGTGGAGGATGTCTTTGGTCTCACAGCCACCTGTAATTATGGAGGTGGGATAGTTGTCTTCGCCGCCGTGGGCAAGGTTTTCTTCAAAGCGGGCGAGGTATTGCCTCTCACCACTTTTGAGTCTCCAGGGGAGTACTGCAACCAGGTTGTTGCCAGGGCATCGGCTTTCCTCTGTGGCGATGTACCATCCATTTAGTAGTACAGTGGAAACCCAATCGTTCTTAAAGAGTGTCTTTCTTTGCATTATGGATCATCTTACCCCCAAGAGAACACCTTCGTCATCACGGAAGTGTACAATATGGTTGAAATATGTTGGGTCTGTAGGCATATCTTCTCCTCCTTGGCACGGGGTATAGGGGAATCGAACCCCTGGCTTCGAATCGACAGTCCGAGATGTTAGCCGCTACACCAATACCCCTATTCCCTGCCTGGCAGAGGCAGAAGGACTTGAGCCCTTAACCTTTTCCCATTGTGTCCTCCTTGGCCCGTGGGGGAATTGAACCCAACCGCTTTCAGGGCGAAAACCTGAGGGTCTACCATTAACCTAACGGGCCCTATAGCGGGAGCCAGATTCGAACTGGCGACTTCAGGCTTATGAGACCTGATTGCTGACCACTGCATCATCCCGCCTTCCTCTAAGGTAGTGATGCTAGGCCTGTTCAGTCGGCCCGGGTGGATTTGAACCACCGACCTCAGCCTTATCAGGGCTGCGCCCTAGACCACTGGGCTACGAGCCGGCTACATGTCTTCAGGCATCCGGATAGTGATTCCGACGGGGAACTCAGGGATCCCATCCTTGGTAAGGGTCTGGTACTTTACGGTTAACATCTGGCTAATGTATTTGTCGGCAGCCTGGAACCACTCCTGCTTCTGCCTCATGGTCCCCTTCGGGACAACTCTGAATTCTCTGCCACTCTTGGTCCGGCACACCCATACTACACAGCCTACAAACTTGCCAACGCCCTCGTCAAATCCTACTATCTCGAACTCGTCATCCTGAAAGTCCTTATACTTTAGCAGACTTCTGGAACGATGTCCAAGTTCATAGAGACCATTGTGTAGCCTGATGATGGTACCCTCATAGCCTTCAGTATTAAAGGTTTGGTGCGCGGCCATCAACTCTTGCCTGCTCTCAACCTGGTGGGTAGGTATGCGCTTGATGGAGCCGCTGCTTGGGATGGAGGTGCCCATCTTCAGGGTCCGGAGCCTGGCTGACCAGTGTCTGGTCTGCAGGTAGTCGCCCTCGGTGCAGAATGTATCGTACACCCAATACTCTAGGTCCGTACTACAATAGCCAATGTCCTTGATGGGCTTGTCCCTGTGCTTCTTGACCAACTTGTTGATGTCTTGGAGAGGCAGGCCGTAGAGGTATATCTCGCCGTCCAATACCCAGTTGGGTTGAAGGATACTCTCTAGGGCCTTGGAGATGTGAGCGACATCATATGTCTTGCCGCCCCTGGACATAAGATGGACACTGTCACCCTTCCAGTGGGCTAGGCATCTAACGCCATCCAGCTTAGGCTGTACATCTACGGGAAACTCCAGCTTTTCCAGTACCTTAGGCTTCAGCTCGTGAGCCAGCATGGGGAGGAAGACCACCTCTTCCTCAGCCTCCTTGACAGACTCGAAGTAGCCCTTATCCTTCTTCTTCTTCCACATGGACTCGGCTTCAAGCTTAGCCTGCTGTTCAGCTGTAGTTTCATTAGCCCTACCTACATTCTTGGCTTTGGCTTCCTTGACAGCCAACTGCATAGCTCCACCATGCATACCATGAGTGGTCATGATGTCACCGCCATTGGTTTGTATTCGCCATTCGCGAATCTCACCCTTCTTAGCCTGCTTATAAAGTGTCGGAAATATTTTTCCCATTTTCACTCCTACCAGGAACAACAGCAGCCATCGTCTTCCCAGTCGTCGTTATAGATACTCTCATCGTCGGGAGCAAAGTTGTCATCCTCGTGGTAAACTGTGTTGGGCAGTGGCTCCTTGTAGATAGCTGACACCTCATAGCGGCAGCACCTGAGCTTGCTGACGTCGTGTGCCGGCACTGACACCACGTCCTTTGGGTTGATCTTAACCAGGATTATCCTGTCGCCGTCTCCAGCGAAGCTGTTGACATACTGTAGTGAGCCAGCATGGAGACCGTGTGAGCAGCTGTTGTTTGGGTCGTCGTCAACCTGGTTACGCAAGACCTCAACCACATCTCCGACCTCGTTCCGGATTGTGCCACTGTGTTTGTCTAGCCAGTCGGCTCCCACAGCCTTGTAGGCATAGAAGTCACCATCTGGGTCTACTGGCATGTTCCCGTGCTCCAGGAAGGAAAATAGGTCATCTACGCAACGCTTCGATGGGTTTTGCATCAGCTTCTCCAGGAACCTTATCAGAGGGTCTGCATCTATACCCTCCCGGACGAACTCCAGGATCCTGTCGACCACGTAGTTGTGGACCTGCTCGCCGCTGTAGTAGACTGCTCCATCCTTTACTACCAGCTCACCATGTGTAGCATGGTGAATAGCCTTCGGCTTATTACACATTATCTTGACGAGGTCCCACTCTTCGTCCTTGATAGCCTGGACTATGCCTGCATAGTTACCATCAGTCTTGGACACTGTGATGGGATTGCCATCAGCTATGACAGTAACCTTGTCTGGGCTGATGATAAATGGATACTTTTCACTCATCTTTTCCTCTCTTTGTTGTGGCAGTTCTCTACCAGTTGTATATACTTTATGACATGTGGTAGCGCCTTGCATGAGTCCACGCCTCGGTGAAACCTACGGTACCAGTTGCTACAACTGTCATCCGGGAATACGTTGGTCATGGCAGACAGTGGGTACCTTTCTGCAGCAGCATCGATCAGCGGCTCCAAGGTAGTGGAGGGCATGCTTACAGAAGTGCCCAGGAACTCACGGCAACATCTGATACTGTCATAACATGGCCTAATATAATCGCTGACTCTAACTAACTTGCTGGCATGGTACACTAGCTTATGTGCTGGGCTACCCTTCGGAAGTTTATCCAGGTATGGTATGGTGTGCTTGACTGGTTCGGGGAGGTTAAGGCACTCCTCCAGATCTACTGCCTGCTGTAGTAGGCTAGACTCACTTATGGCATCGTCGGCAGCATCTAGTAGGGGCTCCCAGCTATCATCTAGCTTGCACAGCTGGGCTTTCTTGACACCATATACCTTGCCGACCTTCAGGCCGCACATACCCATTAGGAGTACTAGCGAGTCAACCACAGTCAGGGTAGAGGACTTGCCATTAAACCTGGGGTAAAACTTATCTAGCTCCACATAGTACTTAGTCTCTGCTGGTACTTCAGTCACGCGCTCCCAGTCCTTGGAGCGGCACCGTCGGCTGCGAGTCCGATGGCTTTCGGCCTTCAGGACAAATATCTTGCCTATGTGGCTGGTGCTTCTTGGCCCAAGCCCCTGGGTCTTGAGTTTTGCACGAGCACTGGCTGGTACCTTACATTTCGACGCACGGTATGGCGCGTACTCATCCAGCTGCCGCTCAGCATATATGCTAGCCCTGTTTTCAGCTGCAGTTCTGTGGCTATCCTGCCACAGTAAGGCATATATTTTGGTGTGGTAGTCCCGTGAAAGGTTATGGTGTGATACAAACTCTGCAACTTTGCGTTTCCAGTTCTGTTTATTATCTATATCGAACAGGATTACATTCTCGCGGGCATTAATGCTGCCAGTCTCGTTCCATCTCCACGCACCCCTAGCGGTCTGGTAGGGGTAATATATAGTGACTCTTGAGTCAGGCGGTATCACCATGCCATCGATTGACTTGCCACACCACTGTTGCTGCCTCTTGCCCATCTTCCAGAACTGTCGGTCGTTTGCCATTACAGCGAGTCTGATATTAGCCTCGCGATAGGTCATGGCCTCAGAAAGATGTTTAGTACCCATTCTCAGGGCTGCATTAGCAGCCTGGCTGAGATGTTTGGTAAGGTTCTTGACAGTATGGTCTGTATACTCTAACTCCTCCCTATTGGCAGTCATTTCCAGGTCGCCGATGTTGACGTAGAGGTGAAGGCCTGTCTGAATAAACCTTTCGAGCTTGCCCTGGTCATCATCCTTATAGGCCTGGCGGTTGATAGGGTATGGGATGCCACCCATAATGACTTTGCTATTGGAGTCATAACCTTTGGTGATACCAAACCTGGCTCCAGATCTGGTGGTGCCTTCCAACCAGTAGTCTGGTGCCTCCAGGGTAATCTGGTCACACTTGGGGACTGGGTCGAAGAAGTGTAAGATTTCCTCTGCCTCTTCGTAAAAGTCCTTGTACTCACCGGGCTGGACCGGAACTTGGACCTCTATTCCGTCGGGCTCGTCAGACTTCTCTGACTCTAGCAGAGCTATCTTGCCACACTTGGTCTCATCTATGTATGCACAGTAGATCTTCTTCTCCCCACCGTGCCAGGAGATGACGTGGAAGACATCAGTGTAAGCAAAGGCTGACTTACAGCCCAGTCCAAGCTGCCCTACAGCATTATTAGTAGCCCTCTTGGTGCTTGCACCATACATCACGTAGAGGTTGCGGACTTCGTCCTCTGATAGTCCGGGGCCATAGTCCCTGACCCTGAAGGTAGGCTCCAGGCTGTTGGGCAAGTATACCTCTATCGGTATGTCGGTCTTGCCGACCTCAGCATGAGCGTCCTGAGCATTAGCACAGTACTCTCTGACTACTGCTAGTACCTTATTAGAGTACAGCTTGTTCCTGAGGATGAGGAGGATGTGGGCTGAGTCTTCTTCGGAAATGCCGAACATAGATTCGACTATCTGGCCGCCCCTCTCTATCTTGACAGGATTCTCTTGTAGCTTCATACCTGTGACTCCTATATCTATGAGTATTTGGGTATCTAGGAACTATAACTAAATATATAGGTGGTACCTCTGGCTACCACGGTTCAGTCATTCTTCTGACAGCCATCGCCGAATCGTAACATTGGAGCATCTGTAACGTAACCCAAGCGAGGTAGAAGATTCACCACCTTGATATGATTGAATTATGTCCTGTTTCTCTGCTTTTGACCATTGTTTAGGTGCTGGCATAGTAACCCCTATCACGACGAATAGTATTCAACTGTTTCTTGAGCTTGTAAGCAGACGGCTTCTCGCCAGCTTCGTATTGACGCTGCCATTCTGCAAGCCCCCAGTTGTAGCAGAACCTAGCCACC